ATATATCTATAATACCACGTTTTTACACTTTAAGACAAGCCTCCGTGGCCGTTAGAGCAACCCGCTACACCGGCTTTTGCTACTGTTAAAGTACCAAAGCTTGTTGCTGCGCCAGTAGTAGCTATAGTTACGTAGTCTATTGTGTTGTAAGGCGATACACTGATACTAAATCCTCCAGCCCAAACGCCTCTGACCTGACTAGAGCAGGAAGCTAAATTCCACCGTCCAAGAGTCAAGTTACCAAAAGTTGTTCCGTTTCCAAGAGTGGCTATTGTCAAATATTCTGCGGCAAGAACTACGGGGCCATTGTCACCGCCGCCAATCATTGCCCTGGTAGAAGACGAACATGCGGCAGAGTATTCCCTAGAGTTGGCCAAAGTGCCAAAACTTATAGCATTGCCAGTAGTAGCAATGGTCACGTAGTCGATCACATTCAAGACCGTCGGAGTGTTACCTCCAGCAAAGATTGCCCTGGTAGTAGATGCACACGCGGCGATACCCATACGTACTCCTGTAAGATCGCCAAAGTCGATAGCGTTTCCAAGTGTAGCGATGGTCACGTAGTCGATTACGTTGACACGTCCGCCTGATGTTCCTGCGGCGATCAATCCCCGTGTGTTATTAGCTGTGGCAGATGGCTCAGACCTAGCAATTGTAAGGTCACCAAAGTCAATGGCGTTCCCAAGAGTGGAGAAGGTCACGTAGTCAATAATATTTGACGCAGACGATCCCGCCCACAAACCTCGCGTTCTATTTCCCATAGAGGCGACAGTATAAGCGGTGCGAGTCAAATTTCCAAAACTAATAGCGTTACCTGTTGTTGCTATTGATATATATTCAATAGCAGATGAAGGCGCATCGCCGCCTCCAAACAAACCTCTAACAGAGGTACTATCTCCTGCAAAATTTGCAATTCTAGTCCAGGTGTTAGCTGTTGATGTATAAGATACGGAGTTGTAGTTAGTACTGATAACATCTAAGCCAAAAGTCCCGTCTATTTCGTTTGATCCGAAAGAAACAGTTATTTTGTTAGTGGCTGAAGTTCCCATTAGATCTTTAATTGTAACTATAAAATCTATCGCAGGAGCAGGCATAGTGATCGAAATAGGACCGGAGGTTGTGTCTATGTTTATTGTTTTTCCGTTATCGCTAGATAAAACGGTATAGTCTGCTGTTTTAGTAGAAGAAATACTTCCTGAAGTTACTCCTCCTGCCTTTCCAACTATTACCCAAGCACCACTTTTGTATTGCCACAATCCAATTTCTCTAATGGTACCGTCAGAGAAGTAAAAAGCACCTTCAGAAGGAGAAACTGGATCTGCTGCTTGGGGAGGAAGATTAATGCCCTTGTTTATTTGTTGAAAATCTCTAGACATTATAAACCTCCATGACCGTTAGAGCAAGCCTTGTTGTAGCCTTTTGGTGTTAGAAGACTGCCGAAATTTGCGCCATTTCCTAACGTAGCTATCGTAACTTGTTCAAGAACGGCGGAGTGGGAGCTGGGAATACGACCACCAGCGAAAAAGCCCTTAATAGTGCTAGATGCCGCCCCAAGGTTCATTTTAGCTTGAGTCAGTGTTCCAAATGTGGCGGAGTTTGCAGTAGTAGCGATGGTAAGGTACTCGATGTGATTGTAATATATTCCGCCTGCACCCGGATCGTAAAATCCGCCACCCATTAGTCCTCTGGTGCTTGATGAACATCCCGCCATCCAAGTTTTTATCTGAGTTATGTTTCCAAAACTTGTGGCGTTTCCGGTAGTCGCAATAGTTACGTAATCAATAGTGGTGTAATAAGTAGTGTTATTCTGTCCTCCAGACCAAACACCTCTGGTTGGTGAAGCCAACGCAGCGGCAGCCTCTCTAGATACGGTCAAATCTCCAAAATCAATTGCATTTCCGGTACTAGCAATGCTTATATAGTCGATGATGTTAACATATGTTGAGGTATAACCCCCGCCAAATAAACCTCTGGTAGAAGAGGAACAACCTCCAGCGCCTACCCTACCAACTGTAAGGTTACCGAACGAAACCGAGTTTCCGGTAATGGCGAAAGTAATGTATTCGATTAAAATCAAAGCACCAGTACCACCGGCAGCAATTATTCCACGAGTCTTACTTGCGCAAGTTCCGTAATCAAATTTTCCAGTTGTTGACAGTGCCCCAAAGCTAACAGAGCTGGCTGGAGCAGCCATGTTGATATACTCTAAGGTGTTTTCAGTCACCCCACTATAACCAGTACCTACCACCATTCTTGAAACGGGGGCTACACCGTTAAAATAAGCAACACGAACCCAGTCTGTTCCATCAGATGTAAACGAAATAGAGTTATAATTGGTTTTAATAAAATCTAGACCTGCGATACCATCAATTTTAGTCGCGTCACTAGTCAAGATGATTATGTTATTAGTAGCAGAAACCCCACCGACATCTTTAATGGTGACGTTAAAATCAGCCACAACTGCTGGAAGAGTTATGGTAACAGGATTAGAAGTACTGTCAACGTTTATAACCTTACCTTTATCGCTAGATAAAACGGTATAGTCTGCTGTTTTAGTAGAAGAAGCACCTTCAGACACTATACCACCGGAGCCGCTTCCGCCTATTACCCAAGCACCACTTTTGTATTGCCACAATCCAACTGCACGAATGGTACCGTCAGAGAAGTAAAAATCTCCGTCTACTGGCGTAGATGGGTCTGTTGCTTGCGGAACAAGGGTTATTCCTTTATTTATTCTTTGAAAGTTATTAGCCATTATAGTCCACCATGTACGTTAGAGCAGCCACCAAAAGCTCTTCTAGCGACGGTTAAATTTCCAAAATTAGTAGAATTTCCTAGAGAAGCAATAGTAAAAAATCCCATAGTTAACGAAGCAACTGCACCGTCAAGACCACCGGCAAATACTGCTCTTAAAGAGCTAGCACATCCTGCCAACTGTGTTCTTGTTGCGGACAAATTGCCAAAATTGATAGCGTTTGCCGTAGTAGCTATGGCTATATAGTCTACGTTAATAACACCTGCGGCACCCCCACCACCAAATAAACCTCTGGTGGAATTAGACGCGCCGCACTCGTAATCTCTAGAGCCCGTCAGGTTGCCAAAGCTAATCGCGTTGCCAGTGGTAGCTATAGTAACGTAATCCATAACTGCGGTTTCAGAACCACTATTACCACCTGCAAATACACCGCGAGTAGTAGAGGATAATGCTCCTGGACCTGACCTAGCAAGGGTTAAGTTTCCAAAGTTAGTGGCGTTACCGACTGTAGCAAAAGTTACGTAGTCTATTGTGTTCCTTACAACGGCGGCGGCAGATCCTCCACCAGCGACGCCACGAGTAGAACTACCACACCCGGCGACATATAGCCTAGCCACAGTGAGTGTACCGAAGGAAACTGCGTTTGCTAGTGTTGCAAAAGACACATAATCTATTAAGTTTGAGTCAGAACCAGTAGAGCCGCCGATAAATAACGCACGCAATGAACTGGAATGTGCACCTAACTGTACCCTACCGGTAGATAAGGAGCCGAATGAAGTCGCATTTGAAGCCGTAGGTATAGTTATATGATCTATAACTACCGAGTTAGTTGGGATACCGCCTCCAAACAAACCTCTAGATAAGGGGCTACTACCGTTAAACCTTGCAACCCTAAACCAATTAGTTCCGTCAGAAACTAATGTTACGGCTGAAAAGTTAGTCTCTATAAGTTCAATTGTAGTTGAAATCCCGTCTAAATTTCCAGACAGAATTACATGTATTTTGTTTGTAGCTGAAGTTCCCTTGTAGTCCTTGATAGTGGCTATGAATTTATCAGTAGGAGCCGGTAGGATCACTTCAATTGCACCGGCAGAGGTGTCTATGTTTATAATTTTGCCATTATCTGTAGTTAAAACAGTATACGGGTTTATGGTGGTTTCTTTGATTGATATGTTGTCAAATTGCAAAGTAACAGGATCGCCGCCGTTATATAGCTGTATGAAAACATTCGAAGATAAGGCTGTAAATACACCCGTTGAAGTTACCCAGCCGGTAGTCGAATTTGTGGCAGAAAAAAGCAGAGTGCCGCTATTATTAGCACCGTTATAAACATTAATTGTCGTGTTTCCAGTTCCACTAACCATTCTAGAATCGGCAGAAAATGTGTATATTACTCCGGTTGCTAGAGAGGTAAGGGCTTGAGTAGCAGGTCCGCCGCCAGCGCTGTAGGTTTGCTGAATGACACCCGCAGTCCATGAGTTGTTAGACCCTAGAGTCCACCCGGTCGCATTGATATCTAAAGTACCGTTTGTAACTAATTCTGAACCACTGGTTACATACCCAAGAAGTGTTCGGTCTTTAGTGCTGCTAACTCCGCCGCTTCCAATGCCTCCGCTTCCAACAATAGAGGCCCAAGCACCACTTTTGTATTGCCATAGTCCAATTTCTCTAATGGTACCGTCAGAGAAGTAAAAATCTCCGTCTACTGGCGTAGATGGGTCTGTTGCTTGCGGTTGCAATACAAGCCCTCTACTTCTTTGTTGAAAATCTATAGCCATTGTTTTCCTGTAATACTATAATACCACTTATTTAAAAATTAGGTCTTTATGCGCTTTACGTCTGCCCTAAGCGTTGCCGTGTTTGCTCCAGATGAGTAGCGAATATTTACGTTTGCTCCATTTACTATAGCGTCAAAGGTAACTCCAGTAGAAGCAGTTTGATTGCCGGTTTCTACTACGCTAATGTTAGTTCCATTTGTAACGACAGATATTTTAGCAATCCTAACATTGTTTGTAGTTGCCTCTTTAACCTTATAGTGCATTTCAAACCCCTCATACGATGCATGTGCAAACGTTAGTGAAGCAATAACTGTGTTGGTCTGAGAAGCTGATAGGGCGATGCTGTGGAAATATTCTTCTTGTAGGAAGTCAGAATTTGAGGAACCTCTCTGTAACCCACCGGAACTATGTACTAAAACATTTGCCCCAAGTGTCATATCCCCGCCTAGAGTAGCCGCCCCAATGTTTGGAGTTACTAGAGTTGGGGAGGTGTTCATTACAAAAGTGCTTCCAGTTCCTGTCTGAGCACCTACGGCCGTAGCGTTTCCTGTTGAAGTGATGGGGCCGGTTAGGTTGGCGTTGGTGGCATTGTTTCCATTGAGTTTTTCAATAGCCTGTAGAATTGTGTCTGTTGCAGCTACAGTGCCAGCACCAGATGCGTATCCTGTTAAAACCTTACCTATCACTACAGAGTTGGGGACAGTGGCAGCGTTATTTATTGTGGTTACGTCTCCCGTGAGAACTGTTAGGTAATCAGCACCCGCTGTTGCTGCAGATATAGCCGTTCCATCTCCCTTTAGAACACCAGTAATCGTTGTGGAAAGAGTTAAAGCCGGGGTTGCCCCACCAGAGCTAGATCCAGCAAAACCATTAGCGCTAGATACAGAAACAGCAGTTACCGTTCCAGTACCGGCAGGGGACCAGGACCCGTCTGCTCTTAGGAAATTAGCTGTACCACCGCCACTTAGTGGAGCGATACCAGGCTGTGTAGCTGTAAATTGCTGCAAAGCCAAAGCCTGACCTGTTAATATAGCGCCTTTTGCGTCTCCGGTGACTCCCGCTGCAGAAAGAGTGATGTCTCCGCTATTTGTACCGGATAGGTTGGCTACCGCACCGTTTGCTAGCATAGCGTTAGAAATAGCACCGTTTGCAATATCTGTAGCGTTTCCTGTTGAGGTAACAGGGCCGGTTAGGTTGGCGTTGGTTGTAACTGTTCCAGAGGTTAGTCCAGAGGCAGTTCCAGTAATGTTGGTACCCACCAAGGCAGACGGAGTGCCAAGGTCGGGAGTTACTAGTGTAGGTGAGGTGGCAAAGACCAAAGACCCTGAGCCAGTTTCGTCGGAAATAACCCCTGCAAGCTGAGCAGATGTGGTTGCGGCAAACTGAGCTAGTGTTCCACCTGTTAGCGACCTAGTGTCAATATCACTTTGTAGTTCGTTAAGTGCTAGTTGTACAGTAATTGCTGCTAGGTTTCCAGAAGGTGCGTTTGTAATTTTTGAAGCTGTGTAGTCACCGTTTTCGGCTGTAACAACTCCCTGTCTATTAAACACAGACATAACTGCATCGGAACCAGGTGTTTTTTGCCAAACAGTGCCGGAATACATAATAAGATCGCCAATACCAAAGTTTAGCGATATTGAATCAAAAGTTTGTGTGCCAGCTACGTTAACCCTATAGGTATCTCCTGCATTTCCAACGCCATCTGACAAAGAAGGGCTGTTGGTGGTTGCATTCCACTGCCCTTGGAATTCCATAACAGTGTTTGGCAATTGAGAGGCCGGTACTTTGCCGCCGCCGTCTAGGGTGGCGATTCCGCTAGAAACACCTAGTTGGTCAAACCTAAGAGCGTCTCCATTAGCAGTTGGGTTTCCCAATCCAGTAAGCTTAAATCCACCCATCGACTGATTAGCAGCGAATGCGTTTACGCCGCTTGCTAAGATGGCTTGTTCGTACCTTACTGAATCACCGGCCGAAGTGCCATTGCCCAATCCAGTAAGCTTAAAAGTACCCATCGGTTGATTAGCTGTAAAACCTCTAGAGCCGTCTTTCAAGATAGAATTATTAACATCTATTAGATTAACGTTGGCATCTGCCATTGTAACTGTTCTAGTAGTTGCTGTTGCTACGCTAGAAACATCAAACGCTAAAATTTTAGTCGCATCTGCTAGGTTTTTAACGTTAAAAGAATCATCAAAAAAACTAGAGGTTGCTGAAGCACCTGTAACTATAGTTGTAAAGGAACCGTTTTCCCTTAAGATTAGCCTGTGGGTGGAGCTATTGTAATAGATAAGTCCATTGCCGGTGTCAGAGGGGTCGGCGGCTAAAGAGCCGACTTTTATTGGACCGCTAACTTCAAATGTGCCTGACATAGAATTTTACCCCTGTTGATTATATACTTTGTTGATTATATACTTTGTTGATTATGCCCATCTTCTCATTGAGGCCTTGAACGTTCCTGAAAAACCTGTGCTAGAAGATGTGTACTGTAAAAGAATGTCTCCCGCTGAGAAAACCGCCGTTAGTGGAATTGCTGCACCATTTATCCCCACACCGCCGGTAGGTGTAGATGTGTCTGTAAAGAATGCTGTAGCTCCATCGTGAGTGACGGTTATAGTTCCAACCCTTCTCTGTCCATTTCTTACGATTGAGTAATCAACTATTGCAAATGGATAAAGTGTGGCGTCGTAAGTAGCTAAGGTATCTGCAGCGACTTGATTGTCATTAATCGTTAGTGGAGCTGATAGTCTCCCTATATTTAGCCCGTTTAATGAAATTTGCTTTCCTGCGTTATCCCAAGTGAAATTAGAATCAGCTTCTAGGAAACCACCGGTACCGTTAAACTGAACTTCAGTTATATTACCCGCTGCTAATGCTCCGCCTACTGCTGATCCAGAATAATTAGGCAATCCTCCAGGACCACCAGAACTGTCTGACCATCTCTTAACAGAATAATTAATTAGCCCATCAATCCCTGAGTTGCTAGCCGTGTATCTTAGTCTTACGGTTGATCCTGAAATATCTGCAAATAAATTAACCCCGGTATCACCGATAAATGCACTGGTTTTAGGATGGCTGATATCTGTTCCGTCAGTCGTTATTACGATACTGCCGGTTTCTTTGTTTACGCCTCTGACTACTGAGAAGTCAATAATCATGTTTTCAGAGCCAGCATAGTTAACTACAAAGATATTATCAGTTGTATTATCTATGATATCTGTTATCTTTAAAGAACTCTGCTCGTAATAATTAGCGCCGCTGAAGTAGCGAACATAGTCGTTAAAATTAAAGGAAGATGTTGAATCGTTATAAACACCCGCAGTTCCTTCAAACCCAGCACCTTCGGTAGCCCTAACAATCTCACCACCTACCGGGTCTATTCCGTTTTCAAAGATATCTTGAGCGGCCCACGCAAGAGCAACACCAACTCCTGAGACTTTATAAGCACGGTTGTTATTTACAGCTAGATTAGTAAACAACACAATATCATCGTCGGCAATCGTCACGTCATCAATTACAGCACTTACACCTGCGGGAAGGGTGGTGGAGACAGGGTCAATGAGATTTACCTTAGCTTCGCCTGAGCCGGAGCCGGAGCCGCCGGAGCCGCCTATAACACCTAGTTGAAGAATGTGATCAGATTCAATATCATCCATCACACCAGCGGTATCAGTGATTAGAACCTGACCAAGAGCAATCCCTTTGGTGTATTTAGCTTTAGGAGCATTGGCTACAACGGCTTCAGACGTGGAGGCTGGAACTACAGAAATAGTAGCTGTTATTTCGTTTTCTGAATTTGAAATGCTTGAGGTAAGGGTGACTGCGTACCAAATCGATTCTCCTGCGGGCAAGGCGAACGGAGTAAAGTTTACACCTAAAGCGGTTACCCCGTCTGACTTGAATACATCACCAGTTGTAAAATCAACAACAGCACCCTCAAAGGAGAGTACCAAGTTCTTCATTGACTGGGTAAGTGTGATGCCGCTAGCAAGAATCGCGTCTGCACCGCTAATACGAACGGAGTCGCTTAGGGTTTCATGAGGAGTGATGCGCAATTGAGACAAAGAAGCAGCGGCAGCAGTGGCAACGCTGTAAAGAGACTTGTCTAGAGATTTAATCCCTTTAGTTAGGTTATCACCGTCAGTTAGGTAGTGATTAACTTCAGGAACAACAGTAGCGTTTGTGTAATCTGGAGTACTGTCGCCGTCTCCTGAACTTCCAGTGTATTGAAGTACCGCTAGAGGTACTCCGTCTGAAATATGAAGGCTCTCGCCCTGTTCTAGCTCTGCACCTAGGAAACGTACATATACCCTTGGGATACCGCCATTGTCGTCTCTGAACATTAGCCAGTAAGTATTTGCATCAAATGGAACATCTTGTCTTGCTGCAATCTTGATGTGTCGGTCAGTTGATGGAGCTGCGTTTGTGCGATAATTGCCGTATGCGTATTTAGCGTCAATACCGTTGATACCGGTAGATGTTCCAGTGAATACTGTCTTAAGGGTAACTTGACTTGTAGAGTCAATACTTAAAATCTGATAGTATTCCGTATCTTCATCAGAGCCAACCTTAATAAAATCATCTGCCTCTAGTAGGGTGGTCCAGGAGACTGAGCCTACAGATGTTACTACTCCAGAGCCGTTTGTGAAAATAAGCTGTGGAGTTATGTCTTGATTACGAATAATATTAATATAGGCAGCTTGGCCGTCTGCTAGTGTTAGATTAGTACCGGCGGCATATGCCTCTAGCTTATACTTAAGACGAGAGGAAATAACCGTAAGGAAAATATTCTCATCCCAATTCATCTGGCCAGCGACGGATGAGCTATGGGTGATAGTTCCTTCACCTGTCATGAGAGTATTGGCTACATCGTAACGAAGCCCCGAAATAGAGCCACCAATAGCAGGAGAATACCAATAATTAGTACCCTTGAGTAGTTTTATTTCTGTCTTAAGAGCGTCGTCGTTTTCTTTGAAAGAAAGAATCTGCTTATCTCCACCTCTAAAGGGAGAATTCAAGGAAGACGAACTTTGCCAGTAGTTTTCTACTCTGCCCTCTGAATCGTTAGTCCATGGATAATCATAAAAGGGGTCTGGAGTGCTTACACCTGCAGTTCCCAATCTGAATAGCATAGGGCGACGATCTTGGACAGATAGTACGTTGTTTGCAGTGTCAGTTTCTACTATAGAGATAGGGATAACGTTAGATGCGAACAAGGTAGAGGAGATTATGATTTGAAAATCAAGAGTCTCAAGGAAGGGAAGGGTTTTTACTATTTCAGCGCCTACGGTAGGATTCCACAAGTAGGTTTGAATAGCAGTAGAGTCGTCAACTTGACGAATAAACTCAAGCCCCACATAGTTTAGAGCACTGGGCGTAAACGCACCTACAATTTTAGAATTAGTGGTGGACGATAGGGTTTCATTCGCAGTTCCCTCTCTTACTTGAAAGAATGTACCGGAAGTATTGGATTGTCCATGCAACATGGCAGAACCAGACACAATCATCTGTAGATTGGAAGCAGACGCCCCAATAGAGCCTGCCATTTCTAGCTCAAAACCGCGAATTACATAAGATTTATTTTCGTTAGTAATGAGTGAGGAGAGTAACTCATCGAAATCGTTAGAACCTCCAGACTCAATAGCCCTCATGTGGGGAACGTCCAACCTCATTTGTCCTAAAAAATTTACTCTGGAACGAATCATGCTATAAGTCTTTGATATTGTTGGTTTTTTGTATTAGAAGTTATTTAAAGATTACAATGAACGATATGGTAAAGATTGCGTTTTTATATGTTTATCTATTGTTTGACTATTTTTTCTGTATAGGTTATAATACCACTAACAGGAGACAGTTTATGCAAATTAACAAAGAATTCTTGAAAAGCCTTAAACCCTGTGCTGACAGGTATAAGGTTTTTCTAGAACACCATGCTGATTTTAGCGGAAGTCTTAATGATTTCCTGGACTTACCTGATCTTGACTACGACGATAAAATTTGGATTGCAAGGAAGGTATTAATCAGGAATCAACTGGTTAAATGGGCAACGCTATGCGCTGAAAGTGTATTACATATGTTTGAAGATAAGCATCCAGGTGACAAACGCCTTAGTGATTGCATCAATTTTCTTAAAACCGTTAATAATTTCAATATCTTGACATATGCTCAACTATTAGAGGTTAGTAGACATATAAGCGCTACCAATAGTGCCCGCTTTGTTTCCAGTGCTGCCTGTGTTTCCAGTGATTCCGCCAGCGCTGCCCTTGCCGTCTATTTTGCCGTCTATGCCGCCAACTATGCCTATGCTACCTATGCCACCGAAGCTGACTATGCTGCAGCCTATACCGCCCATTATGCCATCGAAGCTGCCACCTATGCCACCGAATCTGCCAAGGATGCCGGTAAAGATGATGACGCTGCTCAACAAAATCAAGAAGCTCTTAACATTAAGTTTCTTAAGCAAGTGATTAGTTTGTAAAATAGGAGTTATTTATGAAAGAAAACGTAAAATCAAGCACTTACAAAGACGAATGGACAGAACGTGATGCGTTGCCAGAGAATGACGTTTATGGGGATGAAAACCCAACAAAAAACGACAATACTAGCTCATGTCAACCGGAGAATAGGGAATAATCCCCTTAAACGTAAAAGAAAGTTTAACGGTTCCCTTTGCTTGGATACTCATTGTTTCTGCGCTAACAACACACTGTGGGATAAATATAATCTTAGTGTCAGACTGGCGCTCTCTTATTTCAAATGAAACATACGGAGCAAAAAGCTTTTGATTAATCTTTGTCAGCGCATCGTGGCCTTGAAGTCCGCCAGATAGCTTTACAAAAATACCAGAAACAGAGCCCTGAACTGACACTTTAGTGATAGCGATTTCTTGTGGAAAAAAAGAGTCAATTCCATATATGAAATCTTGACCGTAATCAACCGTGTAAGAAATGCTTTGAGCCTCTGGGTAAAGCTTACCGCCGATATACAAACTGCACTCGGCCCCTTTTAGTACTATTGATTGACTGATAACCCACCACCTGTATTTTTGTAAAAAATCATACTGTTCCCTATACTGGGTCTGGTCCGAATATCTTTGTGATTTCAGAGTTAACAGTTCCCCAATGACCAAGTCCTGTGTCTCCGGGATAAAGAATATAAAACACTAGCTGAATACCTGTAGCAGCTACTAATCGAATAAGCTCTTCAGCGTACAAACGTCCTGCCACTACGTCTGTAATATACGACTGATATGAAGTCCCATCCGTAGCTGGATCAAATGGGAAGTTTTGAGAAATCAAAGAAATGTTTGTCCCAGATGGGTGTGAATTCTCAAACACATAAGAAGGGTTTAGCAACAACTGAGTGCTAGAAGGACGTGCGGTGTATGGAACGGGCCCTTCTTCTCTGCTAGTCCCAAACCCAAACACCAAGTGTCCCTGCTTGTCTGGAATATCAGAGGCATTGTTTACTGTAATCAATAATTCTGCATTTCCATCTACTAATTGAGTTGTTTCGCACTCTTCTCCACCAATAACGTAAGCCTTGGTGATATCGTAAATATACGGGCCTAGTTCGTCCGGTAGTCCAGAGCCAGACGTTACAAAGTGTGTAGATCCTATTCTGTTTCTCCTAACTACCTTGGTGGTAGCTGGCATGAATACCTCTAAAAGTCTGTTTTCTGTTTGAAAAGCCGCTGCAAAAGTGTTTTTAGAAACAAGAGTCTTTCTTTCTGGGCTAAAAAATAAAATACCCTCATCATTTCCCTGAGCTGTTGTTTCAGAAACACCTGTTGGGTTTTCCCACTCAACATAGGCTTCTCCTGAGACTCCGCCATGAGAGTTTGTTATTGTAAAAGTGCCTCTGTTTACTGCGCTAAAAGCAGTTCCATATATATTTACGTAGTCATCTTTATTGACCTTACCTACAGAGGGGTCTGGTCCGCCAGACCATGTGGCTCTAATGATACCGCCGTTTTCAATACTGATAGTCCACTGAGTCGCGGCTAGTCCGGTAGTTTGCCTTATCTCGGCAAACCTTAATTTATTTTGAGCCTTACCTCCCAACACTCTTACTGAAGAGCTGGGTCCGTTAGTTTCAGATATTAAGACGGGATACCCACCAATACCGTCGTCTTTGGCTATTGCAGAGCCCTTTCTTCCTAGTCTTCTAGTTTCTTTAGTAATAGCGTCTGACACTTCTTGGGCTGTAGCTGAATTTATGTTAGAAAACTGAGAGGCTTTAAAGACTATTGTTACGGGTGGTTGGTCATCAAAGCTAACGATTAAGTTATCACCATTTTCTAATGCATACGTTTCTAGCTCTTCAGCCTGTATTGAAGCCCTTACAAAATCTTCTCCATATACGATACGTAAAATTTCATGAACCAAGTCCCTAACCTGTTTCCTAGTAGAAATGGCTATCCCAATTTCCCTAAACGCTTCATCTGCCAGACCTACGTTGTCTGGCCTTGTAATGTTTCTTCCAGCTAACAGTTGGTCTAGATACTGCCCTTCAGCGGTAACTACATAAAGCATGTCATTGATTTGCTCTACATTGTTAATGAGGTAGGAAGCACCCGTAGATAGAGCGTTTAGAACTGCGTCAGTTCCTGGGCCTCTAATGCTAGGGTTTAGATAGCTTCTTAATCGCTTTTGTTCGTCTTCAATACTCATTCTATCCAACTTTCGAGATTTGAATGTCGTTAATAGGGTCTATAATAAACGCTTTTTCTGAAGGATTTACAGCTATTACATCGTTTGTAATGTTGTAAGATGGAGAGGTAATACTAACCGCTTTTACACCGGGAATGCTGTTTACAACAGACACAATGTCTGAAATGGCAATACTAACACCAACTCCAGAAGAGTTAATCAAAGAAGAGACGTTATTCCTAACCTGTTCTGCGATTTTACTGAAGGGTATTCCTGTATTTACCCTAACTCCAACTCCAACCCTTATCCGTCTCTTTAGAGAAGACTTAATAAAGATTTCAGCACCGGCGGCCGATGTTCCTGGATAGCTTGCATTATCTCTAGGATCTCCGTAGGTAATCCTGTTTGCCTCTGCGATTAATCCAGTGTTGAATTTATAGGAATCTAACCCTAGTTTAACGCTAGTAGAGAAATTCAACTTTCCTATGGCATAAACAGACACTTCACCTGCGTCTCTGTTTGACTTCAAATACTGATCGTTTGTGGTGAATATAAGATCTGTCCTGCTTGAATTTCCAGGATCAACAGCCTTACTGTAGATTTGTTTATACCCAACATACTTGAGAAACTCTTCAATATATACTTGAATAAATTTATCAGCTAGTTGAACGGCTGTTTTAGAAGCCAAAATAGATCCGACTACAATAGTGTTTCTATCTAAAACTGCTACTACTGAATAATCTCCAACGTTATCCCCATCAAATACATCGCCTGAATTGATGAATCTATCTCCGACAACGGTTGCGTCGTAATCAGAAAAAACAACAGAAGGGTTGTGGGCTTCAAATACGTCTGTTATGGTTAGGTTGGTTTCTACTACGGCCTTTGAGTTGGCAACCTCAATGTAGTTAACCCCTGATTTCAAAACCATGAAATTACCCTGATTGTCGGCGTCAAAGTCGGTACCAAAAGTAGCCACGTCTCCAAACTTAGCAAGGCTAAGGGTTGGCTGTGTACCTACAGAGTTCCACTCAACACGCATAACGCCGCTGGACACTACAACATCAAACTCTGTTGTTCCACTGAAACCCAATGAACGCAGGTTACTTGCAACAGTGACAACTTCTTCTACGGCATTGATATTTTCAATATAAAAACTATTGCTATATGGTCTAATAACCCTAAAGGTACCCCTGTTTAGAGTAGCAAAAGAATCGTCTATAACTACGCTATCTCCCTCTCTAATTTTAGCTGAGATAACAAAAGATCCAGCCGCTACGACTTGACCGACGGCATCGATGCCGTCTGGATTATCAACAACAAGTACACTTCCATCGTCCGAAACACCTACTACTGGGAATGTTCCGTTGTTTTCAGCATTTGTGAAGTTAGTAATAACAGCAACATCACTTCTCTGAGACTCTAAAAAGTTTACGACTCCAGAAGAAACCGTGTATTCCGTATACCCAGTGGCTTCGTTATAGTTAACAGCAACAGTAGAAGATGCATCATTAATCTCTACAGTTTTAGAAAAAACGGGACTTGATCCGACTTCTGTCCATGAGATACAGACTAGTTTACCGTGCTTTTCTACCTGGAATGTTCTGTTTCTGTCCCTAAAGAAATTTCTAGGCTCTCCAAAGTAAAGGTCGGCAGAGGTTCGGCTAGAAAGTTCAATTGTAGACTGACCGGCTGTAGGTGCGTTTGCTGTAATATCTACAACGGTTGCAAACCCCATCCCAGTGTCTTTCTTCTGAGCCCTTAATGCTTCTAGTTTAACCCACTGGTTTGAATATAGCCCTTCAGAGGCAGAACGCAATATAATTGCCTTCATCATGTCAGAGTCTTCAACCTTAGAGGCTGACTGCAGTAGTGGTGCCTGAGAGCTATTCCCTCTGCCACCAGCAATCTGGACGGCTCCGTTAGATCCTAGGATATTAGTTCTTAGCTGTATCTTTCTGTCTCTAGAAGAAGTGTTAATATCTCCGAGCGTGGTAAATCCCGTAACTGCTAGGACATTTAGGAATTCAGAGAGTTGTTTTGCAGTTGTTGGGATTAGCCTGACTTCTTCACCAGTATTGAAGGCGTATGCATTAGCTGTAGAAGTATTGAACGAAGGAATAGACAACGCCTTCTTAAACCTAAACTGATAAGTAGGAGCGGCAGCGTCTAGGTCTGATATTTCAATCCAATTAATGCCGTCTAGAAGGTTAATACCGACATATGCAAAGTCAGAATCTTCTTCTGTGGATTTAGAAATAACACCAGCTCCAGTTGTGCCACTGTCATCTACCAATACTGAAGTTAAGTAATCAGCCAAATTACTAGAACAATAGGCCACTACTTCAGCGGCAGTTGTATTGTCGGCTAGATATAGCCTAATAGTGTTATTAGTTAGGGTAGCCTTGTTAGACTCTGCAGTAGCAGCCCCAACCTCTCTGATAGTGGTAAAAGAACTGGAAGTAGAGCTGGAAACTCTAAATGTACCTGTATTTTCCAGGGCAAATTCACCTTCTGGGATAACGGTTGCATAACCACCAGAAGAAAGTGCTGAATCAATGCTAGGGTTAGTTCCAGTTGCATTCCATGTATATGTTACGGCATCATATGCGCCCATGTTTGTAACTGTAACATCCCACTCGGTAGTTCCATCAATAGCATTAAGAACAGCGTTGCCGGATTTTAGTGCTATACGAATGTTAACGCTAGTACCCACAGAAACGACATGTGTCATGGGCTGATTGTCAGATGTTGGATAGATATACCCTACGTTATATCTCTCTCCGTCGTATCCCCAATCTACAGACCTAAATATAACTGCGTCTTGGTTTGCCATTGGGTTTGTGGGGTGCAGTACATTTCTAGCCTGCATCAATGCGCGGTAGTTTTTGAATGCAAATTCTGCACCAAAAAACTCTTCAAATTGAGTAGTAGCTCCTGAAGCGGTGTCATACGCTCTAAAATTGTTAGAGTTTATCCCAGTAGTGTTGTTGGTTATGGCTCTTCTATATAGAGGAATAGAAAACGTCTTGTCAGAAGAATTTGAGTCTAAAATAACAGTTAAACCATCGTTTGCCCCAAACTGATAGGTATCCGCAACATGGAATCTATCAGCTACCCTCAATCTGCGGATTAATTGACTGGAATCAATTTCAATATTGTTTGCCGTAATTGCGTCAATCTGAACAGACTCTCCAGAAGAGATGTTGTCTGGTATTAACCCAAACGGCTCTTCCATAGTAACCTGTGCGTTTGGATTTATTCCAAGTGAGGATATGTCGGCGGCAGAATCAAAGTCCGAAACAGTAGAGTTTGGTGGGTCTGAAAAGCTATCGTCTGTAATCTTTTCGTGAATAAACAACGGAAACTCGTTATCAGACGCTTCACTAACTTGGAATGCAAACAAGGAAACTTGGCTGGATTGACGAGTGTTTTCTTCGAAGTTAATCAATTTACCGGACTCGTCAAAGGTTATTACGAAAACTTCGCCATCTAACCCCTCTGTCTGTGTTGTGACAGAGATGAATTCATCATTTTCAGCAACAGAAGTAGCCCCAATGATATTCTCGGACAATGAAGCGGCAATGCTGTTTATGTTATAAGAACCTGAAGCTATTTTTACTTTCTGAATAGCTTTTTTAGTTCTAACTACTGCAATACCTTCGCCCCAAACAATTGGACCCTCGATTACTGCAGAGCCGTATTCTGAAGGAGTTACCTTAAGTTCAATATAATTAGCTGCATTGGCGTATACTTTAGCCTCAAGCCTGTTTGCCGTAGACAAGTCTGTAGACCATAGAATTACCCAGTCTCCTACTTCAACGTTATCAAAAGCAGTGGCATCGTTTGATGTATATCTAATGACATTGACTGCTGGCTTGGTTACAGAAATTGTAGTGTCGGAAATCACACCAGTGTTTATATAAGAAGCGTCTTTATTGTCAATCAAAAACCATAGGTATGCGTCGTTGATCAGTGTTACTGTATTACTAACAAAGGGGCTACTTACGATGCTGCCTTTTGTAAATTCAGTTCCGGCAGTTAAGCTATCTCCAGCCTCAAGCGGCTCTATTAGTTTAAACTGAGCAGTGTTTCTAGACAGAATGAAGTCAGCCTCAAGACCACTTGCTTCAAGACCGATTAGGGCGGTAAATAAACCCTTGACTACTAGTGTTGAAGTGGGGTTAATAGAAAGACTTGCCCTAGAGCTTGATCCTAAATTTGAAGAAATAAAGATTTGATTGCCGTTAATGGATGCCGTAACACCTGTTATTTTTGTATTGAAAACATTAACCCAAGACTCAAGACTGTTGTTTTTAGATACAGAGGTATAGCTACCCTCTTCAAGGAAATCAGAATTTGTAAAGGTATAGGTGATTTCTTGAGTACCATCTACAGACAATAGAATAGTGTCACCAGTTGTAATGGCGTTAGACCAATTAGACTGGTTTTCTGTAGTGATCTTAGCTGGACGGCCGTTTCTGTTTAGGGCTTTTTTGTTCTTATATAGCCGCAATGTCTGGATTTCTCCAACCGGCAACCCTAGTAGTTCACCGGCATCGTTTCCAAAAGTAGGGACTGTTTTCTCTAGAAACTCACTCTCTTCTTCTCTAGAAAAAATAACCACTCTAGTTCTATTCTCTATAGTACTAGCTGAATAGCTAGACGTTGGGTTTGCATTGATAGAAGATATAACCTCATCGGCAGTAGCATTTCCTGGAGATCTAAAGTCTTCATTTTCAAACGTATGTTGGGATATTTCCCCACCAACAAGAATGGCCAACCTATCTCCGCCAGTAATCTGAAACGGTGCGGTAGCGTTGGATACTAGAAAAGCCTTAGCTACAGAAGTTTGTCTTCCGCCGGTGGCTAGTTGAAAATACTTTTCGCCACCTAGAGCGGAGTCGATGATAAACTCAAGACCCACACCATCTGTTTTTTCTTCGTAACCTTCACCATCATCAATAAACATTGTAGTGGTAACGCCGTCTGAGAAAATCTCATTAGACTTAATTACGGCGTTTTCATCTGGAGCCTTTGCTCCCAACACTGCTGATTTTACAGCAATAGCAGTCCCCAACCCTCTAGAAATTCTGGCTAGCTTAATTCTAGTCCTAATTTCAGGATCGGTGTCTGCATTTTTTCCAGTAGTAAAGGGACTATCGTTGGTTACACTAGCTCCCGAAAACGGGTTAGAGGAAAACTTCTTAATTCCATTTCTAGGTACGTTTCCATCCGAACCAGGATCTTGGGCGGCAACAGGAACACTGGTGATTGAATTTTCTCCGTCTAGAATAACGGCTTGTTGAGTAAGTGTGAAATTAACATCTCCAGAAACGCCTGAAGTAGGTGATACCACCACTTGACCAGCCGCAACAGTACGGACTCCGCCTTGAGCTAAAATAACAGACTCTGAAATATTGTGAAATTTAGAGGTAATAGATGTTAGGTTAATCTCGTAATATCCACCAACAGTTGTTATAGAGCTGTAAGCTAGCGGTCCCTCGACGTTTGGGGTACCTCGGCCGATATAGATTGATCCGGTGGCACTAAACAAGGAAGCTTCGGAAACCTTAATAACGTTAGAGCCAATATTGGGAGGATTGCCGCCTGCATAGATTTTAGTAGAAATCTTATCAAAAGATGTGTCCCTAATAGTAACAGTTCCTGTGGCTACCCTGTCTCCGTCTACTTTTACGAATTCTTCGCGGGCTATTCTTTTTAGTTTTTCACCAGAAGCCCTGTCTACGTTGAAATCCCTCAAGATAGAAAAGTTGTCGGCTGAAGCCCTATATACTGCCTGAGCCATTGCTTCAAAAAACGAAGTTACAGCAGAACCTGTATTTAGGTCTGAAATACCTCTGGAAGCCATGTAGGAGGCTAACATGTCTGAGAGTATCTGCTCGTAACTTTTGGGTAAGGGTACACTGGCCATAAAAATCCTTATCTTTTATAATACCACAGATTATACTTCGAACGTTATAGGGACTATTCCACTTCCACCAGCAATCTTTACAGACATATCAATAAATAAAGTGGGGCCGTTTAACCTGATACTGATACTGTCAATAGCATCAAATCTGGGATCGTCTTGAACCATTTTATTCAAAGCACTGATTATTTCGCCGCTTTCTATGTCTGCTAGTGAAATACCCACAGACAACCCTAGTCCAAACTCAAGGTGTCTTAGTAGGGTGCCCTTTTTTGTCCTAATTTTAAGCTTAAGGGCTTGAATTAGGTTTGTAAGACCGTTAGCTAGTTGAAACTCTCCAATATCATTTATAGCCAAATCGCCATTGTCGTCTAGCAAGAAATCGACCTTGGATACTTTGCTTAGATTGTCTTCGTCTAAATGACTAGGTGTTCTTATTCTGTCATCTGGGTCGGACGGGGCATCTACTGGGATATAAATTTGATTCTGACTATTTACAGTTCCCGGTAAATACCCCTGAATCTTTGCATTGCCAGCGGTAGTTAGAAGGGAAAGGTTATCCAACCCATCAAAACTAATTAAAAAATTGCCTTCACCTATCTTCTCGATATTGATGATTTTTCTAGTAAAAGCAGGCACAGTGTCACTTTTTAGGGTTATTTTCTGACCTATATAAAACCTACGTTCGGTGTCATCTACATTTATCTGCCTACCGTCTCCATTGGATAGCAAGCTATATATAAATCCGACTTCATCTATGTAGGGAGAAGTTAGCTTGTTTAAGGTAGCTATTTCTACCCACTTGTCAGGGTTTCCTAAATATCTAGCCGCAATGGCTTCAATTGTTAATCCAAATGGAATGGGAACTAGTAGTTTTGACTCTGATTGATCAAAATCAATACCAGCTTCGCCAGCCAATCCGCCAACGTATTCCATCGGGTCTTGTATAGACAAATCATCGAAGGCTTTTGTGGAAGTTAGTAGGTCATACATTTGAATCGTGTCAAACAATGATGCTAATAGTTCGTTTTCTTCAATAGACATCGGCAATGTTCTTGCTCTTGGGTCTGGACGACCGTAAACGTCCGAATACACTTGGCTTCCTGCTCCAAATACGTTTGACAAATCAAGGGCAAGTGTCAATATTTCCTGTCTAAAATTTCTTAAGTCATTACTAGTAATCAACCTAGTACTGTCTATTTCGTCATCAATAGATTGCCGCTGCTCTGGAGAAATAGACAAACTATCAATGTCTACGGCATCAAATAAATCAAAATAAGTCTCTGGATTTTCAAAAAACTCATTAGTAGCACTAGTTCTTTGAGACTGAGACGCCCCTAGCCCCAATGCGCCGCCAGAAACAGCATCGTTACTTAGACCTTCACTATATAGACTTTCAAACCTTATCTGATTGTAAGCTAGTCCAGCCTTGATTTCCTGGCTATCTGCCCGAATGGCTCCTGCTGTAAATAAACTGCCTGAAGAGCTTCCAGAACTGCCTCCAGGGCCTCTTTGAAACGAACTTCCAATGATGTTTAGAGAGTCCCTTATTGAAGACCTATAGTCACTGATAATCTGTCTAGGTAGGTCGGCAACACTTATTACCGCTCCCGACACATCCTTTATCAACAAAGCTGTTTGCCTTAGAACGTTCAAAGGAGCTTGAAAATCTGTTCTAACGGCTTTAATCAGATTAATACTATTCCCAACAAGCCTGCGACTTTCTTTAACAGTGCCCATAACTCGTTGAAATACGTTAGCATCTAGCTCGGGTAGTAGCTGTGACCCGGCGGCAGGTGCCTCTAGTTTAATTCTTTTCCAAGCCTTAAGCTGTAGATTCCACAGCATTTCCATGGGTTTCTCTTTGTTTTGCTCAAGAGAAAAACCCTGTGGAGTAACGATAAATGCTTGATTTTGCTTAGGAATATCGAAAACTAAACGCCAATTCTTGTTTTTTGGGTTTCTTTTTGCGACAACATACCTTTCAAGGAACTGACCAAGAAGGAGTGCCTGGTAGTAACCTGTTGAAAACACTGTAGACCCATCATTAAATGGCTCAACCGCATCTGTAGTGGTAGCTGGATACGATCCAGAAAATGCCCTAGCAATTCTCTTAGAATCACCTAGAATATTGTTAAACTGACTAAGGCTTCCTGCGAATATACTGCCCAAAGAAGAGGGCGACCTGGGAATACCGCCTATAGAGGGCTTTTGGGGCCATATACCCGTGGTACCCTGAGCTGTAATGGTCTTAAACCTTACACCGCCGTGTTCTTCTACAATACCCCTCATTGTAGCGCTGGTGTTGATTGCAAATTCATCAGCAATTCTAAGCATTTGAGGGGTTATTGGTAGGTTAAGCTCCCAAGATCCATTTCGGATTTCTTGGGTTAAAACATACTCAAAACCACCGTTTTCCTGTGGTCTGGAGGTTTTTCCTTGAGTTAAAGTACCGCGAGAAGAGCCTCCTCCTAGTATTTTATTAGGTTTAGTGATGTCTATAACCAATAGTCGGTATGGGTATAGCTTGTCCCACCTAGAAGGATCAATATCTAACGGCTTAAAAAAGGCCTCTTCTGGTTCGTTTAATTTCCAAGCAGAAGGCTGTATTCCGGTGGAATTACTGACTTTATCACTACCCAACCCTAATTGTTTGGATACGAAATTCTGTCCGTTTTTTATCAGGCTATTGGATGCCATGTGGTTGAATTCTCGGGGTTTAAAAGAAGGGAAAAGAAGTGGTATTATAGGTAAAGATTGAGATTTAAAGCAATCTTTAGATAAACCATATAAAAGGCTGTATGAATTTCAACTTTCTATTCGGCTCCATTATAGTCCTTGGCACTATCATTAGTGTAATTTATAACACAAAAAAAGCCATCCTAGCTAAAGAAAAGAAGTCACGACTAAAAATCGTACAAAACCAGTACAACAGGCAATGAGAACAGTTATTTTAATCCTTATCACGTTTTTCCATTCTGCATGTGTTGTACTTAGCATTGACAAACAACACCCAGACATTCACCCTGAATTAAGACCATATGTAGAGGAAATCGTAATGATGTCTAAGGGTAGGATAAGACCTATACATCTTCAAGGTCTTACAATGGGTTTTAAAAAGTTTGATTCGAATGACAACGCCATAGGTCTGTATAAGCTCACATCTTACGAAATTGATATCAACATTGACTGGTGGATTAACACCCCTTCTCAAACAAAAAGGTTTGAGTTAATAGCTCACGAAATAGGCCACGCTGTTCTTAAAAGAGGACACACTAGTGGTACTGGTTACGAATCCATTGGTGGATGGCTGGAAAGAACATGTTTTTATTTTGGTTTTTGCAAAACAACCCCCTCTCTAGAGGACGGCTGTCCTGCATCTTTAATGCACCCGTATTCTATAGACGAACAGTGTCTTGACAGACATCTATCTCATTACATAGAAGAGCTATTTGAAAGAGAAACAAGTGTCAATAATTGACTTTAAAACTCACGTTGATGTAATAATGACCAGCCTAGAGTCTGTTACTCATTATTTTGAAATCTCCACAGATGAAGTTGAAAGACGTATTCTTTTGCATCTTAAAAACGAGTATATGGGAAAGCTTAAAGAGCTAGGAACTGACGTAGATATAAATAATCCCGACATAATCCATATCTACAAACAAAAAATTGCCACTATTCAAGACTTTATCTCTGATATCTCAAGTGAGATGGCAAGGAATGGAACTGAAAAGTGTGATTACTACTACGAAGACTAGAGAGTTTTGTAAATCCTAGCGTGGTTTTCATTTGTATATTTAGCCGGTATCTTTACATTTAAAGTAATAGAATTACCAGCAATAGCCACAATACTTCCTGCTATTTCTTCCTGTCTTTCAGCAACAACATAGATATTGTCCGATACGCTAAATAAAGAGCCATCTGTTACATGGATTGTGGTGGAATTCAAAGCAGGAGCCCTAAATTTTGAAGATTTTAATACTAACCCATACACCTCTAGAGCGTTATCGTTAGATGCTATTAGCTCATCTTGAACTGTTTTTCCAAGTTCTAGGCTGACTACATTGTTAAGCGTTCCAGTCAAAAGATTCAATCGTAAATCAATAGCTTTAAATCTCCTATCATAAAGCCCACTACCTGTGTTGTTAATAACACCTGTTGTAAGGTTTTGACCAATAGTTCCTAGATTGGGGCTCAACTGAGATGCTCTGGTAATGATATAGGCTTGTCTTGCAATGATTTCAGTTTTAAGAACGTTAAACTCATTACTTCTAAACTTAGAAGAAGTGAAATCTGAAGCAATTAAGGCGTTATAGGCTGCCACTGTTGCTGGCAATACCGTAGTGGTGTCAAATGTCGGATAAGCTATCCAGGCATCTAAAATAGCTATTGTGTTGGCAATATCCGCAATGGCAATATTGTTTTGAGACTGTCTAGCAATATCTGGGTCTGAGGCCAATATCTGAGCCTGTTCTAGTATTAAGAATGCCCTTAAATCGTTTATTTTTGTAATAAACAAAGGTGCCAGTGTCTGTATTGGGGCATATGGCGTATAAACCCCGTCAACCGTAGTCTTCTGTCCAGTAGATCTTTCAGGAACAGGATACCCATCAACTGTCGCAAAATCATTAAAAATTGGAGTTAAATGGTCATCTTCTTTTGCTGTAGAGGTGGTTGCCTCTATGTAGGTTAAACCCTTTGCTTTAGAGCCACTGAAGGAAGGGAAAAACTTCCAAACCCCGTCAGCGATACTCGGCAGAACTACCTGAAAGTTGTTCGGAAAGAAGAAATTGTTGAGGATTTTTCTTGCTGAATCAATAAAATCCTGTTCAAGCAGTGTAGTATACACCTCACCTGTTAGAAAGGAACGTTCTGATTGATACGCATTAATAATAGGAGTAATGTCGTCGGCTATTGACTTGTTGGCATTATCTTTGACTATAGCCTTAGCCCTCTCTAATTCAATCTGGTCCTTAATCATAGAAGCAGATGTGTTTTCAACGGGAATATCGATGATTTTCCTAGAAATGGCTATTCTATCTGATTGAGTCAATGGCATTGTAAGTCCTTATACCTCAAAGATTGCCCTTATGAGCCTGACAGGAAGCTGTCTATGTTCCAGCTAGGCCATCCGGCTATCTCTTTAGCGTCTTTATTCAGGATAGGGCTTGCCTGCTCTTTGAGGCCCGAGGAGCCGAAACCGCCACCACCACGGTCAGTGTCATCTAGGCTGTTTACAACTTCAATTGTGACTTCTGGCTGTTTTTGTACTACCAATTGAAATAAACGTTCACCGATAGCGGGTTTGTTTTCTTCTTTATAGCTATTAGTCTTATAAAGAAGCCCAATCACCTCTCCTGAATAGTCACGATCAATCAAACCTACTGAATTGAACAACATTAGCCCTTTCTTGTGCAGGGAAGATCTTGCAAGCAAAAAGCTGAAATGACCAGCGTCAGGCTGTACTGAAATGCCGGTGTAGACCTTAAAGTGATCTGAAAACTCCTCCACCTTGTCTGCATATAGGTCTAATCCCGCTGCCTCTTTGGAACCTGCGGTAGGCAAGATAGCCGTATCTGACATTTTTTTTACCTTTAGCTTCATACTATCTCCCTGTCTAAAATTGCTTTAACCTGTCTTTCTGTTTCACTCAAAGTTCCATTGTTATCTACCTTAAAGCACCTGTCTCTAAACTCAAAAACACATCGCTCAGACGGATGGGAGTTTTCTGTAATTACCTTTTCAGCTTCATCGCGTTGGATATAAATAGGAATGAATTTAATATCAGGCATTTTATAAAAATAATCAAACTCATTAGGGAACCTACAGTCAGAGACAATGGTGACCCCATGCTTTTTAATCTTTATTTGCCTGCAGTGGATGTCTTGATCACCACCCACCCTTAGAACTTCTGTGCCTACAATCTGAGCGATATGGCGAGGTGAGTTTAGACTCATACCAATAAAGTCATATTTAGAGTCAATTTCTACTTTTGTCATATAGATATGAAACTCCTCTAGAACACACTGAATATCCTCGTTAGTAAGAATCTTAGGGATTTCAAACGGAATTTCCTTAAGCTCTTGCTTGTCAAACTGATTGCGCTCTAGACCAAAGACTAAGCAGCATGTATTTTTAAGCTTATTTGCAAGGGCTGTTTCTGTAGCCTCAGGCTCAAACTCGTGAATCATATGTGAAACTGTAGACTTTCCAGAAGTTTTTACACCCACCAAACCAATAACAAAAGTGTTCATCTATCCTCCCTTCTCAGTATCTTATTGCAATGCCCCACCAGACTAGGACAATCCATCTAATCATCATGCGCTTTGTATAACCGTTTCTACTTCAACACTATTCTTAAAAGGCTGTACGTACATCTCATAAAGGCTTGATTTTAAACGATTTCTATAAGTAATCCCCATAGGCTGTAGTATGTCTTCGTATTTACGAATTACATTCATTGCTTCCTTTAATGTTAACTTACTAATGGTTTTCTCGTCAACCTCAATCTCAATAAAATGCTGTACAGAGTTATCTTCACCCCTAACTGTGTAGAATACCAAGGTAGTGTCGTCCTTCATCTTATAGATATGGCAGGCCTTCCAGATCGAGAAGTTGCGCTGATACCCCATCATCTCCGCACCTGCGAAAATAGTTTCAGCGGGAGTTCCATCTACTCTCCAGTTGACTTCTTTACGTTTAATGTTAGACTTAGCACCTATGGGTTTCTCTTTCATAGTCACTTCTGCACGCTTTTCAGTTGTAGCCTTTCTAAAGCGTAGGAAAGATCCGTCTGGCTTAGTGAAATAGATATCCGGCCCTTCACAGTAGGTAAATGTTTTATAGTCTAATTCGCTTACGATAGCCTTAAACCTGTACTGACTATCACCAGTTACTTTGTATTTTGCTTCAAACTCGGTGTGATGTGGAAGCAATTCATTTTCTAAATTTTTCAATAACTCTTTTGAATCCATTTTCCAATACCTCAATAATTATAATCATAACGCTAGTAAAAACAGCTTCAAAATACATATTAAGAGCACATAGACAGCCTATAGCAGCGCATATCCAGATTATTGCCGCTGAATTAAGGCCCTTGACTTTATTTCTGTCAAGTATAATAGCTCCACCGCCAACAAACCCAACACCACTTACTATTTGAGAAATAACCCTTCCTGCGTCAAAAACCTGAACTCCCATCAGCGTAAAAAGAGCAGCTCCAACACAGATTAGTGCAGAAGTCTTTAATCCTGCGTCTTTTTGCTTATACTCACGCTCCACCCCTATCAGAGTTCCACAAAATAGCGATGTCAATATAGGCAATACGAAGTCATTCATTTACTACAGTCTCACAAGTAGTCTTTACCTAATAATACCACGGTTTTTAGATACTGGGCTCAGCTTCACTTAAGCTTTCCAAAGATGAATACCCTCTCCCTGTTTTGAGCTAGTCCGAAGTTTTTACTATTTACCACTTCAAAATCTACATCATATCCCAAGCTACTCAAACCCTTCAATATTTCAATGAAGGTTTCACCCTTATTATGGTTTAGCAGTCCTTTAACGTTTTCAGCTAAAATGTATTTTGGCTTATGTTTTTCAATAATATCAAAGACATTGAAGATAAGCTTGCCCTTCTTCTCATCCCCAAACCCCTTACGTAGACCGGAAATTGAAAGGGCCTGACAGGGAAATCCGAACGTTAAAAGATCAAACTGTGGTACATCATCCCTTTCTACTAACTTGGTTGCATCGTGAAAATTGGGAATGTTTGGATAGTGGTATTTTAACACACTACTGGCATGTTTATCAAATTCACAGTGCCCAACTACCTTGAATCTATCTGTAAAGCCTAGCTCAGTCCCGCCGCACCCAGAGAAAAGAGACATAACTCTTATTTCCTCATTAGAAGGGAACATGGTTTTTAGTATGTGGGCAGATACGGGGCTGGATACGCCATTACCTGCCATTTTATATTTTTGATTATCCGAAATTTTAACTACTTCACCTTTTTGATCAATGCCACTATCTAGATGGTTATCAGGGTAACCCTGAAGCCTACAGCATTCGGTAGGTGTAAGTTTGCGGATACGTAGTGTGTTGATTTTTAATGCTTTTTGACAGACCTTTAACGCTGGAGCTAGATTGTTCTTATCATAGACCTGGTATCCGTCTCTATACCCGTTCCAGTTCAGGTCTTCATCGCCGTGTCTTGGGTCAACTGTTCCGGCTATCACTACCCTGGCTACAAAATTTTGAGTACTCTGGTTACTACATCCATCACCCGTACTAAGTGTGTTGGCCTCACCATTTACCTTACCTCTAACGTCTACATGCTTATCTCTAGTTGATTTAGAATAGGCTACGGTTTGCACAATATAAGCTTCTTTCGATATATTAGCACTTATGCAGTTTGAAACTTCATCATTTCTTGGAACCAGCACCTTACCTCTTCTTGGACAAAAATCTTTGCCGTCTTTCATAGATTGTTTTCTTACTTTTTTTAGCTTCATCTGTTCTGGTTTCGGTCAATGCTTTTGACTCTACCCTCACTTATCCTTCCTGAACGAAACCATACGCTCTTGAAATTTAGATTCTTTTATAATCTTCTCTACTACCTCATTTTTAAGGTAATATTTTTCATTAACATCAACTTCTAAGATATCCATCAACCTTGGTGTCGGTATTCCGTTGTCTAGCGGAATACTGAAATCAACTAGATTAATTTCAGGGAAATTCTTTTTAATTTTATCTTTAATCTTTAAAACACACTTAATACTCATTCATCACCATCAAGCATCAAACTAACTATACAAGCCACCAGCACAATTACAGGTGACCATAGAAGTAGAATCCAGTCAAAACGAGTCATTTACTTTAAATGTTGCTTGAATATTTAGGAATTTAATAGGACTATAAGATTCAAACTCAATATATAGTGTACCGTTTTCAATGTAATGTTTTTTTAAAACGCCTACTAGCTCTTCCTTATCGCCCGTACCAAAGTAAACCTTGTTTGATTTATCACGCCTACAGCCGTTTATTTGAAGATATATATCTACTAAGTTCATCTCTTTTTCCCAAATATTCTCATGATTTTACTACAAACCTTCTTATACCCAGGATCTGGCTTGTTTTCTTCTACTGGAGTATTTTTGTACGTCCTGTGTAGTGAATCACCCAAAGATGCTGAGTTTTGAAAGAAGTCGCCTTTACCTTCAGAAGACTCTTCCTCTACTTCCTTAACTCCGTCAGCGTGTATTTCATATTTCATAGATCCTCTAAATCAATTGAATAATCTTTAAGGATGTCGTGAAACTTATCCTCCAACAGTCCGATAATTGCCGCTGTTTTTTCGTCTAGGTTTTGAAGCCCGTCTTCTGAATAACCGTGCTTCCTAGCCGGACGAAATACCTGAAGAAGTATTTCGTTTAAAGCAAAAACAAGGTCTTGAGATTTTAGGCAACGGTTTAGGTTTGCCCGGTCTTCTGAACTATCTAGGTCAAACTCAAGCTTTGATTTCATTGGAATACCTTAAAATTGCCAGTCTATTCCTGGCTGTCACCCCACCTACCAACAAAAATTGTAGGTGAGTATTAGTAATCGCGTTACTATTTTAACGAACCGACAAGGACAAGGATAGCTTTTCGGCTTTGCGACTAACGGATTTAACAGTACGACCTAGGCGGGCGGCAATTTTCTTGCTAGTCATTTTACCGGCATTGCTGAAGATAAAATTAACTGCAGCTTTTGTAAAAGGCTTTCCAGCGTTACGAACTTGGGTGGGCTTAGACATGATTCTCTCCTATAAAAAAAGCCTTAATTGGCTTTTGTTGCTATTTTTATAATACCACGCTATTGTGTAATACCGATGTTTTCACCAGTTTCCATGTAGAATACCATTTCACCAGTGGTTTTTAGTTGATGCCCGTCTTTATCATAAAACCTAACGATTTTAACGTCTTGCATTAGTATTAGCTCAACCGTTACTCTGTTGTTAAAGCCCATTTTCTCGTTAATTTTAAACAAATAACTTTCTACAGCTTCCCTTGGGTTTAGACTGTTCATTGCTAGTTTAATTGATTCTGTTAGATCTCTATTCATTATCGTCTTCCTCATAAATATGTTCGTCAATAAGATTATTAATCAGTGCTTTAATTTCCGATTTCTGAAGATTATCAACAAAAGTTAAATCATAAATCTGTAAAAGTATAACCTTCAGCCTGTCTCCACAACGCTTTTCTAGCTTATAGTTAGAGCGGGTGTGTTTGTCGTCACCACAGGATTTTTGTTTACATACTGGACAACTCATTACCGATACCTTTCGTAGATAGTGTTAATAAAAATAACACTCTTGGCGTCAAATTTCAAATCAATCATCTCTAATAGTGTCGCTTGATCTTTAAAGGACAGCTCTTCCCATTTGTTTGAAAGAATTTTATATTTCATTACATGGATGGTTTGGTTTGTTAAAATCAAGACAACTTCCTGTTTTTACAGTAATCAAGGTGATAACTAGGTCTGCTGGTATACCTAGCTCCGCAAATGCAAGACACACTGTCGTTGCTGATTACTTTAGGTATTTTTGTAAATAACACCATCGGGCATTCCCCGAACACTCCCTCTAGTGTAATCATAGAGTAGTCAAAGTAGTTACCTGAGTTATTATAATACACATCTCTGCGAATTGACTCAATAATGTAAGTCATACTTTCGTCAATATTGTGAGGAACAACGCAGTCCTTAGATATAAAAACTGCGTCACCTACCTCAAACCCCTTTTCCATATAGCTGCTCTCCAATTGTTTTTATTCTTTCGTCCGAATTAATAACAGAACAGAATGAAACCGAACGAATCTCAAAAGAAGTGATTCTATTGCCTTCTTTATTTTTAATTACGCACTCAACAATGGGAGTCAAGTATCTATAAGCTTTCATATTTTCTTTAAACATATCAATGTTTTCAATAAAAAGCTCGCTCCCTTCTTTTACCACCGTAGCGTTCCCAAGCAATTTGGGTAAATCGCCTTTAAAGTCCTGAAAGATACAAATAGTATCGTTAACTTCGATACTTGCATTTTCAGGCAACATATCTCCATTTAAGTCAGTAAAATTATCATCTAAAATCAATACCTTAAGTCTCACTTTTTCTCCGCATGTTTATGAATCTTATTAACTTTAATTCTATACCCAAGTAGCTCTACAGTCAACTGCCACATGCAATAAAAATTAACCTTTTTAAATTTCAATAACTTACCAAAGGCTGGTTTATTGGTAGACACATAGTAACTCCCTATCCTTCTGTTCATTTCCTCTCCTCCCAGCAATCACCTACGTTTTCAAGAATTTCTTTATATGCTTGTTGGTATCCCATTCTGTAAGCCTTCCAGATGCTGATCTCCTCTACTTGCTTTACTTTGTGTCCATGTTTTGCCACTGTTTCTGCGTTTTTAAGTAGAAGTTTACTCCATAGGCTAGACTTTGCACTAAGCATTGCAAAAAAACGGTTTCTAGACTTCTCAAGTGTTTGCTCTGGAAACGGATCTTGAATTAGCATTGAATTCCTAATATGAGTAATCCTATCCTTTACGTTCCTTTTAGGGAGTTGTAGTAGGTTGTCCACCCTGTTCTCCTATAATCAAGTCGTTAATGTCATCCTCGCACTGATCTAGAGCCTGTTGATCATTTGGGAATCTATCACTGCAGTAGTTTGCAACAGCATCGGCGTCAACACCCACCTTTACTTGCAGGAAATTGCGATAATCTTTAAAACATTTCTCTGATTCCAGTGTCTTATAGCCGTATCGGTTATCACAAAATAGTGCAGCTTTTTCAAAGTCAGGGCCGACAAAGGTTTCAATCTTCCTAGGAAGGCTTTCTTTAATTTTGAAATCAATTCCGCACGCAGATGTAAGAATCAAGACAACTAGCATTTTACAATTCATTTCCTTCTCCACCACTTAAAATCTTCAGTTTTAATAACTACGTATTCTATTTGCATAAAAGGCTTACCTATATACTGCTCTACATTATCCTTCTTCCTCAGATAGCGCACCTTGCATTTAAGGCCAGTAGAGCATGGGTAAACTGCCAATATATGCAGGTAAAGATCTGCATTTGCAGCGATGTGTACCCAGTATCCGATGCCTAAGCTACTCATCGTTTTCATCAACAAAATCCAAAGAGACTTGGAAGTCAAAATCAGAAGCCCTTAGAAAGGTTTCCAGTTCTTCCAACACAGTCGTTAGAGTTGTTGTCTCAAAAGAAACTTCAACTGTAGAAATTTCAAGTGGATTACTAGGCTCTTTTTTAAGCGTATACTTGGCCATTTTTTTCCTTAGCGGTTATAGTTTATTTCTGAATCAGATTCAAATTCATCGTAAATTTGATCGTCTTTTTCGTCTTCTGAAAAGGTGTCACATTCTTCTGTTTCAAGGTCATCAATAAATTTTCCATACTTCATAGTTACCCCTTATTACTATATTAAATGATCACTGAGGGTATGTCAAGCTTTAAATTGCAGATAAACAGGTATCAACCACAATAACCCTTGTGCCATCTACTGAAAACGAGTTAATTCCGTTCCAAGGAGCTAGAATCACTACAGAAGTGACTCCTTCTTCAACATACCTACGTACCTGCCTGTATACGTCTGCTAGAATTCTGTCGTATTCTTTAGATTTTTCGACTATCTGGACATATAGATTGTCTATAAAATCAACAGGGTAGCGTTCGGAAATCCATAGAATGTCCCTGCAAACGCTTAGGGTATTGGGTAGGGATATTGGTTTATGTGTAAAGAGGCCTTGAGAGCCGTAATTCCAGCCTTGTGTGAATAGAATGCGAATTCTAGCCATAACGTGAGGCTCAGCATCAATAATCAGTCTGTCTTCGTGTTTAAAAACCCTTCCTAAATTCATACTAAAAATGAGTTTAGGATTTCGTATGATATGTAAAACCAGTGGTGTAAAAGTTCAGTTATAAAAAAAACAAAACTCAAAAAAATGTATAAAATGATTGTCCAGTATAAAAATCTCAAAAATAGTCCCTATAGTGTTTCTCTATAGTACCACGTATTATTTTGACTCTTTTAACTGTCTCCTTACTTCTCTCTTGGCTCTTTGGCGCTCTGAAGAGTTCAGATTTTTTCTGATTTTGGTTGGTTTTTTGTCGATGGATTGCTCTTCTTTCAGACGCTTGCGCTTGTATTGTGCAGTCATAGCAGCCTAGCTTATTAAAACAGAACTTGAAAAGGGCCCGAGAGAAGTCGAAATAACGGGTCCGCCCAGGTTTCCAATACCGATAAACTTGGTCAACATGTTGACGGCAGGTAGTGGGGCGGGACCTATTAAAACCGTAGACCCCTTCAAAATCATCGATCCACCTGACACTAGCTGTATTAGTCCGTCTGATTTAACATCTACCATGCTCTGCCCGATTATTTTAACCATGCTTTGAGCCTGCATTTCTATCATTGATTTAGAGTTTAGCTTAAACCCCTGTGTTTCAACCCCCATCTTACCTTCGTTTTTGATGTCGAATGTTTGTTTCACCATGTATAAAGCTTTGCCTGTAGCCTCTACTAACCAGTCTTTAGTTATCTTAGCGTTCATTGACTCTTTAGCTGTTATGTTGAAAGACTTGTCTGTTTTGAAGGAGGTGCTATCTCTAGACTGAACATCCACTGTTTTCTTTGTCTTATCAAGCCTAATGCCTTCATATTGAATACCCTCTGGAGCGGCTTCGGCGGCTTTAATCTTTTCAGATGCTAGATTAGACTGAGACAGCTCTCCTCTTAAAATATCATTATGTACTTGAAAAGATCCATCCTTTTCTATTTTAATTTGAGTTCCACCAGCGGTTAGATTAGACGGCTTTCCTGTATCGTCTGTAGCCGAACGATAGGTTAGCGTGAATGCCCCGTCGTTGTTTACTTCAAATCTAAGACCGTTAAACTCTCCCTCTGCGTGATTTTTTTCAAGATCCGTTAGGGTTACACGCTTATTGGGGTTTGGCATAAACCCAACAATTACAGCCTTTTCGGAGTTTTTATCTAAACATAGGATTAGTGCAAGAGTGCCATTTTGGTCTTTAAAAGATAGCTGGGTCTTTACTTTTTTGGGATTTTTTGTTGGTCTAAGCTTAAACTGAAAATAATCGGCTACTCCGCCAAATGAGTCAAAGGCTAGGCAACTCTTATAAATACTCGAATTGATACCATTTGTTTCGGCCTGTTCAATACACATTACGTCGTATTCAGGGCCTAGTTTTGATACATTCCTTTCGTCTGTAGTTTCAATGGTTTCTAATACAACCCCCAACTTAAGACCTGTATTGTCAAATATTTTCCTACCCTGGAGAGTACTGCTCTCATCTCTAGATGAAAGTAGTGAGGAGTTTAAAGTTGGTCTATACATTTTTTACTTTCTGTTTTTGGAGTTAGTTCGTCGTAGGTTTCTATGTAAATCTCTATTTTTTTCATTTTTCTCAGCTATCCTTAGAGGGCTTTTTTTCCTCTCCGGTAGGTAGTGTTGAACTTTTAGTAGCTTTCTTGTTTTTCGGGTTTAAAGTGAAAGAGTCTTGTTTGGTATTGGTAAGCTCTTCTCCACTTACCCTACCACGTACATCCTGTGTATCTGAAAATCCTGGAAGGATTCTTTGGTTTTTCCAGTCTTCAATATCTTCTCTTAGTTGATCTGTATTTTCCATTTGAGGATAAACAGGGCGTTTACTGTTTGACCTTAGATCTACTCCAGATGATACCTGTATAGTTGTGCGCCATGTTTTAATGCCGTTAGCTCCAACAGACATCATATCCCTAACGCTTTCAATATGATATACAACGTTATCAAACTCCAGATTATCCCCAACACAAATGGGCTCCTGTATTCCCTGAAATACGAACGTTCCAGATTCCTTAAGATGGCCGTCTATAACCCAATCAGAGACTATTTTTGCCCAGTCATTGGCTCTAAGCTTTTTATTAGTTTTAGTTGGAAAATCAAAGTTAGAGGTTACAACATATGGTCTAAGCCCATTCCTCTGTATGTCTCCGTCGTCTACTATAAAGTTACCAGCCGCTATTTGCTGTGCAGCGTCTCCTTCAGAGCCTAGTATTTGATTGTTGGTGAATACCTGTACAAAGTTCATTCTAGCCGCTTCGTCTTTTCCTAGATCAAGCGAATAAAGGAGTGTAGGAGATACCTTCCACCTAGGTATATCGAAAAACTTAGTAGTGGAGTATCCAGCAGGTGCGTTAAAATGTTCTGTAGTGAAGGGTTTTTGTCTTAAAATAATAGTTGGCATAACATTGTTGTTTTGGTCTACCCTAAAACAAGTGTACATTTCATTCATCGTAGAGTTCATGTTGCTTTGAAGAATAGACCACGCGGTAACGTTGTTCCAAGATTCTGGCAATATTTCCTTGTTGCCCTGTATAGGGTATTTCCCTATATATGTTCCGGGTTTTTCCGTTTTAGAAAATCCGGGATTAAACAATATACCCAAATTCTTAGCATCAGTTGGTACTTCCTTAGAATTTCCCCACCCACCAATATAGTAGTTAAATAATTCTGTAGCGAATTCCATTTTTCTACCGAGCAGTGTGCTTAGTGTTTTAGGAAGTCTAAAGTGAACAGCTCCAAAGTTTTTTACTTTAACATTGTTTGATCTACGGTTTTTGCCTATTAAAATCTCAAACAGATCTTTCATAATTATCTGTACATCTGAATTGGTTTTAATATTATCTGAATAGTAATCTCCAACCAGTGTGGGGAACATGAGTGTGCCAGCTTCCCTAAAAGCTGCGGCAATTGCTGGATTAAAATAGATAACGTTATTAAATTCAGTAAAACCGGCGGCATGGATGGTGTAGGTTAGGATTTTCTTATCTCCTGCCATTTGAAGATTTTTCCTTACGGTTTGAATCTTAAAAACACCCTTAAACCCGTCTTCATATCTATTAATTGACTGGTTATTCCCCACCCTGTCTCTAATTTTTTGAGCATCGGTTTCCCAATTTAAAAGGTTTACTAGAACAAAATCTCCAGGATGAACTGCGGTACTGTAGTTAATGTCTCCGCCCTTTAAGGTTGCGCTTAAAGTTGGACTTAGGCTACCCTTAGTGTTGCTGACAGACACATTGATTGCGTCTGAATAAACAACCATCGGTTTCCTAACATCGAGAGGGTCTTGAGATTCGTAATTATATGAACTCCTATTTTCCCAACGACAAAAAGTAAGCACGTAACCAGGGCTCGTTTGGTGAGAATCGCCTGTATTCTGTGTGATTGGTTTAACAAATCCCATCTTAATCTTTTGGTTGAGAGGCAGGAATACCGTTTTGTTCCATCATCTTAACCACCTGCTCTAGCTGTCCATTCATTTGTTGTAATGCGTCTCCAGAACTCTTGGCTGCTTTTACGAAAAAATCAAACTGTACGTTATACATTTCAGCAGCTTGGGTATGCTTAGAAGCTGCCGCCACTAGTCCATCTAAATGTTTATTAACTGCAGACAATTTGGCGGCATCGCCGATAGCTGCCGATCCTGCTATCCGTTCTGTTGGTGTTATATTTGCACCATCATCAGACCCGAGTTGTCCTGCTAGTCTAGATGAGAAATTGGCATCAACCCCCTCGCCGCTCATGCGCCTAGCTCTACCGACTGTTGCTGACCTACGGCTATCCGCACCCTTGCTTGATTCAGCCGTGCCAAAGGAATTGATATCCTCAATAGAGGCATCGGTAAAAAGAGAAGCTCCTTCTGCCGTCTTTAGAAACTCTGCAATCTTATTTGGGGTCATTCCCCTTATTCCCTCCCCAAGGGCGGCTGTTGCTTCAGCTTGAGAGGAGGTTCTGGTTTGTTTAAACTCATCTTTTTGTCTCATTCCTGAAATTAATTCGCCAGTGGTGATACCCATCTTATCAGCCAAACCCCTTGCCAGTTCTGGATCTTTTTCTAAATCCTCTGCTGAGTATTGGTTAAGGGCGTTCATTAATTTGGAATCAGACTTTATTTTGTCAAAACCTTTACCGAATGCTTTTTTACCGCCCGCGCCTTGAAGGAAACCCATTCCCATCTGTCCTTCAAGCCCACTAGCCGATTTTGACCTGTCAATCATTTCTCCATAGGTATCCCTAGCACCCTGCATACCGGACTGGGTTAGACTAGTTACACCTGCGCCGAAATTAGATAAAGCTGTTTCACTAAAACCGCCGCCGGAGCTAGCCAATTCTGCGGTGATGCTAACCATGCGTTTCATTTCCTGAGGCATAGTAGAAGAGTTAATACCAAGCTTCATAGCCTCTGACATTAATTTAATTACAGCCTGGTCTGTCTGACTGGACTCCATGCCGGTACCTGACAGTTGTCCCATAACCTCTTGAGAGTTTCCTAACCTCAAATTGCGCTGGAATTGAAGAGCCGAGCCGGCCATAGCCCTTGCACCCTGCGACGTGGCTCCTGCGCCTATCAGCGATTGTGACGATGCTGAAACCTCGTCCTGTGTAAATCCAATCTTGGTACCATAGGGGTTCATGGCGTTTGCCATCCACCCCTCTTTTCCAGACTCTCCGTATAACCCTCTACCGGTAATCCCCAAAGAACGTTCAAGTCCTTTGTTTCTATCCATAGACCCCTGCATTGAGCTATAAGCCATTGATTTTTGTGGATTTTTAAGCTCCTCCATTGCGAGGTTTTGCTCGTATTTCTCCATACCTTCTTTAGTCATCATCTGTCGGTAAGAGTCTTTATCAAAAACACGGTTTAATAGCTTCGGGCTTGACACCATAGCAGCACCAAAACCCACGCCCGCTCCCGTTGCTGCTCCCGCTGCTGCTCCCGCTAATGTTCCCGCTCCTGGAAGTACAGAGCCAGCTACAGCACCGGTGAGCATAGATGCTCCGATTTTAGCCCAATCAAGTCTTGCTTCGTTTTTCTGTTCTTTAGCAGCCAATCCCATAGCTCTTTGGCGCTCTTCTGCAAAAAACAACCCCTTAGATCCTTGACCGGAAAACTGTTCTTGAATTCCGCGACCAGATATCCTGGCAGTGATCCCTTGAGAAGCCAAAACGTTTCTCTCGTTTTCAATACGACCTGATGCAATGTTTAAAGCGCCGTTTATGATTGCACCAACGCCGATTGACTTTAGAATTCCTGTAAACGCCGTAACACCCTTGCTTTGTTCGTCTGGAGTGCCCATTTTTGCCGGGCGATATCCTCCCGACTGAATATCGCCAATCCTTGAATTGATATCTTGTCTAGTGCTCTCCATTCCTATAACTTTTCTAGACATTAGATTGACTTCTCTATTTAATAGGTCGATTTGCTTTTGTTTTTCAGCAGTTATACCACCTTCAGAGGTTTTAATCTTATCCAATTGAGCTTGTTTTCGTCCCAGAGCAATTGCTTCTTTACGCTGTTCAGACTCAATCTCCTGACTTTGTTTTCTTAGAATACTCTCAGATGATTGGTTATATTTACCCTGGGCATAGGAAGCTGCTGGAGACAGTGTGGAGCCGGAACTGGCCATGTTGGTTATTTGATTGTTAGTTTTCTGCAATTGTTGAAGACGCGCAGTCATCTTTTGAATATCTTGATCAAAAGATGAAGTATCTAGCTGTGCTCTTATTTTTATTGACTTACCGTCTGACATTTTGTTACCTAGGATCGATATTTACCAGTTAGCCTAACCCACTGAAATTAAAGGTAAATGGTTGATTTTTAAGGAGTTGATAGGCAGGAATAGCTTAAAGATTGTCATTTTAAACGGTTAAGGGTTGATTCTTTCCTCTAATTCACAATGATACTGTTGATATATATTACCATCAATCAGTTTGTGGTCTATTAAAGTGCAGTTATCTCCTGAAAAATCAACATAATCGTGTGTACACGATGCGATAATCAAGAGAAACAGTGCAATTACAAGTAGATAGGGAATTTGCTTAATCATTACCGCCTCCATAGAGTGAATTGATATTATAAACAATAAAATCGTAAAAAATCACATACACCCACTATAGTAATCAAACCACATATCGCTCCAGTACTCATCCTGACTTTCTTGGCAAGTAGGACATAAAACACACCAGTTACGGCTTTCTTCTTCGTATTTAGTGTTCTGCAGTCTATTGGTGGCATTGTTGTTTCCGCAACAAATACACTCCAAGGAACCATCTTCAATTGCATCCAAAACCCTACTTGAATACCCCTTGCAAACCACGTTGGTGCACCTGCCGTCTTCCTTTATTTTTTTAGAACAAATAGGGCAACTTCTCATACCTCTTCCCTCTATATGGTTTATTTCCTAAACCAAAACCACCCATTAGGTGTTTATTGCATTCATGGCAATTCATTGTTTAACTTTAACCTCACCCTTCATCATAGCCTTGTGAGGCTGACAGTAGTATTTAAACCCCTTGTCTACCTTTACCGTAAAAACCTGATCTTTCTTTAACATCTTTGATTCAATCTTGCCGTCTTCTGACACTACATTGTGAAGCATCGAGTCTTTATTGATGAATGTTATTGTTTCCCCCTTAGAAACCGTAATAGTAGAGGGGTTAAACTTCATGTTCTTGATTTCAACAACTTGCGAGTTTAACATAATGTAAAGCAGTAGACTAGACATTTTTAACTTCCTTTTTACTAGCGTCAATTCTCTCGTTAATCCTGATATTGTTTATATTAACAGCTTCTTCAGTGGGAACATAGTCCCTAAAAAATCCATCTGGACAACGCTCGAAAATAGTAATATCTGTAAATTTTGGGCTATACCCACGATAGATCATCTCCTTAACTAGCATTTCAAATCTTTTCTGTAAAAACAACATTTTATTATAGAAGAACTTAACATGCCCCTTGCCTAGGGTGTAATTTTGCGGAATTTCATCAACACTAAATGGTTTTTTGCGCTTTAGAGATTTTTCAAGATTGCCAGGTAAGCGTGTGATTTCACGATACTCGGCAACAAGATGTTGTCTAATCAATTTACTTGGATCTATTACATTTATTCTGGTCACTTTAACCTCCTGAAACACTCATAAGCATACCATGCCCAGACGATAATAGCAAGCAAAAGCAGTTTGATTTCATGGCTCATTTTGTACCTATTAGATCTACTCTAAAGACCACATAGCTATTCAAAGAAGTCTTCATTAACTTGCATAAGGAACTCCGAATGATCTTCCTCATGCTTTTCCTTACAGTGTGAACATCTCTTATCGTGATCCACCCCATACGGGTCTGAATTTTTATTACATCCGTCACACCCAAATACATCGCACAATTTTTCTGGAACTGGAGGAATGGTACTCTTCTCTGGCTCTGGCTCTGGCTCTTGCTTAATTATTACGTCAAAACTTTTACAGCACGTACCGCAAAAAACCCTACCGTTCTTTTTAGCCCAAGCAATGTCTATTTCTATTAGTGAATTGCACAGCGGACACATGTTCATTTATAACCCCCTAAGCTCTACATAGAAACCTACTAGTCCTAAATGGATAGGATTCCCCAATAAAAACCACTCAAGATAGAAACCGTAAAACAGATAAGCAAGATTCCTAGTGCCTTTTTTTTGCCTATCTTTTCTAGATTGTATATGAAAATAAAACCACTCAATAGACCAGTGATAGCTGGGTGTAATATGGAAATGAGTTTCACTTTATACCTCTCCGATGCATCATCCTATATTGCCAGTCATTACAATCCCAGGCAAACCCGAGTATTCTAAACGCCCTCTTGTATTCCCCGTCAAAACATTCCCAGGTAAGAAAGGCCCAGTGTCTAATTGAGACACACCTTTTTGGTGATATGTATTGTAGTTTCACTGTTAACCCCCGTTAAAAAGAATAATCATGATAAGCGTTACGAATTCCAAAAGCTACTTTTGTGTATTCACCAGATTTGCGCCACTGACCGTCTTTTCTGATAGAAACTCGAATTAGCTGAGCATCTGTATTTGCGCTATATTCGTAATCCTGACTCTCACTCATACCGTTATTATCTATACGTTTCGCTGAATCCGGCTGAATCCACGCTGTCCGCCCTGATTTAGACACTCTAACTACGGTTGCAGCGTGTCGATCCGTATATAGATAGACTGTGGCACCATCACCTACTTCCGGGGCTTTACATTTAATCTTAAGGATGTTTGCAATTTGTGTCATAAAATCTCCTTAAACACACAATACCACATGGGAGGGTTTGTTGCAAGCTTATTGTTTATCCCCAGAAAATCCCGTTCAGGCCCTTGGCAACTAGAAACTCATTGAATGTATGATCCATACTACACCTTGCTAGTAGCACTCAGTACCCTGGCTATCCATTTTTCAATTTGTGAAATAGATACCGGTGCATAGTTGTTTGCAGCCACACCAACGTCATATTGTCGTCCAAGTTCGCGTTTTTTATCGTTGTGGGGCCCGGAGTGTATGTGACCAGATAAATGGAATTGTCCTTCGTCCGCCACGCTATATTTACGATTCTTAATGTCACCGTGCCAGCATTCGTCACCTGTTGAATTTCTCATACCGTTGGTGTCTTCTCTAAACACGCCGGCCAATGGGCAATGACTCATTGTAATTCTATTCTCACCTAAATAGATAGTTGCGCCGTGCATTACAACATCAAACCCCATTTCGTAGCAACTATTGTAGCCACGGTCATGGTTCCCCACTACTAGAACTTTAACCCCGTTCATTTGTGTAACCACTTCTCTAGTTAAACTACTACTACCTAGTCCAATATCACCGAGAAAGTAGCAAATACCTCTTTCAGGTACGGTTGCGTTGTAGTTACTAATAAGAACATCGTGCATGTGTTCCAGGTCCCTAAAGGGCCGCCTATCAAACTCCAGTACGCTTTTATGCCCGATATGTAGGTCTGAGGTGAAAAATGTAGGTTTGCGTACTTCAGAAGTCATGTTTCTCACCCTGATATTTTAGCCGTTCTAAACTAATACGCTCTCCTTCACCATTCTTCAAAATAAATCCACCATCGCGCATGTCAATACGAAGCTCAATATATTTACATTCAGAATTTTTAAACCACTGCCAACCATCAGGGTTATCCCCCGTAGCAGTTTGAATGAAATCAAACACACCCTGTAGATTAGTATTCCATACGTTGTCAGGTTTTAAATCTTTTTCCATTCAAAGCTCTCCGATGAATACGTTTTCGATGTAAAATAATGACGTGGCCGGACCTTCAAGCCAGCATCCGAAGTCCTCATCAAAATGGCAGAAGGCTGCGGTACCATTGGTTGAATGTTTAATGACGAACAAATAGTTGTCCTTGGGCACATACCAGAACCCTTCACGCGGGCGCAATGTTTGGTCATCTTTCATTCACCCCCCTTTCTTGCCGCAACTCGGTCCCTCCAATCCCCCACCCAATTACGACAGTTGCAATTATTGAACCCAGGGCGACACTAAGAATAATTGTTCCAGCCACTAAGTGGCGGGGTGTGGTGAAGATCATCGCCGCGATCGCAATAACTACTTCGATGATAAGAATTGTAATCATGTGCCGTCACCGCTGCCATCGCCGCCCTCGCCGCTGTGGCCATAGCCGCTACCGCTGCCGTAGCCACGGCCGTCGCCGTGCCCGATCATGCTGTGAGCGTCCTCTAGTTCTTTAGCCATTTGCTCTCCTTGGTTTTGCCGTGGTCATGCGCCGTCGCCGTAGCCGTCTCCATCGCCACCATCGCCGTCTCCATAACCATCCCCATCCCCATCTCCATCTCCGTCGCCTTCGCCGTCGCCGCTGTAGCCAAAGCCATAGCCGTCTCCAAAGCCGTCTCCGTAGCCGCCAAAGCCGTCTCCGCTGCCGTCGCCGTAGCGGTCGCCGTCGTCTCCGTAGCCGCGAAAGCCACTGCCCTTGCCGTCGCCGCGGCCGACAGCGCTGTAAGCGTTGTCTAGCTCTTTGGCCACTTGCTCTCCTCACAATCCAGCACAAGAACCTCGGCCCCCCGGTGAAAACGGCATGTGCCTGCGGGTTCCAAAATTGTGTCGTTGAGGGGGCCGCTGCTCGCCAGTTCGCCCAGGCCTTTGGTCGTGCCCCACCGGCGGATCACTGAAGAATCGAGTAACAAGCACTCGTCTCCCTCGCGCGAGTATGTGCCCACGAGTACCCAGCCGCGCTGTAGCACTACAATTTTTCTACCCGTCGGTGACTGTGTGGGCGCAGGTGCGGATTTCTGCTGGAAGACCATCTCAATAATCGCTTTCTGAAACTCGTTCATATATCTCCCCTGTGGGCATCATTGCCCGGTTGTTAACTTCGCAAGATAGGCCCTTGCTGCTACCGTGGGGCAAGTACCCCCAACGCCAATCCATCCGTGTGACTGGCAGCTTCCATGATGATCGAAGTGGCATTTTGTATCCTCGGCATCAACCATCGGCCCCAGGTACTCAATGAGGCGCTTAATGGTGGCATCCCGTTCGGCAATCTTTTCGAGAAGTTTTTTAACACTTTTATCTTTCTGTTCAATCTCTCTCACGGTTTCACCTCGGTTACGCGGTTTTACTTATAGCTTCTCATAGTTTTTTTCAATGGCGTCTGCTATCTTATTGAAACTAGTAATAGCACGATCGTTTAAATTAATTAGACTAGTTTCACCATCAACCTTCGAACCGTAACAACTAACCATTCCAGCCCACTCCATTACACTGTTTGGAAGGTGTGCAGACATTTCATCAAACCTACTAACATCGCGACTGCTATCGTAGTCACAAACACCCTCAACCAGTGCTAGGTTGCACAGTACGCCCAAACAACAATTTGTCCCATCTTTCTCTAAGTTATTAAAACCTTGTTTAAACTCTCCAGACCTAAGAGCATCTACCCACATATCAGCAATTTGTTTTTTCATAAGCCTTCCTTATTCTATAGGTTAAATCTTTAATAGCTACCTTAGGGTCATATCCGTAATCTATAAACAGTTGTGAGCCTTTCCTTATGTTACTATTTGCCCAGTACTCCATGCATTTGTCCTTGTAATTGCAAGAGTAGTCTATATTGCTTTTTTCTTTATGGTTAAACAAACTACCAAACCCCAATGCCAGGCACTCTTTATTACCTTTCCAGATATATACGTATAGTTCTAAATACTTACCTGCGGTATCTTCTTGTTCTAAATACTTACCTGCGGTATCTTCTTGTTCTAATATAATAATAGGACTAGACTCAATAAGCTCTCCAGCTTTTATGTCTTTATTAGCGTAAAGACCGCGCCCATATTTTTTAGTAGTTCTAATTTCAATCACTTACCGCTCCTCACAATAATGGTACGACATCAGAGAATCGAACCCTGATTTCAAGTGTTTATAAGACACTTCCGGTAAACCACCAGCCCGCCATGTCGCATAATCAGTATACCACGGTTTTAGTATTGAGTCAATTAAATCTCATATATTTTAAACAACACAGTCAGCACAGGAAGCGTCACCAACCTCAACCGTTCTTATTCCACTTGGCATTAGCTATTCCTAGTTCTTTTGCTTTTAGCGGCGACCTTTAGATCTGAAATCATCTTTTCCATTGTGCAATCCTCTGCATTTAAATCGTCACGAAAGCGGAAAAATGTAGGGTGGCGAAGTCTTGGTGGGCTGTTTTTTGTTTTTAAAACTTCCTGCGCCCAGACATCCAGAACTTTTCCTTCGTATTCATAAAAGTTTTTGCTCATTTTAATTCTTAACTCGTCGTCAAAGCCGGAGGCAAATCCCACTTCCACAAGGGAGCCATTCTGATATACCGAAAGCGCTAGTGAGCCAATCATTCCCTTGTACTTGTTGGTCCCCTCTTTCCAACCAGACACTACTACTGAAACGTCATAGGACTTCTTCATTTTTGACCAAAATTTTCCGTAACCCATTCGAATGTCTTTTATGATTAACCCTTCGCCTCCTGCTGCTACCACTTTATTAAATTCTGCGGAGAATCCAGAAGTAATCCAAGGAATAGGCTTAACGAATTCGTTACCCATTTTTTTAACGACTGCTTCTAGTAATTTCCTGCGCTGCTCAAGTGGGAGATCTCTAACGTCTTTGCCCTGAAACATCATGATGTCGAAAACCATATAGGTTAGGTTTCCAAGTTCTTTCTGTTTACAAGACGCTTCTGCCGCGCCGGAGTTCATTATTGAATTAGTATTTAAAAAGTCGCTTGAAACTATTTCTCCATCAATCACAGTACCTTCTAGGCCCTCGTAATCAACCTTGGTGATGTGTGGGATATTGTCAGTCTTGTCTACCAGCAAACCGTCAGACACAGAGCCGCGCCTAGAAAGAAGTGTATGTCCTGACTTTCTTCTTTCGTATGGGCATGAGTCGAAATACATAACATATCGTGAGCCATCAATTTTTTCTTCAGCTATAAAATAAGGCTTATCAAAGTCTTCAGGAAGTTTTGCTGTACAACGGCTAGGGATACATAATTCTAATTTCATAGATCCATCTTTAGTTTCTTAAAATACACAGCGCGGCATTGGAGGCAGCCATGGGTAGAAAGAAAGATGTACGTCTTTATTATTTTGCACGTTAAACCCCACCTATTACTTGGTTGAGAAATTTAAGATTCAAGGCTTGCTGTTTAAGCTTGGCAGCAATGTAAATAGCATCTTCAACATCACTGGAAGCATTGGCGGCAGCAAAGGCAGCTTGGGCAGCACCTTCGACGGCATAGTGGGCAGCGGCGTTGGTAAAAAAGACATAGTCGGCATTAGTGGCAATGAATGCAATGGGGGAATCATCGGCAGCATCGCGGGTATAGCAGAAGGCAACACACTTCGCTTTTACACGCTTTTTAACCTCTAATATTTGAGCATCTGTCAAGCTATCGAAATCATTAACAGTCTTAAGAAAATTGATGCAATTGCTAAGGCTCTTATCACCTTTATATTTTTCTTCAAAAATATGTACTACGCTTTCAATGCATAGCATTGCCCATTTAACTAGTTGATTCTTGGTTAATACCCTTTTTGCAACCCAAACTTTATCGTCGTAGTTGACATTAGGTAAGTACAGGAAATCACTAAAGCTTCCGTCAAAATCAGCATTGTAATTCAGAAAATGTTCATATCTGTCAGCACAAGGCTCTAGGTTTTTCAGTACTTCTTTATTGATTTGCATAAATATCCTGGTTAAGCACTGATTGCTTGTTTCAAAAACTGAAGGTTAAGGGCTTGCTGTTTAAGACTGGCAGCGGCAGCATCTTCACCGTAAATGTCACAATAACCAAGGGTATCATCATAGGTAGCTTCGGCGGCGTAACACAAGACGTGGGAGGCAACATCGACAGCATAGGCGGCAGCATAGGAATCACAGTAGGAGACGTGGACAAGGGCGGCAACATGGGAAACATTGAGAGCGTGGGCAGCGTGGCCAACAAAGATGTCAGGGTCGGTAGAAGCACGGGCAACAGCAAGGGCGAGATCTCTGTGCTTTTTAAGCTCTAATGCTTGATCAATTGTCAAGTTATTAAAATCCTTAACTGTTTTAAGGTAATTGATACAATTAATAACATGTTTATAATCCGGGTGTTGTTCTTCAAAAATATGCACTACGCTTTCAGCGCATAGCGTTGCCCAGCTAATGGCTTGGTTCTTGTTTAATACCCTTTTTGCAACCCAAATTTTATCGACATATTCAAGATTGGGTAATTCCATGAATTCGCTAAGACTTCCATCAAAATCAGCGTGATGTTTTAGAAAAACCTTATACCTGTAATAACAGGGTTTAAGGCTTTTCAAGAATTCTTTATTAATTTGCATAAATCCCTCTCTCAAGCCATTATCCCATATAAGACTAAGCTTGTCAAGCTAAATACTAATTAATCACTTGCTTAAGAAACTGAAGATTTAAGGCTTCTTGATTTTCAAGAGCAGCAATTTTATTAGAATCACAGACGGCATGGGTGGCATAGGAAGCATAGATGGCAGCTTGGGCAGCATGGGCGGCATAGATGACAGCTTGGAAAGAGGTGGAGGCAAAGGTGGCAGAATGGGCGGCAGCATGGGCAGAGGTGGCGGCATAGTTGGCAGCATGGGCGGTGGCATTGGTAGAAAAGAGAGTAGCACTGGCGGCTGCATGGGCAGCATCGGTGGCAGCAGAGGTGGCTATTTTATGCTTCTTAATCTCTAATGGTTGACAATTGATCAAGCGGTCGAAATCATTAATAGATTTAAGGTAGTTGATGCAATCACTAAGGCGCTTGTCATCTGGATATTTTGCTTCAAACATATGTACAACACTTTCAGCGCATAGCGTTGCCCATTTAACGGCTTTATTTTTGTTTAAAATCTCCCTTGCAACCCAAATTTTATCGTCGTAGTTGACATTAGGTAAGTCAAGGAATTCACTAAAGCTTCCGTTAAACTCACCGTGATGTTTTATAAAATGCTCATACCTGTCGGTAAAAAGGTTAATACTTTTCAAGAATTCTTTGTTAATTTGCATAATTCACTCCTGTTTTTACTCTTAACCCATTGTTACATATAAGACTAAACTTGTCAATATAATTCTACTAATTAATCACTTGTTTTAGAAACTTAATATTTAAGGCTTCTTGACTTTCTTGAGCAGCAATTTTATTAGAATCACTAGCATCGGTGGTGGCATAGAAGGCAGCTTGGACAGCATAGCACTCAGTATCGGCGACATCAACATCGATGTCATAGGCAGCAAGGGTGGCATAGGCGGCTTCACGGACAGCGGCACGGACAGCGGCACCGACAGCATCGGCGGCATTGGAGGCACCGGCAGCATAGGGGGCACGGGAACAATAGGCGGTAAGAGAGACAGCATAGGGGCCACCAGCGGCAACGAAACAAGCAGCTCGGGAGGCTTCTTCATGTCTCTTAATCTCTGATGCTTGATCATTTGTCAAATTATCAAAATCCTTAACTGTTTTAAGGTAGCTAATGCAATCACTAAGACTCTGGTTATCAGGGTATTCTTTCTCAAAAATATGAACAACGCTTTCAGCGCATAGCGTTGCCCACTTAACAGCTTGATTCTTGGTTAAAACTCTCCTTGCAATCCAGATTTTATCGACATATTCAAGATTGGGTAGGTCCAGGAAATCATTAAGACTTCCGCTAAACTCACCGTGATGTTCTAGGAAATGCTTATACCTGTTGTCGCAAGGGTTTAGGCTTTTCAATACGTCTTTGTTGATCTTCATCATCTTTCCCTCATTATCACATATAATACCAGACATGTCAATATAATTCCACTAATTAATCACTTGTTTAAGAAACTTAATGTTAAGAGCTTGTTGGTTATGCTTGGAAGCATCATCAATAGAATCCCGATCATCATAGGTGGCAGCATAGGTGGCATAGTCGGCAGCATAGTCGGCAGCATAGCTGGTAGCATAGGTGGCAACATCGACAGCATAGCGTACTTCACGAGCGGCAGCAAAGACGGCATAGTAGGCAGCACGAGCAGCATTGGTGGCACCGATGGCGGCGATGGCGGCACAACGGACAGCATAGGCAGCATCAGCGGCAGCTTCGATGGCAAAGCGGGCAGCATGGACAGCTCGGGCATCACTTATATGTCTCTTAATCTCTGATGCTTGATCAACTGTCAAGTTATCGAAATCATTAACTGTTTTAAGGTAGTTGATGCAATCTCTAATGCATCTTTCATCCGGGTATTCTTTTTCAAAAACATGTACTACGCTTTCAGCACAAAGAATTGCCCAGTTAATGGCTTGATTCCTTGTTAAAACTCTCCCTGCAACCCAGATTTTATCATTGTAGTCAAGATTAGGTAAGTCAAGGAATTCACTAAAACTACCGCTAAAATCAGCGTGACGCTCTAGAAAATGCCTATATCTGTCAACACAAGGCTCTAGGTTTTTCAGTACTTCTTTGTTAATTTGCATCTTTCCCTCATTGTTACATATAACCCTAAGCTTGTCAACCTTTACAAACTACATGCCATTCTCAAAAAATTGAAGGTTAAGAGCTTTTTGGTTATTCCCGGCAGCGTCAGCATCTTCACCGGTATCAGCGGCTGCAAGGAGGGCAGCATAGACGGCATAGTTGGCAGAACGGGCGGCATAGTGGAAGGCATAATTGGCTGCATAGTTGACAGCATAGAGGGCATAATAGGCAGTATAGAGGGCATAGTGGACAGCACTGGCGACATAGTTGACTCCGCTAATATCTTCATGTTTTTTTATTTCCCACTTTTCAGTATCAGTTAAGTTATTGAAATCCTTAATAGACTTAAGGAAATTGATACATTTGCTAAGACGTTTATTGCCTGGATAATTAGCCTCAAAAATATACATAACACTTTCGGCACAGAGAATAGCCCAGCTAACAGCTTGATTTTTAGTTAAAACCTTTTCTGCAATCAAAACTTTATCTTCATAACTAATAGTACCTAGGTCCAGGAATTCAATAAAATTACCATCAAAATCAGAGTGGTGTTCTAGAAAATGCTTATATCTATCATCACAAGGATTTAGGCTTTTCAGAAATTCTTTGTTAATTTGCATATGAAGTCCTTTTCAAACACTAGTTACTTGTTTAAGAAACTGAAGGTTAAGAGCTTGTTGGCTATACTTGGCAGCATAATTAATAGAATCCCGATCATCGTAGGTGGCAGCATAGTTGGTAGCAGAGGTGGCAGCAGAGGTGGCAGCATAGTTGGTAGCAGAGGTGGCAGCAGAGGTGGCATAGCGTGCTTCACGAGCGGCAGCACCGGCAGCATAGATGGCAGCTTGGACAGCATTGGCGGCACCAGAGGCGGCATAGGCGGCACAGCGGACAGCATAGGCAGCATTGGCGGCGGCATAGGTGGCATTGGTGGCATAGACGGTGGCATTGGCAGAAAAGAAAGCAGCATTGGCGGCCATTCCATGCTTCTTAATCTCTAATGCCTGGGCATTTGTCAAGTTATTAAAATCATTAATAGATTTAAGGTAGCTGATGCAATCACTAAGACGTTTATCGTCAGGACGCTTATCTTCAAAAATATGCACAACACTGTCAACACAAAGAACTGACCATTTAACTAGTTGATTCTTGGTTAAAACTATCACAGCAACCCAGATTTTATCTTCATAGTCAAGATTAGGTAAGTCCATGAATTCGCTAAAGCTTCCGTTAAACTCACCGTGGTGTTTTAGAAAATGCTTATATCTATCAGTGCAAGGGTTAAGGCTTTTGAGTAATTCTTTATTGATTTGCATAAAAGCTTCCTAATACTTATTACTATTTATACCACTTCTAATAACTATATCAATTTCCTTGCGACAATAGCGAGTTACGTTTTCAAAAACCCTTATTTTTCCATCCATGAAGCTTTCTAGAGCAGTTAACATGTCAATTCTGTCTTGAGCAGATACATAGTTAATCTGACGCTGCAAAAAAGCCTCTCGAACGTGAGTGCTGTCTTTCATCTTACTTTCTTTCAAAAACAAGGGATATAGATCAAGAATAGTCTCTGACTTGGCTTCCAATAGGGCTTTTTTGGCTTTGGTTATCTCATACCCTATAAGACTCAGATGCTTCCTAGCTTGTCTATATCCCTCGTTAAATGTGTATTCAAGTTCAGAATAGGTCGCAGGGTTTACTACCTTTGCCTCAATCAATCTGTGTTCAGCCTCTCTAATAGAGCTGATATCAAGACGTACTTCTGGCGTATTACCGAACGCTGGAATGGTTAGCTCTGCACGTTCGGTGTAATTAGAAGGTAGTGTTTGCATTATCCCTCAAGAGATTTCAAGAAATCTTCATCACTCAAGCTATTAAGATCTTCCGCTGCCGGTGGAGCATCTTTCTTGGGAGTGTTTAGGACTTCTATTTTAGCCTTAGTGGCAGCTTTAGCTTCTAGGGCAGCTTTAGCTTCTAGGGCAGCCTTAGCTTCTAGGGCAGCTTTAGCCTTGCTTTCTGCGAGTGCCTGAGCCGCCTTGACGTAAGTATCTTCAGAATGATTAGACTGTTCTTCATCATCACCATTGTCTGAAGGTGTAGATCCATCTGAGTCTCCTAGGATTCGCTCCAAAACAATCGCGCCTTCCTGTTCGCTACGCTCGTAAGCAGCTACCATTTCAGCCACTTGTTCAGGATTGGGCATAGGATACATAGTGCTAAGCTCATAGGCCTCATCTGCTAGACGAGATAGAATGGCGGGAGTAAGAATGTGAGGCTCTGATTTTTCAACAATGCCGTATTCTGCTGTTTTTACCTTTGTTTTAGATTCTGTTACTTGGTAAGCAGTGTCCCTGTCCATTCCAGAACGGTTGAAGTTAATAAAGCGTCCGTCTTCAACCGAAAGCGGGTCTACACCCTCTCCCTGAAGTTGTTTAACCAGTGCTTTAAATGCATTCATTGCACGAGAGCCAAGCTTTAGAAGACCGATCTTACCGGAGGAATCCATGCCATTTGCATGGTGTTTGCTATCAACGTTGAAACGCTTAGTAGACTCTTCTAGATCTTTCAATTGCTTTTTAAGAGACTCAGGGATGGGCGCTTTAGCTTCAAATAGCTGCCTGGCTTGTTTTTTAGCCTCATCTTTCTGAATCTTAAGACCTTCGGCTCGGTTATAGGCCGCACAGTCCCTTTCTACCATTTTACTCCTGAAGTTAACGTCACGAGGTGAAACGAAAGGGCGCTGCCTGCCTTTTGTGTCCTTATAACCCCATACAACGCGATAGTAGACACTCCAATAACCCTTGTCTGCTAGTTTACCCATAGGAGGTAGGACTCGGAATAGGTTATCCCCGTCTTTAAATTTAAACACTTCTTTTTTGTCACCTGAATACCTTGCTTTGCCGACTTTCATGGATTATCCTTTATTTTAGACCGTTATTGGGCTCAAATCTCAGACTTAATTTTCAAAAATACTTTTTCTACAGATCCAGCAGTAGACACCTTAGTAGTATTCACCAAAAACACACGCTTTGTCAAGTTTTTTAGTGAATTTTCTAGATCAACTGAAAAATCTTTATTTTTTGTATAAAGAACTATTGCAACCGTATCGGTGTCAACCCCCTGCTCAAGACCTAGCTTGGCTACTTCGCTTACTGCGTAAATACCTGCAATCTCTGCTCCTACTTTTTCATTATATGCCTGCATTAGCAGGGATACAAGATCTTCCTTGTTATTCAACCTGCGAGAATATTTGCTTTCATAGTAAACAGAAGGTGCGGACTCTACTCCGATATCAGAGCAAACCTCAGCAAAGTTCCCCATAACAGTGTCAAAAAGCGCAGGTGAAGACTGGACGCCATTGTAATAACGACCGTCTACATCGTTTGCGATAGCTTCATAGAATAATTCCGCCCTTACATTGAAGCAACCAAATTTGGTGGCTAGGTCTGCAAACTGTTCTGCTTGAGGGCCCCTAGTAACAATAAAAACAGCTTGCTTGAGAAGAGATTTCTTATATTCAGATTCTAGCTCTTTAAGGTTTTCCTTAGCCCTGCGAATCTGATCTTGTCGAGAACGCCTAACACTAGGAAGCATTTCTGCTGTGATTTTAAAATCAGCGATTTCTCTTTCTTTTTTAATCTTCTCAACAATTTCTTTGATTTTCATAATTCCCCAATTTTGAAATATTTCCTTACCTTATACTCAGTATTAAAATAAACCTTAGCTGTTTTTAAATCAGAAACTCCGTCAAAAGTATTTGGAAAGATTTTATGAGTAGAAAACTTCCCACCCATGTACCTTACATGTAAATACAGAACAGTGTTATCAAGACTAGCAGACTCAATCAAGGTCAGACGCTCGTTTACTGTTTTTTCTCTTACAATTTTAGTTTGACTAAAAAAATCAATCATATTTGTCCTATTTGATATTACCACGTTTTAATATTTCTGCCATTATCTGCGCAGTGGCTTGACTACTCCCTGAAAGCGCCCTTACACCTGGAATTTCAGGATCAACTAGGAGTCCAGATGCTTTATCTGTAACGATAGATCCGTAGTTAGATCCAAGATAAGCTCTAACTACATGGAAGTTTTCGCCAGGATATTCCTTTTTATAGCAAGCTGGATAGTAACCGCCATGTGTGTCTAGGTTTATTCCGTCGTTTCCAGAGGCTACGGTTAGTGTCATGCCTTTTTTCAAAAACCCAAATAGGTAAGATTTTTCCCTAGATTCGTAGGCATTTCCGCCTAGACTTAGGTTTAAATACTTTATTTGGGGATCTGAGTCAATATACTCCAGTGCCTTGTAATACGAGTTGGTATTTTCTATGATCGAGTCTTCGTTTTTGTAAAACTTAATGCTCACAATGCAGTGAGTTTTAGGGTTAATACCCTTAGATATAATCCCAACAATGTTAGAGCCGTGACCGTGGTTATCTTCTGTTTGTCCTAGTGTGTAGTTGATAACACCGTTCCTGCACATGTAGGGGCTTTTGTCTATGCTTTTAATCACACCCGTATCAATAACGGCTACTTTGATACGGGTTTCAAGACTTTCGCTTGTTGCCACCGTTTCGCAGCAGATAAGAAGAAGTGTAGAAAGTATGTATTTTAGACTGTTCATTTATACAGTGTACAGTATACTTTACGCATTGTCAACAAGTTATTTAACACTCTACGTGAATTTCTGTAATGTTGGTATAACACTGTCCCTTGCCGTTTTTCTTGCGTTTATAGAAAAAGTATGCTATAGAGCCTTTTTTCAATGACTTAGGATACCTCAACTCTCCACTATCGTAATCAGGCCATAGTACTTTTTCAGACACATAGCCTGAGCTATCTATAATGATTTTAAGGGCTTTTTTGCTTCCATTAGAGTATTCAAACTCTTTACAATCAATAACATATCCAGCACATGCGGCGTATATTTCTTCTTCAGGCTCCATTAAATCAATTCTTTGAAGGTGTTCCCCGGTCACTAGAGGAAGCTCCCTAGCCCATTTGTTCATAACCCTACAGAAAGGCTTTCCTGGAAGCAGTTTTAGCTCTGAATCTTCCAACATAACCTTATGTAGGTCTAGATTCATAGTCGGAAATACAGCTTTTTTCATTAAGAAGTCTTTCTTAGGGGTAAGCATTACATATTCCGAATCAACATTACCCTTGGATGGCCCCTTGTCTTTTAGTTTCTGAATAGCTTTTTCTGATTTAACGTATTTTGCCCTGTCTGTCTCTATGCTTAGATTGTAAATGGCATCTTTAACTTTTTCCTCATATTTAACAATCTCTACAAAGTCTTCATAAATTTGAAGTTTCTGTAACAATGTAGAGTCAGCCGGAAACAGAGAGTTAAGAACACCTACGTGAATAAGTTTACAAGTAAGTCCTGGACCAGCTACTTTCTTAGATACAAAATCTTTAATGTCAACATACGGCCTTCCAGAAACAATCTTTTCGGCTGCCTTACCACCAACACCAGAAATCATGGAAAGTTTTGATCGAAGCTTACCTAAATTATAGTCAATTGATATCTCTTCAGTAGAAACGTTGATATCGGGAGGAAGAACTAGGTCTTTGACGTGTTTATAGTGGCTTTCCTTGATCTCCTTGTCTGTAGAGTTAGAAAGTACAGCCGCCCACCACTCAAGTGGGTAGTGATACTTAAGAAACGCACATGCGTAGGAAACAGTAGCATAGGCGGTAGCATGGCTAGCGTTAAATCCGTAAGAAGCAAACTTAATCATCATTTGCCATATCTTTTCTGCGGTTTGAGCGTCAACGGTTTGACATGAACCTTCAATAAATTTAGGCTTTAAGCTGTCTAGTAGTTTAAACTTCTTCTTACCCATGGCAACACGAACGTCTTCAGAATCTGCGACACTCATCTTACCCAACTCAGTAGCAATTTTTGAAACCTGCTCCTGGAAGCAGAGTACAGAGTAAGTTTCTGGAATTAGAGAGTTTAATATGGGAATATCGGTCTTTGAATGCCCGTTTTTACGTTCAATATATTCCTGCACCATGTTATTACCTGTAATTTCATCAATGAAACCTAGCGGTCCTGGACGAACCAGTGACGTTGTAACTGCGCAATCTACTATTGATGTGGGTTTAATCCGCATCAAGAAGGGAGTAACCGTTGAAGTGTTAAGCTGGAACACTGTCTCTGTTTTTCCATCGGATAGCATCTTGAATACTTTTTGATCTTCAGGCAAATCGTAAATATAAGTCTCTTTACCTTCGTGAATGAAATAGCCGGTTTTAAGCTTAATTCCATTTCTTTTATTGACACTTTCCATGCACATACGAATATCTTTAAGACACAACACAACTAGAAGGTCTAGCTTAACCAGTCCTGCATACTCGCAATCTTTAGCATCTGGCTGGGTTATGCGTTTAACTCCACCGACTTCAAAAACTGGTACGGTTTCCTCTATATCCACATCAGAAATAATATACGCAGATGCGTGACGTGACATTTGTCTAGATAGAGATAGGGATTTTTTTACAATTTCCCACTCTTTTGGGCGAGTCTCTGTGTAATTCCTAAGATCTTTATTTATCTCCAAAAGGCCCCGTATGTGTTCACCATCGCTATTTTCATAACCAAACACCGAGTCATAGTCTGTTATCCCAGGAGGAGTATCTGGAAGGGTTTTAGACAGAGCCTGTATTTCCTGTTCTAGTGTTCCGTTGTTTACAAAACGATTTGCGTCAAGAATGGCAGATTTAATGCGAAGCAAGGTACGAGTAGAGCATTGGGCTACTTTATTGCCGTATTTTTCCTTTAAATACCCACCGTTACCATCTTTGCCAACCAGAGGCTCCCTGTCTTCAAAATCGGAATCAATATCCATCCACGATCCCTGGCGAATACGGTCAATAGTGGCAAACCTGGCAGAGCTAAGCTTATATTTAATAGGGTCAATCTGTGTAATACCCATCAAATAAGCGATCAGGAAACCACCAACAGAGCCGCGCCCTGGACCTACTAGATATCCATTGTCTTCATAGAATTTAAAGATATCAATCAAAGGTATGAAGTACGGGATGAGGTTTTTTACCCCATTGTTTTCTAGCAAATCCATTTCTTCATTAAACTGCTTTACATAAATAGGATTGTTCCAGTCCAGACGCCCCTGAGCTGCAATAGCGTCCATCATTTGTTTTTTGGGGTTTTCTCCTACATCCGGTAGTCTGTATTCATATTTTAGATTAAAGTCTTTAAACTTATCAGCCCAGTCGTGACTGTTTTTAACCATTTTAGTAATAAAAGAGTCTTCTAGACCAATTTTAGTGGTTAGGTATTCCCTAACATCGCTGGTACGGCGCATGAATTGACTCTTAATAACCCGTCTTTCCTCACCTAGGCGCATGTCCTGTACAACTTTATCGTCTCTGTCTGCGTAGTAGCTATAGTTGTTAATCAAAAGCCTGTCTAAGTCCCCATACCGTTTTGCCAGAGCAAGTATGAACTTATTAGCCTTAAGCTGTATGTCACCCTCTGGAATATCAACAAAATCATTGACTAGCTTAGCAGATAGCACTTCTGAGAGGCTCTCCTTGACACCGTAGAGCACTTTGTTGATACTAACATGTGTCAGGTGGCACGGCTTACCAAACTGCTTTTTACGGTATACCTCGAAGGCCTTGGAACGCTTTTCTCCCTCTATGCCAACCCTGTCGTTTATCGGGATATGAACGGTATGGCCGGGTAGTTCGATTTTAACTAGACTATTCCAGTAGCGGTCATGCTCAAATGGTAAGATCGATGGATAAAAGTTTGAAGAGTCAAACAAATCCCTAAGCTTTTCGTAGTATTTCATTCCCAGGTCAGGACGCCCCACTAGTAGATGTTTACTAACCATGCACTGAGTGTCAGAGGTGCAAACGGTAAAGGAGTGTTTAGATAGCTCTTCTAGATCAGCCCAATCAAACAAAGGGTAGGAACTGTCGTTAATTACTACGTTTTTGTCGAAATTAGAGCATTTCTTAACTAGAACCTGATAGGATGCCTGGTCTTTAGCGTGAACTACAATTTTAAAATATTTAATTTGCTGACTTTCTGTGTTTCTGATTATTTTACAGTTGTTATCCTTAAAATACAGCTCAACCCCTGGAATTAGCTTGATTCCCTTCTTTTGACAGATTTGATAAGCCTTTAGAATCGCTGTAAGATAACCGTGGTCTGTGACTGCGAAATACCCAAGCCCCATTTCCTTAGTCTTGCTAACCATCGTATCAATAGTTGATCCGGTTATGGGGCTTTCAGAGTGATTTACAGGGCTAATGTGGTTAGTAAGATGATCCATAAAATATACTACCACAGATTAAAACGTATAAAAATAGAGCTATCTATTCCATCTCTACAATGTTCAAAAGTTCATGGTTGGAAATCCCAAGGATGGAAGTCTTTTTGTCCTTCATCATTTTCTTCATAGCTTGATAAACACTAACGGTCATTTTAACATCTTGTTGTGCGTTGTGGGCTTCACCCTTAGGTACGTTAAAGTGCTCTACAAGGCTAGTTAGATTACCGAGATCGTCAGGTAAGTATCCGATATCCTGCAGGAAGGTTGTGATATATAGAGTGTCAATGGGGCGATAGTGTACAGTGCCTTCCCACTCTTCTTGAGACATTAGCTGAGCAAAGATAAACCTTAGATCGAAGGTTATATTTTGTCCGAACGGTCTGTAATGCTTGCGTTTTCCCTTAATTTTGTGCTTTTGAAGTAACGCCGCTAGCTTTTTGCTACCCTCAGACATGGTAACTGTTTTAGGGTTTTTCAAATGGTCTGCAATATTTATACCAGTAACAGCCAGGGCTTGAGCCTCCGCAACGATATCACCGCTATCTGGTTTCAAATAAAGATCCAATGAGTCCAACAACTTCCAGTTTTCATCGTAGACTTCAAAATAAGCCGTAAGAATAGAGTGGGTTTTCTCATTGAGGCCAGATGTTTCTGTATCAAAAGCTAAGAATTTCATTAAATCTCCATTAACTCTCTGATTTTATTAACAGCACTTTCAAAAATTTCCCTGACTTCCTCTTCACTTAACAATAATACCTTCGCTATACGCGCATCGTCAACCCCGTCTGGGTTTTTTTCTATCAATTTTTTTAAACTATTGCCAAGACGTGGGCAATAGATGAAGTCTTCTTCGTTTGTAATTCTAAGTCTTATAGTATTAACGTCCATTTCTTCCCTTGAAGGGTAAAACCCTCTCTTCTGCTACTTCTTCTATGTATATTGATTCAAATTCATCTAATCTTTTTTCATATTGGTCTAATTTTATTTTCATTTCTTTCTTTAGGTTATCCCTAAAGTGTTCGTATTTTAAGATTTCACCGTCGGCTACACCTAGCTCTTCCATAGACCTTTTGTATTCTTTGATTACACTAATAGTAGAGCCGGATCTGTGTAGTTGAATGTTGTACTCCAAATCTCTCTTAATTCTATTTAGATATATCAAATTACGGTCTATAATGCACAGGTCATCCTCCATTAGTTTGAGATTCATCTCAAGCCCTAACAGGATACCTCTTAATTTCCTTATTTTATTTCTAAAAATGCTCATCTATTTTCTTTCTATGTCCACACTTACTATTCCCACAGGTATCAACTCTAAAGCCGTTGAATTTTAGCGTTTTAAAATCGTCTCCACCACACTTAGGACATCTGTTCTTTGACTTCTTCAAGGGTCTTTCTTTGGCAGAAGTTTCCACCAATTCTTTTAGAGATCGATCCTCTACAACTTCACTCAAGTAGTCTTTTGTCTTATCCCAAGCTGCCTCTAGTGTTGCTACTTCAGAGAGAAGATTCCTAATAGTTTTATCTTTCGCCCTTATTTGAGCCTTTAGGCTTTTTATTTCATCTTCAAGCTTAACGATTCTATCTTTATGGTTTTTTTTAGCCCAATCTCTTGGTTCCAAGCTTTTCTTCATTTTTTTCCTACAGTATATAATACCACGAAACAATTACGATTGTTTTATAAAAAGGAACTAAGAATTTAGGCTTGTTTCTATTTCTTAGATTTATGCCAACTCATTCTGCCGTTTTTTGTGCGAATGATGTTGATTAGTTGGCGAGAGCCGTTGGGATATTGAATACACATTGTCTGTGTCCAGGAGGATGGTCCAGAATTGTAACTCAATTTAAGTGTTGTTGATGTCCCTACTTGATAAACTTGACGCCAAATACCTGCGGTATGGGAGTGTCCAACAGTAGCCTTATGGTAAGCCTTCTCTATACCCCTCATAGAGCCTTTGCTTCCATTAGCCCCCTTGTCTCCATGGGCACCGTTTTCAACACCATAAACAATGTAGTCTTCGTCTCTATCCAGCCATTTTACTGAATCTGGAGAATCTATACCTACCATTTCTACAATTAGGTGTTTTAAAACGTCTTTCTTCTCTATGAATTTCTTAACTAGATCAACTGCGTAGTATAGATTTTCAGCATCGTCTTTCCATCGCCCTTCGTCAATATAACGCTCTAGAGCCTCATCGTGATTGGATTTAACAATTGTAATGTTATCTACCCTGTTAGACCATAGATTTAGCCATTCGGCGGTTATCTTTGCCTCATACATCATAGAGCTTTTGCCAGCCATAGTGATTTGAGCGCGGGTAGCCTTCTTCGTCTGGTCATGGTGGTTATTGAATCTACAGTCAAAAATGTCGTGAACGATGATTTCTTTGCAGTTTGCTTTATCTGTAATCTCAGCCAAACACTGGTCAACTTCTAGATCATGTGAACCTACGTGAGTGTCTCCAAAAACACATACTGATTCGGTTACTTCACTGATTTTTCCATTGGGAGAGTATTTAACGCCTAGGTCAATGAAAGAGCCGTCTTCCTCTGCCTGAATTTGCCTAAAATGAAAAATATCCCCGTCTTCAATCTCAACTATGATGGCACCTACTAGGTGGTCAAAATCTGCAAGATAAGAAGTTCTTTGAGACATGTAGAAGTCTGTAGAGTAATCAGAAACAGTAATAGCGCCGGTAGTCATTAACGCTCTAGGAAGTTTTGTGTTGGAGTTGGCTATAAATTCAAGATATTGTTTAGGAGAGGCTAGGATCATAGACCCTTTAGCTTGTGCTAGTCTCTGCAAACCTGTTAGAGGATTTATCTGCTTAGCACTTACCTTGATACTAGATAGTAAGATGTTATTGTTTAGGTATAAATCTTTAAATGCAAATTCACAATCCTTAAGTCTAGGATCAAGTTCAAAAGAAAAGGAGGATTCTCTTTTAATAACATCTTCACACGGCTGAATGATGATTAGAGCGTCTCTTTCTTTTTTAAAGGTTTCTAGGCTGTTTAAAAAACCTTCATGTATTTTTTTATTATTTACAGCAGTCGTAATAATAAAGGTAGATTTTTCATTAACCTTATTTTTAAGCAAGCTGAATGACTTTTCTGTAAATACAGAATCATTCACTAGTTTAGAAAAAATCTCTGGATACTCTTCAGAGGCTTCTGTGTATAGATTAGAAAAGTTTACAAAGGCTTTGTTGACAGAGCTAGAGCTAAAGCCAAGGTCTTGTAGAATAGCCTGAGTTGGAGTGATGCCGTATTTAGATACATAGTTTCCGTAAGCCTTTAGGATATCCTGCCTAATATCGGAACTTTCTTCTATCTTTTTGGTTTCAACTTTAGGGAAAAACAATGCCTTAACAGTTCCGTATCCACCTAGCTCATTAAGCTGCTCTTTATTTAACCTGCTGATTTTATTGTCAATAGCAACTCTAATATACTCATCACGCTTGATTTCCGATGGTGATAGCTTAAGTACTTCAGAAACTTCTCTCATTGATTTTTTGAATAATTCAATGAGTGCCTTGTTTTTCATCTATTTCCCTTGAAAAGCTTTATACAAAGATTGCCCTTATTGGGTTAATCTTGAGTGACGGCGTTTGGGTTTTTTTCAACACCTTCAGCAATACTATATACTTCCAAGATTTCAAGAGTGGTTCCGTCTGCATTGGTTACCGATTCTCCTGCTTTTTTACCCATAACTGAATGTCGGGCATCTTCAACGATAGCGGTTACTGCAAACTGAATACGCCCATTGATTACGTTTTTCTCTTCGTCTAGCTCACGGCCTACTACGAAAGAACGCTCCTCAATTTCTCCACTTTCTGACCTAAGTAGAACTCCGTTTTCTTGAAGGAAGGAAACCTGTGCCTTAAGTTCGTTAATGCTTTCTTCCACTAGGAGATTGTCGATCATTTCACCCTTCATTTGTCCTTGCTCACCAGCTTGAATTGTTGCATTTAGACGCTTGGCCAACGCCCTAAGTGTCTGTTTTAGCTCGTAAGAAGACTGCCTTAGCTCTTCGATTTCTTTCTTAAGCAAGTCAATGCTGTTGGCTAGAAATTTAGCGTTATGTGTTGACCTATCGTTAATCTGCAGCACAGCGTCTTCTAGACCTTCAATACGTTGGGCTGCGGTTAGTTTCTTGGCATTCTTGTCGGTTGTCATGGGACTCCTATTTGGTTAACATTGTTGATAGAATATTACCTAAAGCTGTATTCGAGTTACTATCGCCTCTGGATTGCGTAGACGGGGCACCTGAAACCCCTGTATAGGGTTGAATAGGAACATACCCGGGAGGCCTTTTCTTATTATTCATGGATACAATATCGGCCGCAGATAGGTTCTTTTCCTGCTCTCTCTGTACTTCTCTACGTTTTTCTCGTTTAATATCTTCCTTGGCCAACTCAATCGCTTCATCATCTGAGATTTCATTAGACTTGAACTTACGCTTAATTCCATCTGTTTTTGGTGGTTTAGAGACTGGACTGCTTTTTACCTGTTTTTTCTCAAAAACTTTTTTATTTACCGGCTCTTTGCTCTTAGAGGGCTTAAATGGCTGAAACTCTTCTTCTTCGTCTTCCTGATCAAGCGCCTGAAGTCCCTGTTCTTCTTCAAACTCCTGTTCCTCGTCTTCTTCTGAAACCCTTAGCTGCTTAGTAGGTGCATTTAAAGATGCTCCCTTAGTTCCCTTAATAGACAGAGCTTTTAGGAATTCTACCTCTACATCATTGAATTGGGCTTCTACTGCTACTTTTTTAAGCGTTTCTGTCTTTTCTTTCTTAAGACCGAGTAGAATCTCAAGCCTTTGAACTATATAGCTTTTAAGCTCATTCTGAACAGCCTGAATAGCCTTAGGATTAGCCTTAACCCCTTTAAACAGGTCATGCTTAATCAACATGTCATATAGCCTGGCTTGCTCTAGGCGAAGCATTGCGCTATTAACTACGCTAGACTCACGGCTATCTAGGTCGTATACGGATTTCTTGCTAGAAGAAGGCTTATATACCTTTTCTTCCTCCTCAACCTCGTATTCATCTAGTTCGTCAAGAATCTTCTGAGCACTATCCTCAACCCCATCTTCTTCGTTTTCTTTATTCCAAAATGTTTTATTACTCATAAATGCCCCTTAAAATATAATACCACGTTATTTAATCGGGCAAACACCAGATGCACACTCGTCTATTCCTGAGACATCTTCTTCTTTAAACGAGACATCTGAAATAGGAGTGATAGCCGCCGTTAGAGCATCAAACTGCTCTTTGGTGATCTCCTCTAGGGGAGCCTGTTGAAAACCATGGTCAGAATGAAGCAAAAACGATACTGACTTGATGTTTTCGTTGTAATTATCAGAAAGCCACTGCCTTATTTTGCCTAGTTCTTCTTTTTTGTAGTAGACAGTGACCGATACTGCGTTGTCAGACCACTCCGTTTGAAGGCGCTTGACTACTTCAAGCTGATCAATGGCGGTCATATCCTTTACCAATGTAGTTCCTTCAGGAAAAGAGCACGGGAAGGATACTATTTGTGTGTTTTTATCGTCAGTTCCGTCAAAATTCCTTTGAAATTCAATAGGATATCCGTTTTTTTTGCAGATTTCAATCAGAGGGCTATTGGAGGCAATACGAATACGACGCAAATGGTATTGAGAAAAACCACCATGGGCACCTGGGGTAACTCCAGGAAGCAAACTCATAGAGCCGCTAGGCTTAATAGTTGATAGCTTAATTGACTCAGGAAAACCATGGGCTTTGCTGTATTCTTTGTCATACTGCCTGAGGGCCGGGTAAAGCTGTTTAAGCCACAGCTTTTTTTCTTCAGGACATTGTAGATAGCCAGTTACACCGATACCCATGCGCATGTTTTTATGAACAATCTCTTCCGTCTCTTTTAGATGGCAGGGAAGACGTAGGGAGTGTTTATTGATGCGATACAGAAGTTTTGTTACTTTTTCAAGCTCTTCATAAGATTCTATGTTTGGCAAGAAAATTTCAGCCAAGCAGCAAGTCTCTTTATCGACTAAGCTTTGTTCGCCACAGGGATTGAAACCGGCTACTTCGTAGTCTGTGTATTGAATTTCATTAACCCTGCCCATACGACGAGCGTTGTTTAGATTGATAAGCCCATAAGGCTCTCCATTCCCCTGATATCCTTCCCAAAAATAATCTGGAAGCCTTGAAAAGTCGTTGCAAACAACAGAGTTATTAGACATAGCACGCCAAGACGGTATATTCCCCAAGTCCCATCGTTTAGCGTTTAGAAACTGAAGGTCGTCCATGTCTCCTATGGCTATTTGAGCACTGCGCCTTACGTTTCCGGCCACCACTATAAAGCCAATGATATTCATAATATCCAGGCAGTCAATTGGACGTAGTTTTTTACCAGCGCGGGTATTCAGAACCTTGCTAATTTCGTTCATTCCCCAACAAAGCTCTTCAGGACCGGCGGCAGTACCGCCAAACCCCTTAATTGGAGTACCTTTGCCTCTAATACAAATAGTAGAATAGCTAAACCCTTTTCCTGTAACAAAGTGAGACTCTAAAACCCTTTGTAAGAGATCAACCCATCCTTGGCGACTATCTGGAACGATAAGATCGGCGTCCTTAGTGTCTTGGCGAATTATCTTAGCCTTTTTAGGCTTGGGGATTTCGTAAACATACTCTTTTTGAATGTTATAGCCCACTCCAGAGCCTAGCATTAGTGCATCCATAGTCCAGGTAAATGGTCGAATAGGCTCGTTTACAATAACAAAAGCACAGTTTTGTAGGCTTAGAAGACCTAGCTTGTCTACGGTTTTAGTTCCAAGCTGCCACAAAAATCTACCGGCAACGGTTCCCTTCAGGGTAAGCATAGTGTTTCGTAGATCTTCCTCTTCTTGTTCGGTAAACCCTACCTTAAGTTGTTTGTTGCAGGCTTTAACAACACGATCCACTGTTTCTGGAAACTCTTCAGTGCGTGAATTAGCGTCAGTTTCACTAATACGACGTGCATAGGTGCGTTTATAGACGATATATCCGACAGTTCCCCATGGAGTTTTGATGCCAGACTTAGTATTATCCATTATCTTTTACCTTTCTTTAATAGTTTTAATAGTTTTAACGACTTACGTTCTTCTTTAGCTGCTTCTTCAATTCTTTTCTGTTCTAAATACTTAGTATACTCTTTTTCAAACATTGCATTATGTTTATTAATAAAATCAATATCAGAAGGGTCAACAACGTCGTATTCTGATTTATCTAATACAAAATCCCAGCACTCTACGTTATTTTTTTCAGCCAATTCCTTCCATTTTGCTCTAATAAACTTTTCTTGATTAGATTTTTTACCGTGGCAGCTTGCCTTACCCTTCTCTAAAAGCTTCTTAGGAGTTGAACAAAGCACCTGTAGGTTGTTTAACCTGCAGAAAATACGTCTAGCCTTACAGTCTAAAGACATGTCAGAGTCCCTCATCCAGGTCGGACAAACGGGGTTTTTGTGGTCTACCTGTACATTTTTTTGACTAAATAACTCACCGCAGTCTGCGCACTTATATCTGACCTGGTTTTTCTTACCTGTGGAGCCGTCTTTAAGAGTCTTTGGAGGAAGTTCTACCCTACCATCCTGGATGCATTTTTTAAAATCGGGATGAAGCCTATAGCACCTACGCAAAGCACCTGTCCATCGCCCCTTTTCCTCTACCCACCGGCCGTTTTCATCATAAAGCGGTGCTTCCTTCTTCTTACTCTTGCCCATCTCTATACCCTGGCTCAAATCCTTCTTTTTCATTGATTAGGATATTCAAATAGGCAATTTTCAGGTTAAGTACGTTTTTAGCTTCAGTAAAGGGGCCCTTTAGGAGCTTAACCTCATCAGAGGCGTCTTTTACGGATTGATTGTCACTCATTCTGATTTTTTGATCTTCAGAGGCCAATGTATTAGTTACCATGTGGTTTTCAAGGTCCTCAGTACAAACACCGTCGTCTACGAATCTTTTAAGCTGTTTAATTTTATCCTTATGCTCTTTAATCTTATCTGTGAAGGGCTTTTTAGCCCCCTTAAGCCTAATCTCTGCGTCTTCGATTTCCCTACATGTCTTAACACTTGCTAGTGTTTCTTGGAGGTATTTTGAGTACATTAGAACGTTTTTACGTAGATCAGCAACACTCAGTCCTTGAACTGAATCGTAAAAAACTGTATGTTTTTCCTGAATAGTATCCTTAATTTTACCTACTTTTTCTGACATGGCTACTCCCCTCTATCGTTGTAAAAAATATAGAACTGCTAACAATGCTGTTAAAATAATTAAAATAGTATCAGTAGTAGTGTGATTTAAAAAGTATCCGATCACGAATCTTCTCGGAAATCAAAACGAGGTAGTTTTTTAAAACACTCTTTATGGTTTAAATGCCTTACGGTTTCTTCAATTACACATAGATTGGCCTGTTCGTTCTGATTAACCCTCTTTCTTTTGTCTCCTAAAAACATAGGGAAAGACTTGTTAGAAAAAAGTGTTTTTGCACAATTCACTATAGATTGTAAGTCATACCAATCCATCATGTAGTCTGACTGGCTAATATGAGCGTATTTGTCTATAAGGTTTTTAAGAGTTTTTTGCTTATCGTTTGTATTTTGATTCTCAATTTGTTTAAAAAAATTGATAATATCGGTGTCAATTTCATCTTTTACGCCCATTTTCTCTCCATATAGTATAATACCACGCTATAAGACTACAGACTCTTCTCCAGTGCGCTCTACGATAATTTTTTCTGTGATCATTTCGTTTATAATAGGATTATGGTCTACTATTATTATTCTCTTGTTAGAATCGATCTGCTTCAAAATCTCAAGACACTGGGTGATGCAAACCTCTTCAAGTCCATTAAAAGGCTCGTCCATGATGAAGAAGTCAACACCCTTACCAGTCTTGTCTTCAATCATGTCTATAACGGAAAGGTCTACGGCCATGTCTAGGGCTGTTCTTTCACCGCCTGAAAGTGTCTTGATGTTGATATCAGCGTAACCGTCTAGATTTACTATAGCGTTTACCTCATCTTTGATGCTTCCGCTTTGATTTTCACGACATCCTTCAAAGAATATTGTAGCGTTATGCATGTTTGGGATAGAGGAAAGCATATCAGTAGCGCGGGAGCCGATATAATCTAGCGTGTCCTGGAAAATCTGAAGGGTGTAGGATTTGATTAGTCTTTTAGATTCTTCAGCAATTGCTTGAGACTTTACACTGTTTTCTAAACTAGTGTTTAGACTGTCAAGTTCAGACTGTTTGGTGTTGATAAGAGCATTCAGGCTATCAATACGTGTCTTATAAGACTTTAGGCTTAATGCATAGGCGGCCATTTGCTGTTTATTTGCCAAAAAATTAGACCTAGTCTCTACAAGACTGACATTTAGGCTGTTTAGTTTATCGGAGTAGGTGCGCTGGATAGAGTTAATACACTCATCGTACTGGTTTAATTCTTTAAGATAGTTGTTTTCCAACTCTACCGCCATGTTTCTATACAGGGCGTTTTTTTGAGCTATTTCTTGATTTATCAGTTCTATCTGTTTATCGAAAACTTCTAGTGACGAATTTTGCTCTATACTTAACAAGGAGGACTTGTGCTCTTCCAGAGATGCTTTTAATAGCTCTTCTCCGTCTATGATTGCTTTGTTTTCAATAACTTCAGTCTTTAATGATGAAATAGCAGCGTTAATATGCTCTATTTTGGCCTGTCCAGTCACCCAGGACTGGTTACAGGTGGGGCACAGTCCTGACTCAATCTGAGTCCTTTCTGACATAAGAAGTTTTATTTTACTAACCCGCCCTGTCATTTCTGATCTTGCGTAAGACACCTTCCCTATGTCTTGTCTTGTCTTGTCTATTTTAGATTGAATTTCTTTTCTTGAAAGATTTAGAGAGGCTATGGCATTGTTTTTACTCTGTTTAATTACCTCAAGCTTTAAAGAAGACTCCGCATCTTTCTCTTGGGCTTCAACCTTCTGCCTTAGTGGTTTAACAATAGAACCAACCTTGCTGTTTTTTTCAAGATTTACACCACGAATATCAGATTCAAGATTAGATATTTGGACTTCCATAGCATCAATATCGGACTGGTTAAAGTCAAATGGAACTTCGAATGAGGGGTCTTGCTCCACATTCTTCATTGTTTTAAGGTCTTCCAGGTGTTTAGATGTGGAAACAACAAGCGGGGCTGCTGCGGAAACCCTTGAATTCAAAAGTTTTAAGTTGTCGTCAATTTTAGAAACGTCACTGATTAGCGATTCTAGATTGAGAGCTTTCATTAGAAACTCATAGCTTTCTTTAGCCGTCAGGTTTAGGAAAAACCCAGGATCTTTCTGCTTTTTGTGGATGGTCTTTTTAAATAGTTTGGTGGGAATGCCGATAATCTGCTCTAGCCTTTCTTCAGCTAGTTTAATGTTGCCAGAAATCTCTTCATCGCCGTGTTTTAGATAGAAACCGTCTTTTTTAGAGCGTTTTAGCACCAAAACAGTCCCATCTACGTCAAACTCACCTTCAACATATATGCTGTTCTTAGTAAGTCTTGACTGCAGGGCGGTAGTTGGAGTATCATTAATGCCCAATAGATAATCAATAGCGTTAAAAATAGTTGATTTAGATGCTCCAGAAGAGCCGCCGGTATTGTTGTTGACGCCTTTTATCTGAATTAGATTTCCAAATCCGGTAAAATCAATAGTTTGTTCGGTAACAAACCTGCCTATATTACAGAACGTAATATTTTTAAACCTTAGCATTTAGCGATTCCCTTTATTCCGCTCTTTCTCCAGAACGTGGCTTGATATTTCAACTTTCCTAGACATAAGGCCGTTATCTATAATCTGAGTAGATTTGGTACTAGGAGCGCCTAGCTGTCGCTCTAGTTTGCCGATTGAGCACTGGCCGCAGTCAATATAAGGAACGATATCCTTAGAGGTTTTGAAGTATTTTTCTATACAGTTATCACAGTCGCTATTGTTACAAGAGTATTTAATCATCATATATCACCTCTAGATTATTATACCACAAAAATAAAAAGCCCGACAGAAAGTCGGGCTTAAAAAGATAATTCTTTTTATTGATTTATCAGTATGACTTAACAATCCTGTCGGAAATATTTTTACTGCGATCTTCTTTAAGTTTTTGAGTCTGTTCTTTGATTTTAGAAAGGGTAACCTCTGTATCTAGCATACAGTTTACGCTATTGTCACCCTCAGAAGCATTGATGGGTGATTGATTACCACCAGTAGTGCTGGTAGTTTGACCATATCCATAATATGACGAGTCGCCAGTCTTCTCCAAGTGATTATCGTAACACTTTTGTCCGAACTGTCCGCCACTGGAAAGGAACTTTACCAACGAGACTTCTCCTCTGGTGGTTGATACATTTGCCTGAACACCTAGTACATTTGTATTAGTGGGGCATTTAGAGAGAAGGATATCAAAAGACATACCGAAAAACTTAACGGTAATGCCCCTTTTTCCTTGCAAAGTAGCATCACATTTTACGGTTACAACTGCGTCAGCATAACCCTGAGCCACAGCCTGTTTGCCCAAAAGCCACATTTCGTTTTCATAATGAGCGCGATATGTTTTAAGTGTCTGTTTACCACCAGTACGTTTAACGGTCTGATCATCCATCTCTTTAATAATGGATAGCCACAAAGAGTAACGGGCATCCAACTGACTTTGGCCGTCTGAAAACTCACCAGTAAATCCTCCACGAGCCTTGTGTGACATAAGTACCCCATTCTCTAGGATATATCGCTCACCTAGCTGTTGTACGGTTTGGAAACCCATACTAGCAGCGAACAATGTAATCGTGTGTACTGGGCGATTAAGGCCTTTTAGGGCTTCGTAAAGCTCTAGTCCGTCTTGGATACTTCCACCAGGAGTGTATAGGAACAAATATAGAGGCTGTTTGCTCTCTAGTTTAGAGTCGAGTTGACGAGCACTTTCAATTAGGGCTGAAACACTAGCTCCGTCGAATTCCTGATCCAGAACTAGAGTGTTCTCTTCAGAGAGTACAATCTGACGTGGCTTGGTTTCTTCCTTAGCACTAACGAGGTTTGCTAGCATCAAAGCAGATAGCAGAGCCAGCAGAATGAACGTTTTCATGAATCTCCCTTATATAGACCCGAAATAGATCTATTTTAATTATAATACCACGGTATTTTTGCATATCATTGAGTAAATAACCTTATTTCCATCTTTATCTCGAATAATAACGTAATCATCAACCAGGTTGAAGTTGTTTAGGTCTTTTATAAAGAAATCATAGTTGAGATTAGAGCTTGCCTTGGAAGAAACTAAATTTTTATAAAAAATGCTGACGTTAAATCTTTCGATCTTATCTACATTATATGCACATTTTATGTCTTTCTTAGGCAATACGGCAAATACTTTTTCTGTTAGAATAATCATAAAAAGCAACAAGATAATCTTTTTCATTAAAACTCCCAACCGATATTGATGTTTGCAGAACTTTGTCTGTTTTCAAAATTATAGCTGACGTTAGGTTGTATTCTTGCCCCAAGTGACTTGAATCTAATTTTAGCAAACTTATTGGAATCAATATTTTTGCTGTAAGCAATGGCGGCAACGGCCCCTACCGCCCCCATAGTTGACTTATCTACATTAATGGCTTTTAAGGCTTTCCTTTCTGCCGTTTTCCTGTACTCTTTAACTTCACTATAGCCAAGAATAGCCCTGTAAATGCCCGAAAATGCTTCCCTTTTTTCGTCAGCGTTACAAGTAGTTGAAAACAGTATAAAGATAATAACCATCATGTAACCATTATACACCAGTATGGTTATTAGTCAAGTGTCTACTTTAGCCTTTATCTTCTTAATTTTAGACAGTGTGGCTAGAATATCACCTATCTCTGTAGGCTCTACGTTTAATTCTATAGTGTTGCCGTCAACATGCTTCATAGTGCCTGAATTCATATTGATATTCACCAGTGGTTGGTTTATAGACCCCGGCTTACCTGAAATAGTATCTTGCATTAGTCCGTCTACAATTTCTATAGATTTAAGGTATTGTCCAAACATCTTTTGATCAAAGTTCTTGATAATACTAGCGTCTTTAGTTTTGTGGTACCTGTAGCCTTCTTTTTTAAAAAAGTCGTTCATAGCTGACAACAGCAACATCATAGTATCTACAGTTTCTAGTTTTGATTTCTGATATTTTTGAAGAGAGTGTGATGCTAACTCGCTGTAATAACTGATGCGTTTTTCAAACCAGTTGTGTTTCTCACTTACAAAAAGTACTATTTCTTTCCTTACGCTGACTATTTTTGATATCTCTGAATATGTTTTGCCGGACATATATAGGTCAAAACAGGTTAGAAAAATCTCCTCACCCTCTCCCACTATTTTAGCAAGGCCAGGGCACCCCTCCCTTCTGAAATTAGCCAACAAACCCAAATCTTCTTGGCTAAAGTCTTTCTCAACAACTTGTACTGGTGTTATACCTTTTTCCACTCTTTACCATCTTTGTTTACGAACACTTCTGTTTCTGACCAAAACAGCATCTTAGTAGAGATTGCCAGTCGGTCTACTCCTAACTGGAATTCTTCCCCTGAAACTTCTTCTTTTAGTTTGATATCAAACGTAACACTTCCTGCAAAGAAATTATGGCTATTGTCAATAAAATTCCACTCAACCTTAGCCTCATCAACATTGGAGAAGAAGATAAAGGGCCATGTCTTGAGGTTTTCTTTTTGAAAATCAGACAAGTTCTTAGACAGGGATAGCATATTCCTGTGGTCATCTACGATGCTGTTTTTAGCTTTCATTTAGTGTCCTGAGGTATGTTTCTATATCTGCCTTGCTCACGTTATTGGTGGGATTAAAACAGTTGTTTAGAAAATCGTGAACCGATTGTAAATTGCTCTTATCTGTTTTTGCAGATCTCCTGTCAGTAGGTCTTGCTTTAATCTGAGCTAACCCCTTGTATTTCTTTTTTAATTTAGTTATCCAAGCCGCTTGTCCGCACAATTCAAGATAGTTTCTAGCCTCTGGAACTAGGGTGGGCTCTTCGTCACCCTCATTGACTGTAAATTTATAAATAGGAGATACAATTTCTTTAGTAGAGAAGAATTCTACACTAGAGACGGAGCCGTCTTCATTGTGTTTGAATATATGTACCCCTTTCTCTTCATTTGCGTCTGAAATAGTATCCCATTTAGCTGTACCTACATAAAAACACTTACCAACCTGTTGTTTTTTATGAATATGTCCTGAAATGATAGATTTTTGTGGAATTTTATCTGGATCGATGCCGTATGGATCGTAAAATCCATTTTCATACTGAGCACCTGTGAAAGGCTGATGGGCTATGATCAGCTCGGTACAACCACTTTCGTATAGTTTTTTTGCTGAATCTATAAAATCTTCCTCCGTGTGTTTGTAGGAGATATAGCCGATTCCATCTAGTATCATGTCTTTATCTGCAACCCAGATACGATTAGTCAAACCTGTCCACTCTGAAAATGGCCCCATTGCATTCATGTTTGATTTTTCTTTTGATCCTTGCATGTCGTGATTTCCCAACAAAAACAACACCCTGCAAAGTTCACTGAATTTTTTTATATTTTCAGACCAGAAGTCTTGAACCTCAATGCGAATAACCGCATGAGTGTCAAATTGATCACCCATGAATTCAATGCGGTCTACTTTGTGTTCCTTAGCTAGAGCATAGACGTAGTCCATCAATTTCTGACTATCTTTCAGGTTAGAAACTTTAGTATGCGGATCGCCAACTCTAATGATTTTCACTATTTAAACCCCTCTTCCATCTTTGCGGCTCATATCTAATCTAGTATATTCTCCCTCTTTTGATATTACCACACTTATATCTGGTAATTTTGAATAGAATTCGACACTACCAAATGCGGTATATAGCTTATCAAAATAAATAGTCTTTACCTTTGATCTAAAACAAGCCCTGAGACACTCTAAACAGGGAGATAGAGTACATATTACGGTAGACCCCTTAGTCCCAATAGACTCTGCGTTACAGTTGTAAAGCATGTTGCGCTCTGCATGTTGAATCAATTCATACTTTAAAGGCCTGGTACAAGGCAGGTCTTCATCTGGAGCGCCTTGGCAAAAACCATTAAAACTACCTGCTATTAAATTGCCGTCTGAACTTAGTAATATTGCTCCCACTTTTGTCTCAGTATCTGGAGACAGTTTTTTAATCACATGGGCAATTTCCATGAAAATATTGAGTTTACTTAGCTTCATGTTCTACAAACAAAACGGAATTGTAGTCTACCACTACGTATGACCCTTCAATGTTTTCAGTAGTGAAGGACATGTTTTCGTGATAGGTTTTATTGGAGTAAACGACATCTTCTTTCAAATAAACGGTATCACCAGCCTTGATTACAACCCCACCATCAATCTTAGCGTCTTTAAGCACCTTAAGTCCCACGATTTGTGATTTCTGAGTAATCATAGCAACACCGCCGCGAATTTCTGACTTAAGCTCTTTCTTACCCTGATAGGGCTTACAAATGATGTTTTTCCCGTAACTAACGATCATACATCGACTCCCTTTAATTTAATAATTTTTTTCTCGATCAAATTTAAACTTTGTGCAGCATTATAGACGTGGTTCATGGTATCGTGTTTTTCTAAATTTTCTTCAATATTCATATCTGGACACTCTGTAGCGTCGTAGATTCCTCCATATTTTGCGTCTTCTTTGTCTAAATTAGCATTGGCGTTTGTATACCCAGAACTATTTAAAAGAGATTCAATATGCTCCATTGAAATTGGCAGCTTAGGAGAAGATCTTCCTGCCTCTATGTCTTTTTGAAAGCTTTCGTTTACTACTTCAGCAAGTACTTTAATATCGTCAATCCCCATCCTACCTCGCAATGCATTTGAACGATATAGGATTTTACGATCACTAGGGTATAGGCGTATAAAAGTTTTTGAATACTCTTCAATCAAAAACCCAACCATTCTGCCAATACCTACGGAACGCCAAACTGTGCTGTAATCCCCGGTGTACTTGTCAACGCCGGAAATAAGACCATAGGTGCATATTCCAATAAAATCAAGCAGGGTGTGGTGTGATTTTGGAGTTTTGTTGTAGAATATCTTAGCCTGATTTACAACCTGCGGTAGGTTGTTTTCAATAAGAATTCTTCTTGTTTCAACTAATTCATCAAAATACTGTTTTGATTTTCCCGGGAGAGCTTGATCGTAATTATTTACTATGAAATTTGCAAACTGATAGTTTATATTTAGGGACATCAGAGATTTTACGTTTTTAGTTCTAATGGCTACAGAAAGTCCCTTTAGAGATGAAGACATTTCTCTAAAATATGTTTGAGCACTTAGTATGTTTCCTAGATCATTGTTTACGTAATCAATAAACTTAAGGTAGACTTCTTCAGATTTCGCATACTTGCAGATTTCATTGCGAAACCTACGTTCGCATTTAACTAAACTTTCAACCTGTTTTTGCTGATCTCCTATCAATCCCTCATTAGCATCAAGGACAAGTCTAATGCCCTGAGCTAGTTTTTGGAATCCTCGATCAACAAAAAATTTCTTCGCCATATACTATATTACCACAGTGTTATCCAACTATTTTGACCGTTTCGCCCGTTTCTTCATAATACTCAATACGCTTTTTTAAATGGTTTTCTAGAATGTGATGTCCCTTTACGTCAAAATCATAGATAAGACTATGAGGCTTTGGTTTATGAAACTGTCTGTATTTTGATATTTCAAGCTTACGAGTGCTTCGGCCCATGGTACCTTGCTTTGTTACTATCTCAGAACTACCACCAGCCCAATTGATTGTATTGTGGGTGGGATAAAAATTTACGCCGGTTGATACGCTTCTAGTTCCGATAAGAACGCGCACTTGGCCACTATTGAAACGTTCGATTTCATCCTGTGCGTTAACCTTCTCCAAACCCTCTTCAGCAGCGTCTTTTTTGGAGCCAGAGTGTACATAGGTGAAAGGGACTGTCAGCAAATCTTTAAGCATCTTAATTTGAGAAAGCTCTTCTACTAGGATTAGTGTGCTCTCTTGTTTCATGCTCCATGAAGCGTTGGCAATCTTAGCGGCTATTTTTGCAATTTCTTTGTTTCTTAAAAAATGTACTCGCTTTACCTCCATTGGGTCTTTAATCTTACGAGCAGAGGGAGAGAAAGTGTTGATTATTTTGAATTTAAGAGGGCACAGGAACTTTCCCTCTATCCCTTGTTTAATGGTCATCTTGTAAACACACTTTCCAATTATTGAATCGTGAAGTTTTTGACCAGTAGAGCGTATCTGAGTACCGGAAACAAAGAAACGGTAAGGTACATTGTATAGAACGCCGTGACAAGCATCGCTTAGAGTGTCTGAACTAAAGGAATGTGCTTCGTCAACCGCTATAACTTCTTTTTCCTTAAAGAATTTGTATGCGGGTGTATCCTTCTTAATCATTGCAATGCTTTTAGAGATGGCTACGGTGACTTGTTTTGTTATATCTTTTTTGCCGTCTCCAAAGCCGCCCACTTTGTTTTTTCCTAAGTAAGTTTCAAAAAGGTCTAACAGTTCACAAAAAATACTTTGACTTGGAGTTACTATTACAGTTTTTAGCCCAAGGCGCTGGGTTACCATTAGCAAAACATTCGATTTACCCAATCCTGTAGATAAATCTATATGACCATGGCGTTCTTCGATCAAGCCGTCTACACTTGCTGCCTGGTAGTAGTACGGCTGGAATTCCAACGGTTTAGCCCACTTGATCGGGCTGGCCTTGGGATAAATCACCTCGGTCTTAACAGTGTATTGGAGGCCAACGATAAAGGGAATTGATCCGGGTCTGATTATCCACTGACCATCTTCAAACCTAACCACATTAGTCCACAATTTATCTTTAAGATCTTCATATGCAGCTTCATAGCCGCTAGGATTATTTCTACGAAACCATTGGTTGTTCCTAAGACGAGTCATGTTGTTCTCAACTACTCCGTCCTTATATCTAAACTGACTCTCAAGTCTAGATAGCTCTTCAGTTGTACCTGAAACATGAGCTACACTAGGGTTTTTAATGATTATCTCCATCCACTATAATACCACGCCATTAGGGCAATCTTTGTTGTATGAATGAAAATAACTACATACACACCAACTACGGACTTTCTCTTTACCCTAACGCTACTGAGCCAGATAATGAGAATGGAATATACTTTTTAATTTTATTTTATATACTTAAAAATGCAAACAAGTCTCTAGTGGACGCAGATATTGAAAATTTCAAAGAAACCGTAGAAAATTTGACAACTTACAGCCCATACGGTAGAATTAAGGGTCTGTATGATAGGGTAGCTGGAGATTCACTAGATATCGAAAAATCCAATGTTAATAAAATTTCTCACGACAATTTATCTGCTATCTCTGCATTTTCGCGTCTTTTTAGTGACAAAATGTCATTCCACAAAGAACTAGCCAGCTATGGTTATAAAAAACTAATGAAATACGACAACGGCTACCCAGATAGTCCTAGGTGGATTTACAAGCAAAAGAGCGGTCAAACTAGCACATCTTTTCAGTGGCATCCTAGGGATTGGTTTTTTTGGTTAACAAATGGTGGGTATTGGTGGGCTTGGGTTTTCTTTCCTGTTTTCTTTTTTGCTAACATCATCTCTTGTTTTAGCCCAAAAGAGAAAACCTCTGGGAAACTCCTAATGTTTATGCGTCTTGAATCTGGTAGCAATTGGTCTAGTCTCATGTGGCTTAATAAGAAAATATGCTATTGGGTGTTGCGTAAGAAATACGGAAAAGACTGGCTAAATCAAGTATGCTCTATTTATTTCTGGCAAGAAGAAACATCGCCTATTAGAGAGTTGGCTAAGGGTTTAGACCTGTAGACTTCCTTGGAGTAATCATGATTGACTGGACTAATTCAGAACAAAAAATCTCTAAATACTTTAAAGTCAAGGAAGTTCTTCTTCTTCCTAGTTGGGGCGTTTACCATGTTCCATCTGAACAGGAAAAAGAAGAAATTGTAAAGCTAGCCCAAATAATGGACATCATTAGAGAGAAATTTAATGCAAGCATATCGGTGCATTGCTGGATAAGACCTACATCTGCAAACTGCCCTGGATCACGGTATCACGGTAAAAACTACAACCTAGAGGTAGGAAGTACTAGTACTAAGTCAGGCCATATATTCGGAATGGCGATTGATTTCCACGTAAAGGGTTACGAAGGTAAAGACGGCTGTGCTAAAGTCAGAGCAGCTTTAGAGCCTATTTTAGAAAGTCTAGATATTCGTATGGAAGACATAGACGGAAGCTGGGTCCATGTTGATACAAAACCAGTGATAAGTAAGAGGTTTTTTAAGCCCTAGAGTCGCTTACAATCGCACTAATTGATATCCTAATCATTTCCCACTATATCCAACGTATACTTCCCTATCCATCAAGTCAACAAGATTTTGAAGCATAATCACTTCATTGTTGTAGTTTTCAACACCTGTGACTGATAGGTAGGCTTTTTTAATACCCAAGGGGTGTTTTCTAAGGACACGAGCAAAAAGCTGATTGCGATTGTCTAAGTCATTGCTTTTCTTCATATCTACCAGACAAGTGATACTTTCATCTGAAAATCCCAACACTCCCTTACCGACTACAATCAACACACCAGCACTAGCCTTCTTAAAGGCCTCTATTTGCTCATTAGAGGCATCGTTGTGACTAGTGCTAAGAAAGGTATGATTACCCAGCTCTAGCAGCTTATTGTTGATTTTACGGGCTTGAGCAATCGTTTTACATGCCCACATCACCTTACGCATGTCATACCCTTGTTTTTTAGCGTGAGCATATACCGCTCCAACATCACTGTCTTCAGCCTTAACAACATCTAGGTCTACAGCACTGAACACATCGTTATCCACTAGATCAGAAGCCGCAATGAAGTAAATCCCGAATTTCTTGGTGTTTTCGTAGGAGCTATCCACTTCGTTGTTATAATTAATGAAACAAGAAGGGCTGCCTGTCATGAGTATTTGATGCTTAGGCTTATGTTTAGAGATGATTGAGTTAACCATAGGTGCAGAGTAATACTGGTGAGCCTCATCTATTACCAGAAGATCGATGGAATCAATTTTGCTAGCATTGACTGGAATGCCAACTTCAACCTGTGAGTTAGATGCGAATAAACCGAATGTGAAGTTTGGCTTAACATGAGCGTTGGTGAAGTTTTCAATCAACTGAGACTTAAGACAGGTTTGATTGTGAGCTAGAACTTTACACTTAGCATTTGGGAAAAGCTTAAAAAAATCATTCAGGATCAGGATCAGGATAGTACTTTTACCACTACCCGGGCACGCTCCAAGAACAGCGGCTTCGTACTTATTTGAAAGCGCCATGCTAAGAGTGGCTTTTGCGGCTTTAATCTGGAAGTCATAGTTACCTTTCATGTTATTATAATAGCACGATTTTACAGATAGTGGTATCTGTATTTGTAACTACTACTTAGCGTAAGTAGTTGTATTCATACATTTTTTTTGTTTTTCTTGCTGCGGCTTATTTTAGCTGGGACATTGGGAAGTCCGTATTTTCCACGCTGTTCTTCAAACCCGTCGTAGTCTGGAGAAATATAGCTTATCTTACCATCAACATGTCCGAAACCCTTAGCTAAGTACGTGATACGACAGCGGCAATTAATATGGAGTCCACATAGACTTGGAAACTGTCCACCTGGAGTGTAATAGGAAGACGTAATTTCGGATAGTTTCCAGTACCTAGGTGTTATCCTGTCCGGCAGCGTATGCAGGATGTATTCATAAGGTCCTGTAACCTCGTCGTGTACAACAATGAAAAACACCGTTGGGTCATTGTTTCCTGCCACTTTTCCAATTTTAGAGATATTAAGGGCGGTACCTGTGTTTCCAGAGCGTTGTGACTCTGCATTTGCTATCAATCTTACGTGATTGTTGGATAAATCCAACTCCTTTTGTACGATTTCCTTAATATCACTAGCTTTTAGTGACTTGTTCCCCATCACTAGCTCCTGAGAGTGAGCAGTTACTTCGTTTACAACTCTAGCTACGGTTTTAGTTTTAATAGCTTCCATGTAACTATTGGCTACATTCAAAAGCCCTTTAAGAACTTCTTCTTCGTCTCTGTCAGCCTTGCGATCACCCAAGGCTTGAAAAAAAAGAGAGGTTAAGCTGTTTTTGTTGCTTGAAATAGTTAGTTTTTTGTCTTTAGATATTTTAGGGATAATCCCTAGAAAATCCATAGTAACGCTATCAAATTTAGCGCCCACTAGCTGAGCTATTTTTTGAATAAGGTCGAAGGAGATGTTTCTCATTATTTGATTTCAATATTAAGACCAGAATCTTCAATCAACTTGTCAATACCGGAGCCAGCACTTGAGGACTCTTTAGCCCATTTATCAAGAATACTATTTACTAATGTTTTCTGAGCAGAGATAACCTTTGTGGAATTGTCTTTAAACGCTCTTTCTTTTTGAGTTTTGCGCAAAATAGCAATTGCCTCTACTGCTTTACGCATATCAATAACCGAAGGCTTTTCGCCTTTTTGAACTAAGCTGGCTAGTTCATTAATATGCTGATCAAGTTCGCTCTGACCTTCTTCCGTAGGCATTTCTTCGCCGGACATTTCCTGCCCTTCTTCCATAGGAGCGCCCTGAGCATTTGGATCTTGAGCATTTGGATCTTGACTAGGATCAATAGGTTGACCGTTTTCGTCAACCTGCTGTCCCATCATGGCAGCTTCCTGTGCGGCTTGCTGCTGCATTTGCTGCTGCATTTGCTGCATTTGAGAGTCTTTCATTCCCTGCTCATAGCCCAAACGGAATGCAACGTCTTTTACTTCAAGAAATTGACCACGAATGTCCATGTACTTTTTTTTCCAATCCGCTGACATATTAGCTCCTATTTATTAATTTTCTGTATCGTCCATCATATCTTTTATTAACATATCCAAAATCTCCATAGCGTCTGGACGAGTAGCATAGTAAGCTGCGACAGCCGCTGGATTATACTGAGTCAGAGCTTGCATGTTTGTACTCCAGAACTGATCACGCCTATATCTTAGGGTAGGATCAACACCGGCGGCTGGAGATTCATTGAAAGTATGAATAATATCAGAAACATTGTTGTAAGCGTCTAACGTTTGTCTATATCCGGGGTTAAGTGGGATTTTAGGAGACAGACCTGGAGAAATCGGATCTTTTTGAACTTCACTAAGAACATCTGCATAGCTCATGTGTATGCTCATTTCTGAAGTAATTCGTTGTGATTCCTTTTCTCTGCTTTCGGCATCTAATCCAGACAGCGTAATTTCGCAAATTTCTGCCAATTCTGGGTCGATGAGTGGAAGGATTTTGTAGTTAAGGAATGTTTGCCAATGATTAATAAGGGGTTTTAGGGAAATATCACGGGCGGCGGTTAGTTTCCATTCATTGTTACTCTCAGACATTGACTGATTGTTTGTACCCTTGGATAAGTGTGCAAATCCAGGCAACTCGTCTGGAGACATGCCGAATGCTGAAAGGATATTTCTTGTAGTTTGATCAAATAGATATTCAAACTCTCCGTCTTTCTTGTTGGGAGTAGTTTGTATCCATTCAACGTTCTCTTCTTTTCCTACGCCAAAGATAGGTGTTCTGAAAGAATTGTCTACGTTGTTAATGCTTGCTTGAAAATTCTGCTTAATATCTTCAATATCTTCCTTATTGATATCGTCAGACTTAATAACAAGCATACCCTTGGCTGCCTTGCCGTTCTGAAAGTAAAGCTTATTGTAAACTTCAATAGAACTGTGAGTAGTAACGGCTGTGATAATAGTGTCTAGCGGAGTGACTGGGTAGCCGTTATGCTCAATATCTGTGCTTGGGTATAGATTGTGAACTACCATCTCATCAGGTGAAAATGCCTGTGTTGGAATTCCTTCAATAACCTGTACCCAGTCATACTGGTCTTTTTCAATCATTTCAGGATTAATCTTTACACCAGTTAGGTTTTGCAACAGTGCTATTGAGCCTCTTCTGATACTGGTATGAGCGTCACTGCTTTTTACAGCGTGATAGATTGTTCCCGCATCTACAGGGCGAAACCTGTTAAATACTTTATTTTCTGTATCTGAATAGATGATCTCTGTAGAGAACTGACCAAAACTAAGACCGTTTATAGTTTGCGAATAGAAGAATTCAGAAAGAGTCATCTTCTCTTTCTCTCCGAGTCCTTCTGTAAGTCCGCAATTCAAGAGAATTTTATTAGCTCTATCAATTCTTTCTTGAATCTTAATCATCTGTTCTGGTTCAACTATCTTTTTAAACTCTTCCCTCAAAACAGTTCTAATACCTACATCAAACCTATCCGCTTGGATTTTACCAAACATGCTCATTACGTTTCCGCGAGCGCGCATGATACCTGCGATTAACAGGTTACCAACCCTGATTTGCTTGATAACATAGGGAGGAAGTAGCCTGCGCCTTATCTTATAAACACCAGCATAACTATCGTTTTGCCTAGGGTTTTCTGTAACCGATAGCCTTGGAACTTTACGGCTTTTGTTGGCAGACCCCATTGCGTTTTTTATAAGGTCGTTATAAAAAGCAGGAGACTGAGCAATGGGCATATTCATAGTATCAGCACTATTAAATATGATTGGTTTTCTTACTGTTTTAGTTTCGTCAGTCATATTTTACTCTGCGCTTGTATAAAATACAGATGCTACGTCTGTAGATTTATTAGTAATACTGGCACTAAAGGTTTCGCCGCTTTTTAGGAAAACACCCTTTTTTGCCTTAATACCGGCGCGCATTGGGTTAATTTCAATAGCGGCAGTTCCATTAAGGACTAGTTCTAGTTTTTTATCCGATTCAATATAGAGGAAGTTCTTTGAATTGTTATAAATGTAAAGACGTGTTTGAATATTTGTTTCTTCAGGTAGGGAGTTGATGCTATACACTTCCAAATACTCTGGGTTTACATCGGTAATTTCATAAGTATTAAAAGTAACGGAACTAAAACCGCTTGTAATTTTAACCTTATCGCCAATCTGAACACCGGCAGACCCAAAGTTTTGCAAATCAGTGGCAAAATCTGCACCAAGAACAACAACTTCTTCAGCACCGGCTAAGTTTTTAACTTGAAAGCTAGTAGCGTTGAAGGCTAAAACAGTGAATCGACCCTGATTAGCCGTGTTAAACCCCTCACCAAGCCTGACATCGTCTCCTACTAGCATACCGTTGCTGATTAGGTCTAGAGCTGTTCCAGCAGTGCTAGTAAAGGTCAAAATAGGCCCGTTCTTGGTTACTGTTATCTCTGTAGTGGCATCAGCGCCTGGGAAATTAGCACTTCTAAAATCAGGAGCGGTACCGGAATTGTTTTTGATAATATAGGTGCTTGAGGTATTGGGTTTTAGCGATATATCGTAAGTAGTTGTATTGTCGTCGGAGATTGCAATAACACCACTAAAAAGCTCTAGAGTCTGTCCCGCTTGTAATTTCAGCAACTTAGAGTAAATTTCACTAGCATCTAAAGCTTGCTCGTCGTGCGTCCATCGTGATACATTCTTTGTACTGCTATTTGTGGGACTAACGTCATCATATCCTGAAATATGGACGAGTAGGTTGATTTTGCTCATTATTTTCTCCAAGATTATCTATAATACCATTAAAAGGTTGCAGTTTTTCCCCATTTAAGCAGCAAGTATGGTATTTTATAACCGTTTGTTGTAAAAACAGCTTTTTTACCACACAATCTGGCGTTTTGGAATAATAGCATCTGTTTTTGGCTTACCCTTGTCGTCAGACGCAAGATTGGTGATAATCCTTTCCATGGCTTGTTTGGTAGCAGCAAGAACTGTTTCTTGAGGAGCAAGCTCTTTTACGATAAGGGGTTTACGGCTAGTGTCGATCTGACCCGCAGTAGATAGCATGATTTTTTTATTAGAACCAAAAATTTGACTAATAGGGTATCTTAGAGAGTCCATTTGGTCGCTTATTGCAGTCCCGTCTTTATCGTGATAAGGGACTTCCGTTGGATCTCCCTTGGCATCAAGCTTCCACCTATATACTCCAAATGCATCAATAAATTTCTGAGTTTCTGGCCTTTTTACAATGAATAGGCGGCGCTTACTAGATGAGTCTATTATTGCAGATTGAACAGAGGCAATCCCTTCTTTTACATCTTTAACGAAATCAGGAACTTGCAGTCCACCTTTTTTTAAACTCTTTACCAAGTCAGGTCTGTTTTGATCTACATACCACTTAGACATATTCCATTTTTGTTGAAAATCATTACAAACTTTGATAACATCACTTGTTTCAAGTTCATTTTCCAGAAAACAATCAAGCACCCAAAACTCTCCATTGGGCATAATAGCTATAGCCAACAAAGATGTGAAGTCGGTAAAACCCCAATCTGCTCCACCAATAATGCTGACGCCTAGAGTGTTAAGGTAGTCTTTTAGGTATTCAAAGGAGACGCTGATTGGCCTATCACCTGTGATTTTTTCAATCGCCTGCTCTGGTGTAAGCGTATTTAGGCTTACTTCAAAACGAGGATAAACCAACCCCGAGGTTGATGGTTTTTCACATAGTAACTGTGCTGTAGCAGTTGGTGTGTCAATCTTTCTAAATAAGTTACGTACTTGCTTTACGGTTTTATAAAGACCACCAACATCATCTTCTGGCCTATCTACAAGCATATTTTTCATAACAGGTAGTAGTGGGTGTTCGGCGATACCAGCATATGCGTTAAACTGCTCGTATCTGTTTTTTTCTTTATCCGTTAGTGTTTCAAACTCTTCTGGAGATAGATTCGACATTGGTAGTTGAGTGGTGATATAGCGCAAAACCTTAGGCTCACTAATTAAAGCCTCTTCGTTGGGGATTTTTTGGGTTATATCAATAATATTCCAACGTAAAACCTTTCCTCCAGATTTTTCCACTGCCTTTAGGGTTTTCTCCATAAGGCCACCTGAGAATTTCCTGGTACTTAAATAAACTGTAAGTGGCTGATACCTCTTATAGCTAGAGGGAATCATTTTAGCTTCCTCTAGTGCTTTTGGGTTTGCAATAACATCAATTTCATCACAAAACAACATCGGTGTGTGCTCAGAGTTAGCTCCAGCGACGGTAGCGATTACAACCTTAATGTAAATCTCCTCACCCTCATCTGTAAGCCATGAGATGTGTCTAGTGTTCTCTGTGCTTTGTTTCCATCCATGAGCCTTTAGATATGGTGTGATTTTACGAAAAAAGTTAGACAAGTAACTTACTGATTTAGCTGATTGTGAGCTAATTGCTGATAGAATACAGGCACTTAATCTAAGGTGAATTAAACATATAACCGCCGCCGCCGCTGCTGCTAGTGACTTACCAGAGTCACGGCTAGATAGCATGACTATTTCAGGACAATCTACGCTTTCTCCAGTCAACATTAGTCGGTAAATTTCATATATAGCGTCACAGGGGCCGTGCGTAGACTCTGGGCAGACTACACCGGCTGGAAAACGGATATCAAAATACACATCAAGCCAATCCTGCATTTCTTCTACAGAATTTAGTTTTTTAAATATGTTTTCCGTTTTTATTTTTTCAATTTGCTCTTCTTCGGTCATCTTCTATAATCCACGTATTTATCTCAAGAACTTAGACATGATTACTTTTTACCTACACTTTCAATACTTCTGTTGAAATCATTATTATCATAGGTATCCTGCCTCTCTAGTTGGTTATCCCTGGGATAGGCTACGATACCACCCAAAGTACCCATTACAGACGAAATACTAACGGCGTTGATTAGTGCCTGCTTTACTGCTTCTGTAGCATCAAAAACATCTGTTTCCTTGATTTTATCATATTGGTTATTTTCAATGTCATAAACCAATTTAGGGTCGTCAATCAATGTCTGCAGTACTTTCTTAATCTCATCTCCATTGTGGCCTGAGTTATCCAAAAGCCTATAGATGGGAGAAAACAGGCTTGGTACTATTACTTCTTTAATGATAGAGCTATCTTCTTTCTGAAGTTCTAGAGCAAGATTGATTAAAACCCTACCTCCACCCGGTAAACACCCGCTTTTAATAGTAGCCCTAACGGCGCAAACAGCATCTTCAGCCCTGTCAGCCTTCTCTTTAAGCTCTCCATCACTAGATCCATAAACCTTAAGCTGTGCAATTCCAGAGGTTAGAATACCAAGACTCTCTTCTAGTAGAGATTTTTCTAGCTTACTTTCAGACTGTTCAATTCTAGCCTTAAGTTCATCAGCCCTAACCTCTACATTAGTTGAGTCTGGATTACCTACAATTGTAGTCCTGAAGCGATAGATGTCAATCTTTTCAGCGCCAGAGCCTAGGTCTTCTATTTTAAGTTCCGAAAGAGGATTTTGCATATCGAAAATCTTAGCACCCGTAAACGCCGAAACATCCATTAGAAAATTTAACTCTGAGTTAATCAAGGCGTTGATTGGAACACGAACTGGAACTGCTTTAACTGCAGATTCGGCATTAGAGAAGTTAAAGGTTAGAAAGTTAAGAACATTTTCTGTAAAGGCATGGGCGAAAATAACAACGTTTCCGTTTTCAAGTTGTTTGTCATTGAACTTATAACCAACAAACCTAAGAGCATCTACAATTTGACTAGGATCTGACAATCGCCCATCAAACAACACATAGTGGGGTTTTTCTAGAGAACAACGTTGATAGCCCTGATCGTTTATGAAGGAGGCGTGGAATTTACCACAAGACTCCTCATAACCACGGTTTACTGGAAACCCTTCGACCAGAGAGGTTTCATATTTATCAGACATACCCGATAGCTCTTGAATTGTAACGTGTGATGATCCAGAAAAACCAGTGATTTCAAAGGCTTTCATAACTGCCTCTGACATAAGGGTGTCTCCGTTTGCAGATACCCTAGCAACCTTTTCCAGCAAGTCTTGATTTTTAACGCCTACTTTGATAGAAGATTTTTCAATAAATGGTAGCATCTTATCATTTAAGAGCCTGGTGATGGTTCTAGCCACTTTCTGTGGGCTATTTTTGGGATATTTTTTGCAGTAAGCAAATAGGTTTTGGATAAAGCTGCTTAGCAGGATAGAACAAGTGGTAGTTCCATCTCCAGCCTCTCCAGCTACTTTGATTGCAGAGCCCATTAGTTGATTAAGTATAAGATGCTCATAGGCATCAAAAGCGCCTAATGATTTGAAAACTGTCATCCCGTCCTTAGTGTTAGAACTGGGAATATTGGGTAGATCACTTTCAATAAGTACACACTTGCCGCCAGGACCTAGTGTAGATCCTACAATTTCGCTAACTCTTTTTGTAACCCTCAAAATCAAGCTTTCTAAGAATTCCGGGTCTGAAGAGAATATTTTAGGTGAAGTTTTTACTTTACGGGTCATGGTTTCTCCTGATATATTACCTATAATACCACGTTATTACTCCAGCTCCCGTGATTTCTTGTTAAAACACTCTTCACAATATGTAGTATCCCTACTACCTTCTTCTCTTTTTTTGGGATTTGGGTCGTATTTGCTAAAGAGACATAGCTCCTCATGTTTACTTGCTTTGTATTTAGGACAGGTGCAGCATTCCCATTCAGTCGTCACGTATATCCTCCATATATCAGCTTAACCCCAGTTTACGTGAAGGTTTCTTACTAAACGATTCTTTAAATCTTTTCTTATGTTCAACAAGCTGTTCAGTAGCCTGTTTAACGGTAATGTTGTCAATTTTAGATCTGACTACGATTTCTTGCAAATGGGCGATTGAAAATTCATTTGAGGCAGCAAGGGTGGCAGATGCGGCTTCTTCTTCAGATAACACATCCTTTTCAAGGATAAAGCCAAGAAGTTCCGCACATTCCTTAGCACTTGGTGTTTTCATTTCAATCACCCTGTCAAACCTACCGGGGCGGTCAATTAGAGCACCCACAGATCTTTCTGGATTATTGGTAGTCCCTATGATGAAAGTGGGAACGCTAGAGAAAGAAGTTCCTACTCCGTCCAATAGATTAAGTAGGCTAGAGCTGGAACGCCTTGTAGATCCCTCATGCCCATCTGAGGAAGACCCCCCGATGTCTTCAATAATCAGAATAAGTTTTTCGACATCTTTAAAATTAGAATCAAGCTGAAAGAAATTATTAACATCTGAAGCATCAATTGAGGAGGTGTCCCAAATAATTACGCACGTTCCTGGCATTTTTAGGAAAGTTTTGGCTACTTCGTTGATTGCACTAGACTTCCCAACTCCTGGTGGGGAACATAGCAACAAAGCACGCTTAGGTTCTCTTTTAAGCTCTTTATATACATGAAGTCTATTGAAAAAATTGTTGCCTTCCTCGATTATCTGGCTAGTGTTGTCAATTGTCTTTAATAGATTATAGTTTTTAAGTTCAAGCTTATCCAGTGCAATACCTAAAGATGTATTAACTATACAGAAACATCCTGGTTTGACTTTATACTTTTCCCTGTCTTTTTCTTCTTCTAAAAACTCAAACTGGATCAATTCCTTTTCAGTCTGAACAGACAAGTCTGATTCTGGTATCTCTACCTCGTAACCACCAGCCAAATCTTCCAGTCTAGTTACTTTTATAACTTTGAATTTACCTGTTTTTAACATTTTTATCCCTTAATTTTTGTTCTTCTTTTACTAATCTTATGCTCAAGACTGTTCAGTTTTTCTCTTCTCAAGTCTGTACCGCTAAAGCAACTTTTTTCTTTTAGGTAAAACTCATTGCTATCAAAAAGATTGTTTTTTTTATTAATGTCACTCCATTCCCTTTTACTCTCATGGAGAAACAAATTAGATAAATATTTATCATATCTACAAATCATAGCTGTTCCTTTTTCATTTATACAGGACTACTCACGATCCGACCATGGAGAAGAGGTATATTAAAGATTCTCTTTTTTATTACTAGCCTGCTTCCTTTTTTCTAAAACCTTGTCAAAATCAATATCCATTATTTCTTTTTCAGCATAGGCGGCGTCTTCCTGTCTGTTTTTGACTGTTTTTTCAATCTTTTCAAGTATCTGTTTTTCCTCAGTTTCGTATTGCTCTCGTATAAGTGCTTGAATTTTAATCAACTCGTCTCCCCAAAACTTAAGTTCAATGCGGGCTAATTCAAGCATTTTAAATGCCCTGTTAGCCTTGATTTCAATCTCTGTGGTTTCCTTACCTTCCTTATACGCAGCGTACTCGGGACTGCATGGTGAGCTGTTAGCCCAATTGTGTAGTAAGTCACTATCGTTACATTTCAATGCCTTACCCGTGTGTCTTGCCTGTAAATCTAGATAAATGCACTTACGTTCATTTCCCATGCTAGATAATACCATAGATTTTACAGTTGACTAGAAATGGAAGCAGCATCCTTTCATAAAAAGGAAATAAAAAAGGCTACCGAAGTAGCCTTTCTTATTAAGTGTTTTTTAGAAACTTAAGGACTAGAGTTGACCGTTGATGTTCTCAAAGATCACGTTCTTGCGGGGCTGCTTGGAGATCAAGCACTTGAAAGAAAAGTGACACTCGGGGAGTGACAAATCGTTCATAGGAAGCTTGATTTTCTGATAAGGAGCAAGCTGAGCAAAGCTACAGGTTTCAGACTGTAGTAGTACTGCAGTAACAGAGCCGGGGCTACGGTTACCCAAGTCGGTAAATACGGTAGTACCAGCGCCAGAATCCTTAACGCGGCCGATGAACTTAGAAGAAGCTGAGTTACCGCCAGATTCAGAACGATAAACGTTATAAAGAGCAGCACCAGAAACCTGGGTAATGGTCAAAACACCAGCATCGCCAGCAGCTACGGCAACACTGTAGTCAGCACTCTTTGGGCCTTCGCCACGAATGTTTTCAGCAGTAACGTAGTAGTTATAAGTACCAGCAGCAAGGATGGAGGAAGCGTTAACTGGCGAAGTAGGAGTGGCAGAGGCAGCAGCCAAAGCGTTCGAAGCTTCATCGGGCTGGGTCTTGCCAGCTAGGAAGCGTGAGGAATCCAGAGTAACGACACCGTTAGAAGTCCACTGGGTGCGTAGATTTGCACCAGTAGCTTCTTGAGCAGAACCAGCAAGATTGATACGCTCTTTAGCGTGGGCAATCTTGTTGTACTGAGAAAGACTGATAGGATCGGTCATCAACTTGTCGGCATCGCCGTGTTGCATGGCAGACTTAACAGCTCCGTCTTCAACATAAGACTGAGTAAGAACACCGTTAACACCGAGAGTAACCGACTGATTGGAGCCGTAGGCTGCAAACATAGCGTCTTGGGTGGTGGCGATGGAGTCAGACTCGCGGATTTGAGCGAAAACACCACGCATACCGGGCATTTCGGCCTGAAGAGCGGGATTTCCATCAAAAACACCAGCGTTTGAATAGTCATCTTGTCCACGGAAAGAATCGAATTCCATGTCAGATGCTAGGGAGATAGCTGCATCGCGCTCAGAACGGTCTTCAGCAGAAACACCGTCAAAGGTAGCTACCATGTTAGCAGCTAGGCCAACACGACGATATTGTGCGTAGAATGCCATGGGCACACCAACACGGGCATACTTAGAAGTTTGCTCTTCGCCAATTCCGTTTTGGAATTGAGCACTCCTACGCATTTTGCCGTAGGAAAGTTGGCGATTGAATTGCACCAACATAGTCTTAGCATCTTCAGTCTTCAAAAGTTTTTGAAGCTTAATGTGCTTGTCGCTGATACAGAGGTTCTCCATAACAGGAGAGAGATTCTCAATCTGTAGTGCAGAATGTTGAGTCAAGGAAGTAGGAGCGGAATCATAACCGCCAGCTTCCAAGGCCTTTACTAGATCGTTAATTGCTTGCATTACATCCTCCTATAATAGATGTTTAATTTTTTCGACACCGATCTTACGGTAACAAAATTGGTTAATAAGTTCGTCTTCACCTTTCTTGAGATCACCAGAACGTACTTTTTCAGTAAGTTTCTTGATGATTTGGTCATGAGAAAGATTAACTTCCTTTTCGGGAGCGGTTTCGGCTTCAGATTTCTTGATAAAACCAACACCTTCAAGGCTAGTTACTGCTTTACGCTTAGGTGCAGAAATGAATTTACCCATTGCTCCAACTAGTTTTTCTACGTTCTTTTTAAGCTCTTCGTTTTCCTTAGAGGAACCTTCAAGTTGGGTCTTGATGGTAGCCAATTCAGACTTAAGAAGATCGGTCTCTTCTTCTTTTTTGAAAAGTTCAGACTTAAGAAGGACTGATTCACTGGAATCTTCAGACTTTTTAATTTCTGTTTCTTCTTTAACGAACAATCCACAAATAGCTTCGTAGTGTGCAGTAACTTCAGACTTGCTCATTGAACTGTACATTTCGTTCATTTCAGCAATGTCTTCTTGATCGTAAGCAACCTCTGTCGCTTTCTGTTCTTTTTCGGTAGCGTCAACTTCTTCAGATTTAGCCAGCACTGTTTCTTCTTTCTTTTCAGTTTTAGCCAAATGTGCGTGAAATTCTGTTTCCACTTCCGAAATCAATTTCGCCATGTCGCTTTCATTGAATTTCATATTATCCTTATGGTTAAGGGTTAGTGGTTAGAATTACTGAGCTTTAGTTGGCCAACGAACACTTACTTGAACCTTGGTACCAGATGCAGCTTCAGCAGTAGCAAGAACGGTAGCGTGATTCTTTACGATTAGGTCAATTCCAAGCTTTGCGGCTTCTTGCATAATTTGACAAATCTTAAGAGTGGTCATACCATCGTCACGCGATGCAAAAGCAAGGGTGTGAGGGGTTAGAGCATTTAGGTCATTTCCAAACACGTCTTTGGAAATTGCAGAAACAACGTCAAAAGCCAAGGAGGCCTCATCGGTATTCAAAGTTAGCTTGGGCATACCTGAAGCGTCAGAACTCTGAGAAACTTCGAAACCACGGAACTGAAGAGCTTCTTTAAGGTCGCGAGCCCAACTTTCTGATTTAGCTGTCGATTTATAAGCCATTGTATCCTCCAAAAATACAAACCAGCCTAACCGCTGGTTTTTAAACAATATAGGGGTAAAGATAGTCATTCTGTATAACTTATCAACGATATCACCTAGTTATTTGCATGTTTTGTTATAATCTTTTATTTAAAAATAACAACTTAGAAGGTGTATAGCAAAAGGCAATCTTTACATTACGCATTTGTTAACAGGAAAATCATGTCAAAAGAAAAAAATAAAGCAACATTAATTGACGGAATAGCAAGCTCGGTAGCTCTTGATTCAAGCGGCGAACGTGTTGACCTAGCAGGAATGGACATTAGCACTCTAGCCGTAACTGGAACTGTAACTTGGGATCATGAGCTTACCAAAACTTCAACCAATGTTGTTGGTAAGATCTTATTTGCTAAAAAAATATTTGAAGAAAAAGAATGCTCAAACAGTCGCGAAAAGTATTACTGGAAAAAAGTAGGAATGCCATTTTTGTACCTTATATGCTCTCTTTTTGACAATTTTGGACACTCTGGAGCGAAAGATATTGTTGCTATGTTGGATTTTGACGAAGAGCTAGACAATGAAAAAGTTCGCCAGACAGTGTTTTTCTCTATTGAAGGCTCTCGTTTGGGTAAAAACGTAGGAGAAAAGGTGGCGGCGTGTATAGCCAGAAAGGTTACTATTACCAATTTTCCATGCAATCACACTTGTGTTGCTGAAAAGCTAGTGGTTCCTCCCAAAGACCTTCCTAAAACATCTTCAAAACAAGCCCAAGAAATCCTGTCTAAATTCACAGCCAGTATGCTTAAAACCGAGCAAATTGCTGTTGAAATCATTAATTCCGAATACTTAAACTCTATTGGTATCAAAAAAGCCGAACTATCCATGAAAATGGTTACTAGAGTAAAAGAGCCAACCACAAAATCTACAAATCCACGTCCAAAGAATGGCGCAATAGCCGGTGATAAATTTCCGTATACAAAACCCAAGCCAAAAACAGGTGCGGACATATACAACAACCCAAATACCTGGAAAAACGATCCATATGTAAGCAACATGCGTAAGGCAATCGCTAAAAGCTGTGCTCCCGGTAGCCTTGCAGGTCTGGAGCCCTTATCTAAAGAGAAAATACTAAAACACCTAGCCAGTGAGGCGTGGGATAATTTTAGCAAAAAAGAAGAGATTCTTGATTTTCTTATGAGAAAAGAGAAAGAAGTAGAGCTGTGTAATACCTTTGACGCCAGGATTTGGTCTGAAGAATTCATGAAAATTAAAGAGAAAAACCCAGGATTAGAGAACGATGAGGGAGCCATGTTGGCGTGGTTTGCCGCTAGCATAATGGCTGGGTATGACCATGCTCGTAAGCTTAATAAAAACGAAGCCTTAGCAATCGCTAAAACATATGCCTATTTACAACAACTTAAGCTTGAAAAAAAGCTATTAGAATGAAAAGAGTAGCAATAGCCCTTATTCAGGACTGGAAGCAAGATATTCTCATGGGGCGAAGGTCAGATAATGGCTTGATGTCACAACCTGGCGGGCATTGCGAAAGAGGTGAATGCCCATATGAGAGCTGTGTTAGAGAGGTTAAGGAAGAGACTGGCCTAGATCCTAAGACCGTAAAGCTAGTCAAGGTTAAAATGGGCGGCAAAGACGGTAAGGTAATGATCTATCTATTTGAAGTTACAGTAGATCCAGAACAACAAGTTGATACGTCTAACGATCCAGATAAAGAATTCAAACACTTAGAGTATGTAGACCCGTCCACAGTTATGGACGAGCTACATGTACCCATTGAATATAACACTCTTCTTCAATACTGGATGGACAATTAAGCGGCTTCTTCGCCGTCGTGGCTGTAAAGAAAACAACCACCACCACCGAATTCAGCAACAACATTTCCGTTAGACGCCATGTTTTGAATAGCCAAATGCACTTCTTCTGCATCCATTCCTGCTTGACATGCTTTTTTAACAATATCAGATAGTTGGCCTTCCCAGGCACCACCAATAGTGTGAAACTCGTACAACCCCTTGGAATTAAACTTGATCCTAAACATAAACACCCCCTGTATTTCTATTCTAACCCAGATTTAAGGGAATGTCAACACGGACTCTTAATTTGATATTTTTTTGCTATTAAGTCTATAATTTTATTATGAACCTGAAGCATGTTTTCTTTTCCGTTAATATTGATAGATTCAAAATCCATGTTGAAAGATAGGACGTTGTTGTTAAACCTACTCAAGCCAAGTGATGTGGCGCTATTCCTTTCATGATTAAATTCAGTTTTAGTGCCATTAAGCTTATCCCTATCATACAGTCTTTTTTTGCAGAATTCCATGTTTAGCGGATTAAGAATTATGTTAGAAATGTTATAGTTAGAGTTTAGTTCCCTGTATATCCTAATTAATTCGTTGTATTTTTTAAACAGTTCGTCTTGATGTGTGTTGTCTACTATGTCTCGGACTATGTGAGAGGCAATGCTACCCTCACATATTACGATTCCGTCTTTGTGAAGACGAAGTAAAGACTGAATATCTAGAATATTAACCATAATGTCTTCACTGTTTGATGAGCTAAAGTTTACCTTAAAGCACTCAATATTGTGAGATTTCAATAGGTTATACAAAAGCCCAGTTTGACTGGACTTACCCACTCCGCTTATTCCATCTATACAGATTACGTTTAATTGGCCCATGTGTTATACTACCATAAAAGCAATCTTTTACTTAAAATAGGGATAAATATGCGTTTAAATGCTAAAGTCTTAAAAAATGTAATCGATGTAAATCACTTCCAATGGGTAGGACAGGCCTATATTCAAGAAGGAAACTCCAACGATCTTTACATTCAACTTGTAAACCTGGATTGGTCTATCTCCGAAACAACCTACCAACCAGTGGGGCCCTTTCAGTCAACCTCTTCTGTAAGTACACCAAACAGGTACATATCACAGGCTGCAGTTATTTCTGTTTCAGCTTATTTTGATAGCATTGATGATTCTGAACAATTCTCCATTATTGGTAGTCAGCCGTTTGCGGGTGATAAGTCTATTTGGAAATTCAGCCTGACAAACGTACAGACTCCAAGCACCGGCAATTTGAAAATTACAGTTACAGAAGACTCAGTGTCTAAAACCTTTATCATCAAACAAGCAATTTCTGTACAAAGCCTAAATCAAGGCGGGTGTTAAGTGGCTGATTTTACCGACTCAAAATCAATTATAAACAACGCCTATCCGGTTCAATCTGTTGAAACCAGCAATCTCCTATCTAGGATAGAGCCTCTACTGACTCCACCTCAGCTCATTAGCCGTTACCTGAAGGGTGTTCCCTTGCCTGCCTACACAGACGAAGAACTTAAAGACGAAATCATGAGGGCTATCAATAAGATGGAGCTGATGACTAATCTTGTTTTCACTCGCACTCAGTTCCAGGAAACAATGCCATATGATGATCGCCTTTATAAAAATTCCATTCACACTGTGGTAAATCGCCGTCCTGTTATCAGTGTAGAAGAGCTAGGTTTTATCAACGCAGACCAAAATGACCCTCTTTTCTACAAAATCCCGGCTAAATTCATTGCAATGGGATTGGCGCATAGAGGACAGATTAACATAACTCCATATGGAACATTTTTCGGTGGAGCAAGTAATAATAATTTCAATGGAAGCTCAGGGTTTGTTGGCTTTTGGCGCTTTTTGGACGCTCCCTGGCATCCGCAGGCGCTTCGCATAAAATACACTTCAGGACTTTGTAAAAACGATGGAGATGTACCTGTCGTTATAAATGAAATTATCGGCATGACTGCGGCAATTGATATATTAAGCGCAAGACAGAATCTAAACTCCTACACTAGTCAGTCACTCAATCAGGACGGTTTGGGACAAAGTTCCGGTAGCAGTGGTCCCCAAATTTATCAAGCCAGGATTGAATTTCTACACACCGAACGTGAACGTATGATTAACAGTATTAAAAACATTTTCTTCCAAAAACGATTTGTTTCTAATTTTTAATATATGAGCTATAAAAAAACCTTTAAAAAACTTAAGAAAAAAGAAAGCGACCTAAATAAAGGCTCTCTGCAAAGAAAGATGCCCTTTGACCCTAAAACAGACGTATCTTTAGAAGATCACGTTAAAACAGAGGGGTGGCAGTGGGGTGGGAAAGACGTTAATCTAGAGAAGTATACATACCCTAGAGAAAACACTCCTCGTATAGATGGCTCAGCACGTAAGCGTGCTATGCGTAGTCTTCACGGCAAGACAGAAGTTAGGAAACACCCCAAAACAGGCGAAAGAATGTTTCTACTGCATCGCGGACATCATAGCGATGAAAAAACAGGAAGTAGTGAAAAAAGCTCTTGGACTCCTAACCGTGTTGTAGCTGAAGATTTTGCCAATCAATATCGCGATTTAAAAGGAGAAGAAGAAATAATAGAAGGAACCGTCTCTTCTGCCTGGATACCAGAAGGTCAAATTCACCACATTCCTAAACAATTCGGGGCTTCTACTGATATAAACAGCGTGAATCTTTACGCAAGTCAAGATAATACCCCTGAACAGTATAAAAAGATATTAAACAGTGCTTCAAATATTAAAAAGCAAGGTTCTTCCAATTATAAAAGAGAGCATGAGGTTATTGTAAATCCTCATTCATTGATGCACGCAAAAGCAGGAGAATCTAAAACCTCCTTGGTTGATTCTAGGATAAATGAGAGGCAGCGTATTTCTGAAAATTCACATGAAGAAGGAAGTAAAAGAGCTAACCTTAAGAATTTTAATAAGCAACCGCTTCGACCTGTTGAAAAGTCAGAGATAATTGACTTAATTAAAACACCTATCATTGCAGACCAAGATGAAGGGTTTGAGACAAATGTACTCTCTAGCGCACTATCAGACGTAGAAGTAAATGGCAAAAATCCCTCTAACGTAAAAACATACAAGCTTAAAAAAGACGGTAAATACTATCACAGAATCTCAAGAGGAAGTCAGACCTACCATGTGATCTCCCTACACCCAGACCCTAAGAAGGAATACATATCGGTATTAGATGGTCACATAGTCGATCACCCAGAACATGGGGAGGTTTATACCGCAGCATATACAGGAACACATAAGGATCATCAATCTCAAGGGCTTGGATCTAGATTAAAAAAACTAGCAGCATATCATCATGGTAAAATCATAAGCGACGGCGCAATAAGTGGCTCAGAAGACGGAAGCTGGAAAAAGGTTTCCAAAGATCCCAACTTTAAAGTTTCTATCGCTCAAACGGCTGATCAGAACTCTCTAGAGGCAGAGTCTAAAGAAGAGTCAGACATGTTCAATAAAAGACACGTTATAGAACATAAGTCAGCCGGTGGTAAAATAGCGGCCTCTGAAGCTATGAGTAATGACCTAAATAAAGGTTCTCTGCAAAGAAAGATGCCCTTTGATCCACGAAGTGTTCCAGAAAAAGAAAGAAACTCCGTAGAAACCTGGACACAGACAAGAGATGGTAGGGATGAAATCCCAGAGATTTCCGATAAAAATGCCCTAAAAAGGGGTATACATAAGCTTCACGGCAAGACAGAAGTTAGGAAACACCCCAAAACAGGCGAAAGAATGTTTCTAATGCATCGAGGTGTTGAAGCCTTTGAGCACGACGATGTTAAAGAAAAAGGTGCTCATGATGCAAATTCATCCTGGAGCCCTAGCTACGACATAGCACATGGTTTTGCTAAGCAACACACCAGTGCTAACCATGATCGATCCAGAAAACCAGAGGTTTTATCCGCATGGATATCTGAAAATCAAATTCACCACATCCCAAGCAGTATCGGAGAGAAAAAGTCTGATTCTAGCATAAAAAATTCAAAGTTTAAGGGAGAACACGAGGTTATCGTAAAACCTCACGGGTTGACCTTCTCCAGTCCTATAAAGAGAAATATGTCAAATGAAGTTGAAGACGTTAGTCTAGACGGCAGAATTAACGAAAGAACACCCAATACTTTTGTTGAATCTAAGAAAAATAAACTAGCAGCAAGTGAAAAAGAGACGAACGATCTAGCTAAAATGTCTCAACCTACTATAACATTCCCTAAGCTAGGAACAAACTCTAGACCCGACTCAGAAGTGCAAGTAGTTGAAACCCCTAGACAAAAGAAAATATTTGCAAGAAAATCGGTAATTTCTTATTTTAACGATAAGGGAGGAGGCGCTAAACCTACACCTACATCTACAATCGACAGGGAATCTAAAAGAATCGAGAATAGTCTTGGCAAAAGGTACCTGGGTGTTAGTGTAGGATCTAAGACGGCTGCCGTGGGTGGCAAGGCAATGTCTGCTTTTGAAAAGCCGAGTGGGGATAATTTAGATAAACTAAAAGACCATATGGAAAAAAGAAACAAAGTAGTCAGAGACTATAACGATTCCTATTTGGGCTGGAAAGAAAAAGAAAAAGAGCTAGCATCTCAAGCCGGTACATCGGACGGTCACGCTGCCTGGTTAAAGCATAGAACATCCAAGCCTGATAGACCTAAGTTACCTAGAAAACCCTCAGCTAAAAAGCTGGATAATTCTGAAATCTCTCCTAAAGAACTGGAGTATAGAGGTAAAAGAATAGAGGCAACTAAACAGCATGAAGGGTTACACAACACCCTACACACCATCAAGAAGAAATACGGTAAAGATGCGTTTGCTACCGTAATATCTAAAATGGTTTCAAAATTGCCAGAAAATACGTTGGAGGCACTGAACTCTCACATCAAAGATAAAGGCTATAAGAGCGGCGATTACGAAGAAGTTTTAACTCACGCTAGGGATATATTGACTGATCCTAAAACTAGAGATCAATTTAAGTTAAAGAATAAAGATGCTGACAGTCATATAAAAAACATAAAACAAGCCCATAAGAACATGTATCAATATGCTAAAAACCTAACGCCTAAGGATATCGGGCATTCTGAGCAGTCTAACGAAGACTTAAAGATAGCTGCAAAAACAGACATGAATAAGGGCGAAATCGGCAACGCCGTTAAGGGCACTGTAATCGCACTAGGTCTTGCTTCTGGCATGGACCAAGTACTTGACAGAAATCAGTATAAAGCGCCAGTTAGACAGTCTGCCTCCGTAGTTTCTGAAAAAACAGAGCCGGAAAAGGCTTATGACAGTGCTAAGGTAGATGCAAACGAAATTATCAGCCGAAACGACAAAAAATGGTTTTTAGGTAAATTCGGTAAAGAACTAAGCACAGTCGTATATAAGCAGTCTATTAAATCAGACCCAGAATTGAATCAGAAATACGGGTACACAAACAATCTAAGTCCTAGTGCGTTTAAGGAACTTATAAATCATAACCCAGAAATCAGACAAGATGTATCTGGAAAACACTATGAGGGGCTTCACCAACAGTTCGGTGGGGATCATGAAAAAATACTAGGTGCCTGGAGAAACGGCGTAAAGGCTACAAGGGTTAAGTTTAGCAACACCCAACCTATTGATATTAAAGAAAAATAGACATAACTCCCGTTCTGTGGTAATATAGAACATGGGAGATGTTATGAAAACAGTTATTATTCTTATTGGCCTTATCCCTAACCTGTGTTGGTCAATAGACTGTAATGAGAAGCCTATCGTTTGTCAGATTATGAAAAATGGACAAACAGTGGGTGGTAAGTATACAATCAAAAAAGAAAAAGCAGAACAACTAGCTAAAATCATTAAGAAAGTTAGCAAAAAGCACAATATTCCTGCTAATCTGTTTGCTGCAATTCTAGCCCAAGAAAGCCTATACAACGTAGCCGCCAAGAATTGTCAAAAAGGCTTTGTAACCCCATATAGGGCTCCTGCCGGTGTAAGCACAATCTCTAGCGATATAGAAGTAAGGGTTTGCAGTGATTTTGGAATCAGCCAGATTCACTATAAAACAGTAGAGCTTTATAAGTTTGACATAAATCGTCTCTTGTCAGATGTAGAATACTCAGTTGAGGCAGGAGCGATTGTTCTTAGCTGGTTTATTAAGACGTACAAACACGAAGAGGACGCCTTTACCCGTTATAATTGCGGACTTAAGGGTAACACAGATAGAAAAACCTGTCAGGAATATAAAAAGCTAGTAGAGCGTTTCATGTGAGGAATATGTCTAAAACAAAAAAAATGAATTGGGAAGAACTCACTCAGACCATTATAAACCTTGAAATTAAAAAATCTAACACAAAGCACCGCCTAAAAAAGAAAGACCTTAATAGTTTCAATAAGTTAATCGCATCCTGTGAAAAAAACAAAAAAAAATTAATGAAAGACAGTGAGGGAAGGGGCCGCCTTTTGAACAACCTAAAATACGGTGTAGAGTACGCTGCAAGTTGGGTAGATAGCATTGATGATTCGGTAGAGCCTGAAGACGATATATTAAAAGAAATTTCAAGCTGGCTAGACAGTACAAGTGATTGGAATGACTAGATAATCATTGCAAAAACACCTTTAAAATAGCAATCTTTTAGCTACGAGGTGTGTATGGTTATTCAAGAAAGTGAAATCAAAGAAATCAAAACAATAGGTACCCTAAACGGTCAAGACGTAAAGGTAATTATCACTAAGGGTGGTTTCTGTGCTGGATTGGGCCTTAAAAGACCTAACTCACAGCCAGAGGCATTGGCTGCTGCAGCTCATCCAGGAATCGTAAAATATCAAATTGAAAAAGCTTATGGGAGCGCCTTTAAGGCTGCTCTTTGTAAGTCCGAGTCGCAACAGTCCTACGATGTTGAAGACAAAACACACACACTACCCGAAATGGTCAAGAAAGCTGGATTTGAACTTTATGTTTTGAGCAAATCCAATGAAGTAGACTTCATTATCAGCAAAAATGGAATAAGCATTGCTAAATATGAAACCTATCTAGCCGATAATCAACTGGTTATCAGTAAATACGAATTTAAAGATTTCATATCTCCCAATCGTTTTGTTTCAGATGTACTAGGAAAAACCATTGCAGATAAGGCTAAACAGCTAGGTGCAACGAGCATTACCAATGACCAATCTAGTTGAGATTACAAAAATAATCAATAAAAAGAAAGAAGATGATTTCATAAGGAAATTAGATCTTCAAGCATCTTATGTTGCCCTTGAAATGTGTCTAAAAACTATTGAAATCAATAGCTTACCAGAGTTGAAAAGTATTAAAGAGTCAATTAAGAAAACCATGAAATTATTGGCTAGTAAGGAAAGATGAGTAACGTACCTGCCAAGGGCAATCAACTAATAACACTTCCCGTGTCTCCATTTGAATTGGAGCAGATTAGCTTTAACACCGAAAAGATGAATCAACTCATTACGTCTCACGGTGTTACGTTTCAACACTATAGGGCTATCCCATCTCCAATTGGTCTAAAGGACCGTGGCGATTACAGACGCAGCGAAACCCTAGACACTATATCAGAAAACGGCTTTATTTATAAAAAGTGTGGTATTTTCAATGGAGTGATGCTCTCCAACAACAAAAGCAAGCCAGATATTGAGGGTGGAACTTTCGACGCTTCTCACGCTAGAGTTACCCTGCCCATGTACTACAGAGAGGACTCTCCAGAACACGCTAATGAGAGAATTCACCTAGCTCCAGGCGATAGACTCTTTTTCGCCGAAGTAGCCCAGGAAGAGCAGGACGTGGTTAACTATCAAAAGGTTAACTACAACTCATTTGGAGACGATTTCCTTCAGTTTCCAGCTACTTGCGTTGAATTTATAATAGACTCCCTAGGGCGTGAATATAAGTACGGATTTGATTTTACGACATCTAAGGACGGAAATATACGCTGGATTGACGGGGCTAAAAATCCAGGGATAGATCCTGACACCGGCAAGGGCCGTGTTTATGGGATTAGATACAGATATGCCGCTTATTACTACATAACGTCAATTGTAAATGAAGTCAGGATAGGGAAGACCACAGAGGGTGGAATAAGAAAAGACACACGTTTTCCATACCAGATTACTATTCAGAGGGAATACTGTTTCCATAATAGGGTTAACGGAGACTCTGTAAGTTCCAGTAAAGAGACAAAAACAGAGAGAACTGTAGCCAAACCAGAAGAGAACATTGACCCTGTCAGGAACGTAATAAAAGTGAACGTAAGCAGTTTCGAATAAACGCAATCTTTTAGTAAATTGGAGTATATATGAGCACTAAAGCCGCTAAAAATGTAATGATGAGGAACACTTCCTATAATTGGGTATCGGACGATATCCAGAATCTTATTTTCAATCACGCAGTAGGTGCTCAAAAAAATATTTCAGTTGAACCTGTAATTAAGAGTACTTACACAGCTAGCGATATCGTTCCATTCGGATCTTTGGTAAAACTGAACGCCGCCGCTACTTCCTATAACATGCTATGTCTTGGGCGCGCTTTTTCTGGCGCATCTTCTTATAGGATTGGAAACATAGTAACACAGGGTGGAAACATCTACATTGCCAACGTTGATATCCAAATCGGTCACGCTTTTACGGCTACCGAGTGGATTTTGGTTGCATCGGCGACTATTTCAGGAATTCCGGTTACTGGCGGCTCTACAGTTTGTGTTGGTAAATATCACAACGCAGTGAGTGAGGCAGGGTTTCTAGTTGAAGACGACAGCACCTTTGGACAGCGCAGATAATGAATAAAATTCTTTGCGTTGAAGTGGTCAAAAAACTACTTGGCGATGACTTTTTCACTGAGTTTAAAAAATCCGAACTAGGAAGTTTGGGTATTTATAAAGAGTCCAGTAAGACTTCATTAGATCCAGAAGAGATTAAAATTGCACTACAGATTGTGCCTAAGACCATTCTAAGCTGGCTAATACACAATCTAAGGCCATTGCCAGAAAGAGGTATAGCGAAGCTAGTCCTTCCGTTTGTTAACGCCACATTGAGCCTTAACAAGATATCAAACGATGTTTATAGCGGTGAAGTGATTAAAGACGGTATAATTTTAAATAAATTTAAATACAGGTCACTACCAGGTATCGGTTTAATTTTAATGAGTACCTTTGAGCTTTACGATATCCAAACCATCGAACCAGCTCCCAAAGAGCACTCTGCGTCTTTGCAGGATATGATTGACGAAAGGATTAAGCTAAACTCACTAATCCAAAGCGTTGTTGATAAAAAACTAAGTGAGAGAGATGCTATTCAGCAAATTATAAACGACCGTTTAAACGACCACTTCAGCCAGCAAGAACATTCTGAAGACGAAAAACAAGAAGACGGCGAAGAAGACGGCGAAGAAGACGGAGAAGAGCCAGAAGTAGACGACTTAGAGGTTGTCAGTGATTCTGGTGATGATATTATGAATTCAGACAAAAAAAGTAAACTAAAAACATTCCTTGAAGGGCGTGAAAAAAAACGTAAAGAAAAGGTTGATTTAGGTAAGTCTATTGACTGTATTGATTGTGGCACTAAGTTGTATAAGGGGTTGCAATCAATAAACCTGTGTATCTGTTATGGTGATTTCTTTAATAAAAACATCAAAATCAAGAAAACAGAAGACGGGTCTATAAAGCTAAAGTTTCCAAAGGATTTTAGTAACGATAATGTAGACATGTTGCTAAACACTATAAAAAATAATAAGTAACTGGAGTATATATGGGTTTTGTTTATTTAAATTTGAACGGCGACGAAATTGGCGAAAACATTGGCAATGCAGTAGCCTCTAATGATGAAGAAGGCCTTGGCCAAATGAGCAACACTCTTAAAGATGCCCACCGGGCTTTTGAAGAGTGGATAGAATCTGTAGGAGGAATGGTTATCGTTTCCAGCGGTGACGAGTCACTTTGTAAGATTCCTGCAGAAGCCTATAATGAAGAAACTATTGAAGGTCTTCGTCAACAATACGAGCAAATGACAGGACACACAGCTACCGTTGGCGTTGGCAATAGCATGTCTGAGGCAGCCAAAGCCCTTATCTACGGTAAAATGAACGAAAAGAATCAGGTTGTTCAATACGATCCTATGATTGAGGATTATATCAATTCAGACGAGGAAGCTTCTGAACAAGTAGAGGATATCGTTTCCGCTGAAGGACAGGCCGGAGGACAGGCTGAAGGACAGGCTGAAGGACAGGCCGGAGGCTATCCCGTTGATGAAGAGTTTCAAAACAACAATATTGCTCAAAATTCACCAGACGAGTCAACACAGAGTCAAATGCCAGATGAAAGTCTAATGGATGAAGGGCAGATGTCAGAAGAAGACGCATCTGTAAGCCCTGAAGATAAGCTAAAACAATTTGTAGCTGCCGATGTTGATGGCGACGGAGATATCGACGACGTTGCTGAAGTTAGTGATCAAGACGGAGATGGCGATATCGATCAAGAAGACGCCTCATCTTTGGTTAGCGATATGATTCACGCCAACATGGGTGGAGATGAAGATCAGGAAATGGAAGGTCAGGAAATGGAAGGCCAGGAGATGGGCGAAGAGGAACTGGACGAAGAGGAAATTTCTCAAGCAATTCAAGAATTAAGTCAGGAAGATTTGGCTGAAGGTCATAGCTTTGAAGATGAAGAGCAGTCTGAAGAAGGCATGGACGATCAGCTAAAACAAGATATCATGAACTCTCTTTCTGCCTTTAAAGATAATCAACAGATGCTAGAGCAGGCTAAGGAGCAAAACCCAAGTCTTTATAGTGCTACCATTACGATGCTTCGCGCTATGATTGAAATGGCAAAGCGCCTTAGTGTAAACCCTGCACCTGAACTTGAAGAAGGCATGGAAGAAGATTTGGATCAAATGGGAGATGAAGGGCAGATGCCTGAGCAGGAAATGTCCGGCGAAGAAGAAATGCTTATGGAAGACGAAGATTCTGCTTATGACAAACCCTTCTCAGGTGAGGAAGGCACGGAAGAAAGCACGGAAGAAGGCATGGAAGAAGAGTCTGAAGAGCCCACTGAAGAGATGGAAGAAGAAAGCGAAGAACCTAAGAAAGAAAATAAAAAGCCAGCCTTCATGAAAAATGAAGAAATGAATAAGCAAGAGAAGGGTGTAAATACAAATCTTGTATCGCAAGACGCTATGAAAAATAAGGGAGAGTCTGACGCTGGTAGAAACGTCAGAAGAGCAGCAAAATTCAAAAAAATCGGTCTACATGATGTAGCTAAAGAACAAAAAAATGCAGCAAAAAGATTTGGTAAGTGGGCCTTAGATGATTTAAAATCTCAAAAAAAGCCAAACCTTCCTAAGAGTGAGGAAGCGTCTTCCTCAAAAAAGTAATTAGGCAAGACTCTTTGGCTAAGAGTATTTTGCCTAATGTTACTTTGCCTAAGATTTATTTGCCTAAGATTGCTACCAAGCGAATCATCAAAAAGCCAGTCCCCATTGGGGCTACTAAAAACGGTAAGACTAAGGTTATTAGCCTTGGCGGTAGAAGCAGTTGGCGTCAAACCTCTAAGGGTATCACTGGTATGGACGAAAGGAATATGCCGACGACTAAAAAACCAGACATGTCTAATGTAAAGGCTAAACCTACACACAGAGTCCATAACGCGGCAGGTGCTAAATCAGGATCTACAGACACTGGCGATCACCACACCAAACCGGCGGGGTAATGGCAAATTTAAAGTTTGAAATTGACGTTTCTTCGATAACCAGTCAGTTCCTTGAGTTAAAAAAAGAAGTAGAAACAACCGTTAAAGAGGCTGCCGGTGGACTAGCCGCATCTACACATGCTAAATTGCTTGAATTGGCATCTACTGAGCTTGGATCACTATCAACTAAATATAAAGATTCAATTACATTCGAACAGCTTGAAGAGGGTCTTTGGATCGTAAATCTAGACGCAAAAGCTGTTTGGATAGAAGATGGAAGAAAATCAGGTTTCCAGGAAGAGCTTCTTAGTGGCAAATCCTCCAAAAGGAACAAAAAAGGAGAGCGTTATGCCGTTATTCCTTTTGAACATTCTAAACCTCCATCTCAACAAAGTACTTCTGCCAAAGCCTTAACAGACCAGATTAGGGACTATTTAAAGAAAAATAACATAAACTACAAAAAGATTGAAAATAATGCCGATGGGAGCCCAAAGCTTGGGCTGGTTAAAAGGTTCAATGTTGAATCAGCAAAGCTAAAGCCTAATCATAAAGACAGTCCATTGCAAGGTGTTAGTATTTATCAGAGAATTGATAAGAAAACAGGCAAAGTACAGAGAGATACCCTAACCTTTAGGATAATTAGCGAATCAATGCGCGGAACAGGTAAGTGGGAACATCCGGGAATGCAGGGCGCTCACCTAATGATCAAGACCTTAGCCTGGGCCGAGTACGAGTGGGAAACAAAAATTCTTCCAGCTATTATGGAAAAGTTTAACGGTAAATAATATATGATAAGCACTACTGAAACATTAATCAAAGAAATCATAGACTTAGCTGTTAATGATCTCAAAAACAATCTTTGGCTAGTCGAGGATATTCTATCTGATTTTATTGAAAACCCTATCCTTTCACGTAAATTCGGCATGAAGGAAATTGACAGGTGTAAGGAGTGGCTAACAAACAACAAAATTCACTATTTTCAAAAACTTAGACAAGATTCTGAGCAATTTCCATGTGTTACAATCTCCATGGGAGAAAGTTTTGAGGATAAGTCGTTAACTACGCTCGGAGATGCTACGATTGATGTAATTGAATTAGACCCCTCTAGCATATCAAAACCCATTGCATACATTGTAAAGCCTTTTCAGGTTGTCAGTTATAATCAAGCAACCGGCATAGTTAAAATACCAAACAACACTGACGGGGCTAAGTATATTTCAGAAGGCCAAATTGCAGTAGACCCAGAAACAGGTAACGGGTATGTCATTCTAGAGAAAAAAAGCAGCACTACATTTAAAATAGAGCCAGGAACAGAGCTGGATGTTGATAGTTTGGCTATTATCCCTAAATATCAAATGTACAGGGCCCGCAGAGAGGGAATTATAACCCAGGAAACCTTCAATATTGGATGCCATGTCCATGGTGATCCATCCACACTGCTATTCCTTTTTGCTATTGTTAAATATGCCCTATTGCGCTATAGAGAGGGCTTGCTAGAGTACAACAATTTCCAGCTAAGCTCCTTAAGATTTTCAGACATGATCAAAAACGATGCTTTTGGTGCAGACAACGTCTATTCACGTTTTGTTGTGTTGTCCGGTCAAGTAGAGGAAAGTTGGCTAAAAACCCCATATAGAGTCGTGGAAGCTATTGATTTTACTTGCAGGGAGGCCCTAGACGGTAGCATAGGGTTAAATATCCTCTCTAATCTTGATACTAGTGAAGATACGGACGAAGCAGACAACGGCGTTTGGCGAACTAAGAAAGACAATTAAAACAATCTTATACCTATGAAATATAAAGAACAAGAATTAAAAATAATAGCCAAAAGCCTGTATAAGTCGGTTAAGAAACGTCTAAGTGATGAAAAACACATAATTAATGACTTCATGGATGCCGACTACATAGCAGAAGAAAAGCACAGGGTTAAGCCTTCCAAGACAAAGAATTTATGGAAAGAAGAGAAGGGAACCAAGAAGCTAAAGAAATTTATAGAAAAAACAAGAAAAACTTAATCTTTACACTATTGAAACTTATGAGGAAATGCTATGTCTGAAAAATTTTACACCGCTAAAGAGATGGCCGTTGCTGCTCTTAAAAAGTATCAAGAACTATGTGAAAACAAAGACTTAAGTAAGGCCAACACTTCTCACGAAATTGAAGGCGGCGAAGAGCCTAACATTGAAGATGCTGAGTGTCCTGAACAGCTAGCCGCTGAAGGTACCGTTGGCATCAGTTCCAAGCCCAAGAAGAAAAACCCTGACGGTAGTGATTCTGAAGAAGACGAGGTAAGCGAAGGCGAATCTCAAGCTATGGAAGAAAGTGCTAAGGAAGAAGTCGGCGAACACGAAGACGAAATGCACGAAGAAAAAGAAAAGTCTGAAGAGTCTGAAAAGTCTGAAGAGCCTAAGAAAGAAAATAAAAAGCCAGCCTTCATGAAAAGTGAAGCAGCAAGCGTCAAGCCACTTAAGAAGTTCATTGAAAAGATGGAAATGAAGAAAGCCATTGTTGACGAAGGTAAGAGCGACAGTGATAAGGTGAAATCACGTAGTGAAAGAGGGAACCATAGTATCTCCAAAAAGATTTATGGTCAAGATATTGGAATAAATAAACCCATTTCAGAAAAGGGAGGGGTTTCTCACGTTGGGCATTCGCTAAAAGTTGGTAAAAAACTTTTACCAGGAAGCTCTAAAGACATTGAACACGACGCAAAAAAGTACCATAAAGGTGTTATTTCTGAACAAAAAGGAATGAAGAAACCCAGCCTTCCTAAGTCTGAAGAAATGAATAAGTCCAGTAAAGTTGAACAATTCCTTGGTGTTGAGAAAAAATAATGGCTAAAAGAGAAGAAAAAAACACATTGCTAGAAGCTAAAGAAATGCGCAGGCTTGCTCATGAACAAAAGCAAGTCTCTGTTAAAGAAGACACTAGGGAAGAGTTTCGTAAGTTTTTTGTAAAACTAAAAACTAAGTACGAGTTAGACGGGAAACTTGAAAATGTAATGTGGCTTCATTTTAAAGCCGCTGGTTTTGACAAAAAAGAAAAATTCCAAGACGGTGTTTTTCATTTTGGTCTACGATAGAAAAATTTAGATAGGAGATATATATGGTACAAAGAGTAACTACTTCATTCGGGACTTTCACTAAACCTGGCTTTTATTACAAGCAAAGCGTAAAATCTAACCCAGTAGGGGTCGCAGTTAGCGGTAATATCGTTATTATCGGTGAATCTTCTGGTGGAGCAAAATACACTGAAGAAACCCTCAAGGACAACTCCTTCTCTCCAGACCAGTTGGACAGGGTTATTGATAAATACACCTCAGGCCCTATCGTAGATGCATTTAGAGCCCTATCAAACCCCTCTTCTGACGCCAACATTACAGGTTCAGCAAATAGGATCTTCATCGTTAAAACTAACGGTGGTACTCAGGCCACCCATACAATTGCTAACTCTTACGGCTCTCTTACAGATAAGAATTACGGTACTGACGGTAATAAATACTTTTACCAAGTAACCTCTGTTCAAGATGAAACCGGCGCAGCCCATGAGGGCAGTGTAATTCCAGGCTACGATGTTGCCTTGACTGGTGTTGAGTTTGCAGTTAGAGTACAGGGTGGAGCGTCAATTGCAATTAACGTCTTTACTGGCGCTTCAACTGATTACGACACCAGGAGCGAAGTTATCGCTCTTATTGATGCCGCATTGCCCGCTGGTCTTAGCTGCGTAGCTGGGACTGCCGCCAATACTATTCGCATCGAGTCAGACCTAGATAGTCTTGCTAATCGCAAGGGTTATTCTAAGGCTTTTGAGCTAATAGACAGTACTCTAGGCGACCTAGCCGCCCTTGGTTTTGATGCAGGTCTTTATACCTCCTCTGCCGAACCCAAGTCTCAGATTGATATCAAGCGTAGTGATATCAATCTAAATGAGTCTTTCGTTTCTGAAGCCGCTGTTGCTTTCGGAATCGGTTACGAAGGAACTACTGCTGTAATGACCATTAGCGCCACTTCCTTGAGCACTACCGTAACTGGTGGCTCCGGTGCTAACCTTTCACTACAACTATCTAACTACCCTACTGTTAAAGACCTTTCAGACTTCATCAATAGCCAGACTGGTTATTCTGCAGATGTGAATTCAAACAGCACTCAATCTTCTCCCTTTGATTTAGATCAAGTCATTGCTTTGGGTATTGCCAGCACTGATTCTGACATTACACCTGGCAAAGTTAAGCGTTCATTGGCTAATTTTGAAACTGGCATGTTGAATGCTTCTAGGCTTGATTTTGAAGCTACAGCGACTGCCGGACTACCTGACGAAACAGCATCTGTTAACTATCTAGTCGGTGGACTAAGGGGCGCAACATTGGCCGCCGATGTTGTCGGTGCAGTAAATATCTGTGAAACCGTTGATATCAACTTTGTATTGCCACTGTTCTCAAGGAACGCATCTTCAGACATTACTGATGGTTTAACCGATTCTGGCTCTACTTATACTATTGCCGCAATAAACGCATTGGTTAAGAATCACTGTTTAAAGATGGTTGATCCACATATCAAGAAACCACGCCAAGGCGCTTGTTCCTTTTGGGGAACTTATTCTGAAGCTAAAGACGCAATGGCACAACTAGGTGGTGGATTGTTTACTCTATGTTTCCAAAAATCTTCACAAGTTGACGGTTTTGGAGCGATTGTTAGCTTTCAACCTTGGCACACTGCCTGTATTGCCGTTGGTATGCAGACTGCTGGTTTCTATAAGAACATTGTTAACAAATACGCCAACGTAATTTCCTTTGAAGACCCAAGCGGTTTTGATTCTGGAAGTCCTGGAGATGTTGACGATGCACTAACCGCTGGCGGGCTTTTCCTTGAAAAAGACACCTTTGGTAATAAGTGGGTAAGCGATCAAACTACCTACGGTTTTGACGAAAACTTCGTCTATAACTCACTACAGGCTGTTTATACATCAAACCTAGTAGCCCTGGACCTTAACGATAGCTTCCAGAGAGCGTTTATCGGTCAATCACTTGCCGATGTTGACGCTAGCACTGGTCTATCCTTCCTAGCCTCTAAAATGGATGTTTACAAGAAACAGAAATTGATTGGCACATCTGACGATGCACCCGCTGGTTATAAGAATGCAAAGATCGAAATTCAAGGGCCTGCCATTTATGTTTACGTTGAATATAAACTAGCTACAGGGCTTTATTTCGGAATTCTTGATTTGAAAATTTCTCAAATCAGCTCTAGCGCATCACAATAATAAGTAATTAGGAGTTTATATGGCTAAGTCAAAAGTTTTTAATGGTGCTCGGGCCCTTGTATATGTAGACAACGTACTCGTGGGTTTGTTTGATTCATGTAATTATTCGGTAAATATCGGTGCAGAGGCTATCCACACCCTAGGTCGATTTGGGCCCCAAGAAATTACCCCCACTTCTTATGAAGCTGTGACAGTTAATTGCTCAGGATTTAGGATCATTGGAAACGGTGGACACATTCTACCAAAATTCCCCAAGCTTCAAGATCTTTTGAATCTAGAGTCAATCACCCTAGCTATGACCGATAGGCAATCTCCTGCCGGTTCTGCTCCAGTTATGACTGTGGAAAACTGTATCCCTATCAGCTACGGGACAGGCGCTCAGGGTAAGGCTACCGGCCGTATCTCTGTAACTTACATGGGAACTAACGCTACAGATGAGTCTGGACCTCAGTCTGAAGGTGGAGCTGCCACTCTTCCTTAAGCCATATATCACGGTAGTGTTATGAAAAATGAACAAATATTTGATCTACTTAAGGAAGTTAGAGAAGATCAAAAAGAGCTTAGAAATTCATTATCAGAACACCACGCCACATCTGTTGGTAACTCTAAAGAGTTGGGCTATTTTAAAGAAAACCTCAACAAAAACAACCTGTTACTAGAACGCCTCACTAAAACCGTTGAATTACATGAGATGCGCTCTACTAGCTTAGAAAAAATCGTAAATGGCTCCAAAAGCAACATCGGTCACTCTGATAGAATATCAGCCCTAGAAGTACCTGTTAAAGCCAAGGACTACTGGCTTAAATCATCTGTAAAATGGTCAGCACTAATAGCCAGTATTATCGGTATCTTAGCTACAATAGCTAAGGTGTTGGGGCTAATCTAACAATCCCTTAAATTACAATCTTTTACTTGGGACACTAAGGGTAGTGTTACAGGGGTTTTATGGCTATAGAGCGCAGTTGGAATGCAGTTCCAACACGTTTATTTATTCAAAATGGTGGAGCAGACGGATCTATTATCCTATCTACTGCTTCTGGATTTAGAGTAAAGCAATACGTAAAAATAGAAAGCTCTTTAGTTTCTTCTGTAATACTAGAAGTCAAAAAAGTCATATCTGAAACTACAATCCTTGTAGGTCCTAGAGATAAAAACATAAACTCTCGAATAGACTTAAGTAATTTTTTAATTACCGATTCTGCCACTATTTCTGCAGAAGAGCAGAGAAAAGTGGTAGTACCTAAGGATGACCAGGGGTTTTACACTTATGAGCAGGAGCCTGTAGTAGCCAGGCGAGTTATAAGTGTAGACGAATTTGGTAACTTTTACAGCACAGAAAACCCACTATCTGTTAGGTTATCCGACGGATCTATCAGTATTGGGACGGTAAACGCAGAACTTGAAGTTCAATTGTCTCATCAAAACAATGTCCCCAACGCTGGAGATGTTGCAGATAGTGTCAGGATAGGTAATGGAACAAACGAATTAGCAATAAACCCAGACGGATCTATAAACGTTGGTGTTGTGCTGTTTCCAGCAGGGGCGGCTACTGAAGCAAAACAAGATACACAAATTGTTGCTTTAAATTCTATAGATACTAAATTAGATAATTTGGCAATAGAGGCCATGACAGAGGCTACAAATCCTGACAATATAATGACCGTTGGAACACTAAACGGGCAAAAAGATTCAACAAAATACGGTTTTGTTAATAACATTAAAAATCAAATATTAGCCTCACACGATAGGGTGCAAGCTGTTACTTATGTTGATTTTGGAAATAAAAATGAAAGAATTACAAAAATAGAATATAGCAGCCCGACATTTCCGGGAACTATAGCCTCTAAAAACATTGCTTATAGCTTAATTAGTAATAAATACAGAAGAGACTCAATAACTTGGGTTATCGTTTAAGGAGTATCAGATGGGATATAAAAATTTAAATTTACTAGAAAGTGTCGTGACCACTTATGATCAAACAAAAACTACAGTTTTTGGAAGGGTTTCTGAGAGAACAGTGTTTGGAAGTCCGTCGCTAGGCCCCTCTGTTCCACATTTTGCAGATGTACTTGTGGAGTCTTCTGTTATTCCTTCTGGAGTAACCTTCCCATCTACCGTAGAAACAGGGGATATTGTTAGGGTATTTGCTATGGGAACCCCAATAGCCGGTTCAGTAGCTTTAATTCTATATAACAATAACATTAAATTGGGAACTCTTACTTATGTCGGAAAGTTGATCATTTCCTCTCCAGATATTACTACAACCACTTCTTTTCGTGGACTAGAGGTATTGGATACTGGTACCACTGGTTGGAAAGTATTTTTTAGCTATACCAATGCAGTGCTTATTAACGGTGGGATTAGTCTTCTAAACAAAATTGATTTAGCCGACTTTACTCCGTTAGGAGCTGTTTCAATTGCGCCAGCCACCGGTGATGACCAAAAAGCTAAATATTTTCTGCAAGATCCGGCTAATATTGGAGTAGGTCAATTAAACATAGCCTCTGTGGGTATGCTTTTAGATCAAGCCAATAATAAAGCCTATGTACATAACGGCACAGCAGCCACACATCAATACTATGTCTATGATACGTCAATAGCGCCTACTTTTACAGAATCTGCAATTACAGGCACAAACGCCGCGCCAGGAGTATTCACACTAACAGCCCACGGTTTTTTAAATAGCGATCCAATCTTATTTAAAACTACCGGATCTTATACGGGATTGATCACCAACACTGTTTACTTTGCAAGAAATATTACATCAGATACTTTTGAAATGTCCACTACCTCCGTCGGTGCTTCCATAAGCACGGTTGGTTCGCAAGCTGGAGTACACGTAATTGGCAGGGCATTTGGTACTACTGGGAGCAATTTTGTTACAAAAACTGGTAACTTGACCCCACTAGTCGGTGTACTACTGGCCAATAACGGTGAAAACTACGCAAATCCTCAGCACGTATCTTATGGTGCCCTGGTAGGCAATGGTTGTGCGGCTTTTGGTACTACCACTAACCTATACATGGGTAAACTTAGTGATTTAACAAGTGCCGCAACATCGTGGACTTCACTAACTACTTCAAATGTTTTAGGTAGTTTGAACGAGGTAACACTACCTACTGTTGCATTTTGTCAATTTTCCAACACTTTGGATTTGTTTGTTATTATATCAAACATATCTTTATATTACGGTAAGAGGCTGGTAAACAATGAATACCAGTTTAAAGGTGGGAGAACAAATAATTCTTATTATGAGGCTATGTCAAATACCTTTGGATCGGTTAGATTTGGGCTAACAACTGTATCTGGTTTTAATATTGGTGACGGGATTGCCATTATGGTGGGAACTACCATTGGTCAAAGAGGGTTTGTTTCTTTAGACATGTCAATTGATGAAAGAGTTGGTAGAGATAGTGTCATCACTAAAGTAATGGACACACCAAACAGTATACTAAAGGCAGTTTCTGTTATTGATAAACTAGGAGCCTTTACAGATACATATTCTATTTATTATAGAACCAGTGGCTTTGGTTCCGCAACCGGTGGTTGGGTACTTTATGATAAAACTGAATTGAGTTCGTTAGTTATCCCTACACAAATACAACTAAAAATTACCTGGAACATACTTAAGGTTACATCTCAAACAGCATCTCAAATATCTGATATTGTTATTGTTACAGAATCTAACGACGACATCTCAGACAACTGGGAATACTCACATGATAGCTCAAGCAGTCTTTCCCCAACTAGAGTAGCATTTAGACTAAAGTTTGCATATGGCAGCTCAATTCCAAGCACCCTTCGTTTTAGATCTTACGACTTAGATGGAAATCTATTGCTTAATCAAACCATTACAAGCAATCCCGCCAATTTCCAGTACTCCGATGATGAAGGAGCTACTTGGCTATCTCTTGGGACTATTCCAAACGTAGTCGGCACGCTAGTTCGTTACACGTTTACATCACCTCCGGGAGTAGACATTAGACCAGCCTTGAGAGATAGTTAATATGCCAAATATATTTGCGTATGGAAGTGCCTACCAGGGCACTTCCTCTCCAGTAGACAATCCATTAATATACCCTATATCCAGGGCGTATCAAGGTACATCTCAAGCATGTATTGTGGATCTAACTCTTCCAATTTTTTCTGGAATAGTATCTCTTTCGTTACAACCACTAGGGCAAATAAGGGCAACATGGGGTACAGCGACAGACGCCTCTGCTCCTATAAGGTACGAAGTATACATAAAGGCAGGAGATTCTATTAATCTTTTTTATCAGTCTAACATCGTTGTTATTACGGATAAATTACAGTTTGATATTTTTACTCTTCCTAACAGCGTGCTGCTTAGCTCAGGTGTAGTCTATTACATAGGCGTTAAAGCTGTTGACGCTGTAGGCAATAGAGATAATAACCTAGCATTCCTGGATATAGAATCTTCTGGCATATCATCTTCTGGATCATTGGGGTATGAAGTTGGAGGAATATTCACGATAGACGAGAACGAAAATTTTATAGGTAGCGTTTGGGCGTCAATAAACAATGACATAATTACAGATGTTTTTAGATTAGGGACAGCCTCCTATGTTATCTACGATAAAAATTCAGACTTAGTAGCTGGAATGTCTGAAAGTGGCATAGCCCCTGACGCAAACGGGCAATTTTCCATAACACCTATCGCGTCTCTTTTAGATTTAACAGATAATTTTTACACAATAAAGGTAAGTATTATTGCTGATTCTTCTATGAGACATAATTACCTACCTATTTCGGGAATTTCTGAAAAATTAGGAGCCATTAATTACGAACCACGGGCTATCTTTTCTATAAATGCGTCTAACCAGCTTCAGTGCTCTTTGTGGATGGCAAAAGATGGGCAGCAAATAAACTCCGGTCTTGGAACAGCATCCTTTACAATTTATGATAAAGATGGTGTGACGACCGGAATTTCTCAAAGTGGTCTTGTTTCAGACGCAAATGGTGTTTTTAAAATGACTCCAGTTTCAGCTTCTTCTATTCTAGACTTAACTCATTACGTCGTTTTATTCACAGTTGATGTCGATTCGCAACCTAAAAAAGGGGCCGTAGGCATTACGGTAGCAGAATAATGGCTTCAAGAAGGGTTAAATCTACAGTCAATAACAACTATGTACAGCCATTAAAACTATGTTTTAAAAATAAGACTGTAGTCACTCCTTCTTGTAATTACAATTCTTTAATGACAAAGACCACACATAGGGGTTGTAATGAAAGTGATTATAAAATAAAAAGTTGGATGAAGTTCAATTCTGAAACTTTTGACGGAATACAGGTTATAGCCGGTCTATATAAGAACAATAAAACAAAAACGATAGGGACCTGTGATTTTAAGGTTTATTCCATAAGCATCGATGACAACTGGACAGAAACACTTCTTTTTTCTGGCAGCGGAACACCTCTGCCTAACGGTAGTTTTTCACTTGTAATTCCTGAAAACTCCATGTCTCCCTCCGATATTACTGGTGAAGTTTCTTTCAAATTAGAAGTAAGAATTGAAAGAGTTAATAAAAAATATGATGATTTTTACTATTTCAACCATATTGGGCTATACGGAAGTTTTATCAGACTTAAAAAAGAAGTGGAATTTTTAGATTTAACTAAGTTAGACGAATAAAGGGTAATTTATGAAAAAATATGCACTTATACAAAATTATAAAGTAGTTGTGATTAAGGAAATTGAAGATGAAGATTTTCAAGGAATTTCTAAGAATTACGAATCAATCGTAGACGTAACTGATTTTATCATCACACCTCAAGTTGGATGGCTCCTGGATGGAAACAAGGTAGTTCCAGACGCCCAACACGCGATTACAATTAAACAGATGATAGTAGCAAAAATATTGTCGTACCAAAAGGTGTCCGCTGATCTTTTGACAGAGCTATATGCGGACAATACTTTAACTGGAATGACGGTTTCCCAATCAAACGCTATGTTTGAAGAATATTCTGACGTTATTATTAGACTTTCCCAGGGAGCATTTCCAACGGCAATTTACAGCCTTCAACAAAAAACACCATCGGGTATTGTAACTCAAGAAAACATTGACAACTGGATAGCCAAAATTCAAATTCACCTATAGGTAATTAAAAACCATGAAAAAAATAACAGTAGGGTTTTCCAAACCAAGCTCAAAATTTAAAATAGGTAGTCTTGCAATCAGATATTACATGGGTACCGAATACAGCCATGTTTATATTAAGTTTGAGGGTAAAGAAAGAGAGCTAATCTATGAATCGGTGGGTAGATCGGGTACCAGATTCATGGGGGCTAAGCTTTGGAGCGCGCACGCCGTAACAGTAAAATCCTTTAGTATTGAAGTAGAAGATTCTCAACACAGGGCTTTGATTAATTATTGCATAGATAGCGCGGGGCTAGAATACGGTTTTTGGCAAAATATAGGGCTAGTGATTGCAGATAGGTTTAAACTCAAAAATAACCCCTTTAAGAGCGGTAAAAACTGTTCAGAGGCAGTTGGAGAAGTTCTTGAATCTATTGGTTATGTTTTTGATAAAGATTTTAATTTGCTGACGCCTAAGGATATTTTTTTAAAACTTAATAACGGGTTACAAAATGAATGATTTATACGAAAAAATCCAGAAAAAAATGAAAGAGTGGCAGATAAGCGGTGTCCCTGTTTTTATGATAAGAGACGAGAGCAAGGGCGGGCCCAGTGTTAGTTTAACGATGATGCTTATATCGTTTACCCTATGTCTACTTGCTTTGATTAATAAATTTGCAAAGATTGTAGATGGCATGGACGTAGATAACACTCTGCAATTGTTTATGTTAACCGCAGGTCTGTATTTTTCTAGATCGATCGGGTTGGGCGGTAAAAAAGTAACTATCTCTAAAGAAGAAAAAGAATAGCCATCCTTGGCCCAATTACTAGTTGATAGTAAAGCTACAGTTATTTCCACCAGTTGACTGGTAATTGCCAGGAGTGATCAGAGCTAGAAAGGCTTGTTTTGCGTTAGGTGATCCGGGAGTTGTACCCCAATACACAGCAAACAGCTTGTCTCCTACCATTAGTCCGTATTCCGGGAAAGAAGTGTTGTCATTAGAGCAAAACTTTACCGGGGTAACGCTAGTACCTGCACTTCCATTAGAGCCGTTAGATCCGTTATTGCCTTGAGCACCTTGAGCACCTTGAGCACCTTGAGAGCCATTGTTACCATTGTTACCATTAGGTCCTTGTGGACCAGCGGGGCCTTGAAGTCCTGGAATACCCTGTACTCCTGCAATACCTTGAGCGCCGTTAGCTCCGTTCAAACCATTACAAAGAAGCGCGACCGTTTGAGAACTGCTAGATGTGATTGTATAACCTCCGGTGGGGCAATCAAAACCAGCGGCTACAGACTGAACGGTAACCGATGCACTTGCCCCATCTTGACCTGCGACTCCGTTACACACTGTTTTGATAGCAACGACTGATTCGCCAGATTCAAGCAATCCGTTATCATTAGTGTCACGAAATGATGTTAGCCTTAGACCACCAGTAGAACATGGTGAGCCAGCTTGAAGATCTTCAATGTCTAGACCAGCACTAACTCCGTTTTGTCCAGTGACTCCTGGTGTTCCCAAGACAAAATAAGTCCTTCGTTTTCCGCACGACATTGTTACCACAGATACAAGGATAAGACAGATGATTTTTTTCATAAAACTCCAAAATTTTTATAGGTCTATTTTCAGTATAGCACTTATCTTCCCAACTGTCCAGCCCCCCACACCGCAAGAGCTGTAACAATAATACCAGCACCAAAGTATAGGTAATCATTGGCCCTAGACATTTTTTCTTGTTTCAACAACCTATCATATTGATTGTATGACTCTTCCCTGAAATTATTAACCCTTTCTTCTGATTTAGCAATCGCCAAGTCTTTGAATTCAATGGTTTTGCCTAAAGATTCTGCTTCTTTTTTGTATTCAGCAATAGCAGACTGTAACTCTTTGTTTTTATTAACCAATCGACCACTCTCTAGGAAACAACCCTCTGTATACACATAAGAGCCTCCAAGCTTTTTAATGTCTGTTTCCCAATTGCAGCTTGCAAATGATTGTGTTGAAATTAAAAAACATAGCACTAATTTTTTCATAAAACCCCTATTTTTTCTTGTTCCAGTTAAGATCCACTTCTTCACTTTCCGCATTTTTCTCATGTTCTTTTGCTTTAGAATTATGTTCTTTTGCTTGTTTGATGTGAATAGAGGCTTTTGCTTGAAGCTCTTCTTGCTCAGTCTTTAGCAGGGTATCTTTTTTTTCAGCTTTATCTAGGTCTTTTTTTGCTCCATATAGGTTAAACTGCATGATCAGTTTCATGATTGCAGCCGCCACCACTAGAGGAATTAGTAGATAAAATAAAATCTTGCTGGTTTTTTTTAGGTTTAGTAGTTTTTCTAGCATTTAATTGTCCTTTTTTTAGTATGCGTTTTTAGCCCAATAGGGCCTTTCAGTTCCGTTAATAGCCCAGGAGGCAGAATAAACTTCCGCAGCAAACATATCATTTAAAGAGCTTCCCACTTTGTGACATTCTAGACAAATAGCTTCAGTCCAATTTTCATCAAACTTCATTTTAGACCAGGCGACTATTAGAGATTGCCTGTCCATGTATCTAACGGTACCGTAGGTTTCTTTGCCCCTTGCTTCGTATTTTACTACCTCTCTAGTGTCTAGGTTTAGGGTTTCCCTGTAATACTCAAATAGATTAGATTCAAACTCGTCAATTATGCTCTTGCTCCAACCTTTATATTTGCCCTGTCCCTTACGTCCTTCGTTTGTGACCATAAATTCCAGGACTTTTTTACCGAATGTTTGGGCAACTTCATAATCTATCTTATAGATAAAAAACTGCTCACATAGCTCAGCTAGAGGTTCCTCCCTGTCCTTTTGAGTATACCTGCTTTTACCCAACTCTTTATTTACGGAATTCTTCCAGTGCGTAAAGACTTTTTCTGGATCTGCTTTATTTTTTTCGTTCATTTTCAAACTCCTCCTTTAGAGTTTTATTCATCCTTTCCTTTATCCTTTCCTTCATGGTTAGACCTTCGATTGTTTTATGGTCTTTTTCTGTTTTATTATTTTCTTTAGATTTCCTGTCTATAAAAAACAATACTTCACTCATTTGTTTTTCAGCATCTACCTGTAACAAACTAAGAAAAAAAGGCTCTATAACCTTAAAAACCATAGTCTTCTTTGACTTATTTTCTGGAAAGACTATCTCCTCTATTATGTTGTTTTTACACAACAATCCTATAATTTTCCTATAATTTTCGTTTCTAAACCCTACCCTTGTTTTCCAATTCTTATCGGAAGATACTATATTTTTTACCGATTCCCTGGTTAAAACAAAAACCACCCTACGCTGATAAAGTATTGAATTCAGTACAGAACATACGTTTTTAGTTACAGCTTCTAGCTTCTTTTCTTTACATATATTGTACTGTCTAAACATATAACCCCACTCCGCTAGTGAGTCAATATCTATCTGACTTATCTCTTTAGTGTTTTTCAATACAACTCTAAATGTATGTCCTTTTTCTTGAATTCTGTCTAAATCAATCATTTTACCCCTATTGCACTATATTACCACTTTATCATCCGTCTCATTAAAAGCGACTTTCAAGTAAAAAATTAAACACTAAAAAACGTGGAAAAAATAAAAAAAAACATGCCGTATCATTTTTTGTGAAAAAAAACGATTTTTTTAGAGGGGAAATGTTTTATAAAACAGGTAACCTAAGTATAGAGTATTGTTGATATTTTTAAGATGAGACGGATAATGAGACGGATAAGTGAGACACAGAGGGTAGAGAGTAGAAGATAGAAGGGAGAGGGTAGAGGTTAGAAGAGAGAAGTTAACAAGATATATCAAAAAACAATTTTTATTTTTTAGAACACACAGAATTATCAATTCTCTGGTAGAAACAAAAAGAATAACTCAAGTGGTGCCAAAGTCTGTGGTATTATTAAAATGCTAGTTTTTTCTTTTTAAATAGACTTTTAATGAAAATGAGCTGGTTTTGTAAAAAGCAAAAGCCAACGGTGTTGGAATAGCCCACCAAAACCCTTTAAATGCCGTTTAAAGCTATTTGGAATGTTTTTGCGGTAGAGATGTTAGGTAAATACAAAAAAGCCTTTAAAACGGCTATAAAGCCCTTTAAACGACCGAATGGAGAAATAAAATGTCCGACTTTACTTTTGAGGGATCTATTGCATCTACAGATTATTCAGGAATTGGCGAAAGTTCTGGAGAAACATTTATTGGCCGTTTTAGTTTTAAATGCGTCCTAAGCCCTTTTGACCGCATTAGAGCCGATTCTAAGCGTCGTGAGCTTTTAGGCAGTACAAACCCTCACCTAGCGTCAAAAGAGGCCCAGAATGCGTCGTTTGCCCTGTCTGAACTCAAGTTTAGAGTTGTTGCTTCTCCCGATTTCTACAAAAATCGAGAAATTGATGGAGGCCATCTAGATTACAACATAATTATCGAGCTAATTAATATGGCAATTGACGCAGAAGAAAGGTTTAAAGTTAAGCAACAAGAGCGACTCGAAGCCACTCAAAAAAGACTAGCCAGCGCAATTCGTAAGAAAAAGATTAAAAAAGAAGAAGCTGGTATTGCTGAAGAGGTTTCCCCAGAAAATGTAATGGAAGTAGATTTGGATGAATAATGTCTAAAGTTTATACAGAGTACACTTTTGCACAAACCGAAGCCATTTCAGAAGCTTTGGAATATTCCGACATGGGTTTTTTTAGAAAAGTATGCCGGTGGTTTTCCTCTACTTTTCACATGCCACTAAATGAAGTTATGAACGGCGATAAAATTACCTGGGATTCGGTTTTACTGCATTACTACGAATCAAACCTAGAGAAGGTAAACTACAATCAAATTTACGATATTGCTTGTGAAGAATATTTGCCGGAACTAGCCGAACAAAATGAAAGGGAAAATCAGGAAATAGCTGATAGCTACATAATTGAACAAAAACGAACACTTAATGTAAAAAATAAAAAAGTAGTTGAAAAAGTAGTTGAAAAAAAACCAGAACAGGATAGAATGAAAGTAAGCCCGATAAACATGATATTTGAGGATGAGGAGGTATGAACAATCAGATTTTTATAGCAGTCTTAGGATCTATTACGGGACTTTTCTCGGTTTATGTTATTAAGTTAATCCCCGATCATAAGACAAGATTTATTTACAGGCTAGGGATGGTATTAGCACAAACTAACATAGCACTCAGTGTCGGCCTTTTGGGTGTTTTAATAATCTCAGGAGTTATCAAATGAAAAAAGTAATCACGCTAGATATCATTAAAAAAGTTGTTTCTTCCAACATAGAGCTGGTTGGTTTTAAAAGTAACGTAACATACGTAAAGTTCAAAAACGGCACTTTGTATTCTTATGACAAAACATCTATGCAGGATTTCGAATCTCTGCTAAAATCAGAGTCAATCGGAAAGTATTTTAATTCCTCATTTAAAAATTCATTTGAGTTTTCTAAACTAGATGATGTTGAGGTTAAGGCTAAAGAAGAGCCCAAGGTGGAATTAAAAAAAGAGCCTACCGAGTAGTTTTAACGATCTATAAAAATAATCTTTATTGACTCACAACTTTTTTTGTGATACTATGTACTTAGGAAACAGGTTGAGGGGGATTTATGACTATTAAAGAATTCTACAAGCTACTAAATTCGCACGACTGGTATTTTCATTACTCAGACGATTCAAGGGTTAACACTAGTGGCCAGAAAGAGCTGGATTTGCTTAAAAAAGTAGCAAACAGTGAGGGCGGAATGTTTTGTGATTTGCTTGATAAATATGAATCCTATATCTTCTCCGGGCCATCATATGGAACTGTTAGAAAAATTAAGCCAGAATTGGAGGAGTTTGTATGAAAATCAACAGACATTTCATTAAAGACTTTCCTAAATACAAAGTGATTGGAAAGAGCTACATTGTTAAATTAGTCAAGGCTTATAAAACCGACAACGGGCTTTTTTTTACGGCTGAAATTGTTTCTGGGGATGGGATCGGCAAATGGACAAGTGTAAATAAGAAAGAACTCAAGGGAGTGACCAGTGACCAGTGAACAGTTTCTTAAATCTGCTCAAGCTGCCCTTAAGGGTTTCAAATATGAAAGGATTGAGGTGTTTTTAGAGGAAGATGATGTTTTTCTTATTGAAATTATTTCAGACGAGTTTAAAGGGGTAAGTCTAAATAATCGAATTAACATGATGATTAGTAAATTCATGAGGTTATCGATGTCCATCGGTGATTATCAAATAGTCTACGGCCCCTTAACTGTTAATGAAAAAGATAGCGGAATTAGCGAAAGCAAGCTATAATAGGTTTTATGGTGAAAGTGTTATTCCTGGATATAGATGGCGTTTTAAACTCTAAGCAGTCAGCTAGGTACTACAAAAGACAGGGCAAGCGTCCATATAAAAACCTCTGCCCAATTGCAAGCTCTAATCTTCAATTTTTAATGGAACTTATCCCCGATATTAAAATAGTAATATCATCTACATGGAGAATCTCAAGCTCTTTGGGGGAACTAAGGAAACTATTAAATTGTGTAGGGATTCCCAAGGAATCTGTTATAGGGGTTACCCCTAAAGGCTCCGATAGGGGTATCGAACGGGGCCATGAAATACAGGGTTGGTTGGATTTGCATACAGATGTTAAGAATTTTGTTATTTTAGACGATGACTCGGATATGTTGCATTTAAGTGACCATTTGATCCAGACCGAAACAAGCCATGGTTTAATGTATGAAGATATGCTTAAAATTGTTAATAAATTCAAGGTATTTGGAGCAACTATCCGGTAATTCCAGATAGTTCAAATGTTAGTTGATTCCAGTGTCACACTGTGTTAATGTTTATTCAACGGAGACGTGATATTACTTGCGTTTCCTGGCGCAAACCATGGGGATATAGCATATGAAAAAGTAACAATTAGCCTTGATGATATTTTCACCTATAGGCTAAGGGATGAATCAGAAACATTGGAAATGTTCGGTGAAGCATATTTAGATGAAATGGGCATTGAAGTACCGGCCGAATTGCTTTCCGAATACAGATCGGTTATGGTTAAATACGCCGCCCTACAAGTAAATCTTAAAAAACATCAAGAAGAAAAAGAAAAAGAGCTGTACGACTGGTAGTGTTAGGGGTTAACTAAAAAATAAAATATGAAGATAAAGTTTATTAAATTAGCTCAAAAAATGTCAAAGCTTAGTACTCACTCAAAAGCGCGCATAGGCGCGGTAATTGCAAACGGATCTAGAGAAGTGTCCAGAGGGTATAATTCGATAAAAACTCATACCCGCAGCAATACTCCATATGAGGATCTACACGCTGAAGCATCTGCAATTGTTAACGCAGGTTTTAGGGAAATCAGGGGTTGTGATATCTACGTATATCGTGAAAACAAAAACGGTGAAATGGCCATTAGTAAGCCATGTATTTATTGCCAGGACCTTATTAAGCGATCAGGAATAAGGCGAGTTATCTACACTACAGAATGCGGTATTGTTCAAGAAAAAGTAGTGTAATTTCAAATAGTTTTTAAACGGTAGGCATTTTGATTTCATAACAGCGGCTAGCTCTCGCATCTACCCTTTAGTTATACCTCAAACAAGTCAGGGGTTTTAATAATGATATCCATCCTGGCAACCACACCTTCTACACTGTTATCATAGTCTTTCCACTCATTACTAAATAGGAAATTCCAAGTATCATTACCGTCTGCAATATTAAAAAGGCGTTCGGAATATGAAAAAAACATAACTCTGGTATACCGAAAAATCCACCTGGATAAAATTCAACTGGTTCGGGTTCCAATCCCTTAACAAATGGTGCCCAACCAAGGGCGCAACCGATGGTACCGCATATATTTTTAGTAGTAAAACTACAAGATGTGTCTACATCAAGAGTTTTGCTACGAAAATCTCCCATATCAAATTTATCTTGCGTTACATACTTTTCCAAATAGTTGCGTAGCTTTTTAAGATTGGTTACATTAATCACGCACACCTCATAAAATGGCATCAGATATTGATGCATTGTTAAATTATAATCTAAAATGTTTATTAAAGCAAGTGGTTTTTAAAAAGTTAATAAAACACTACAAGCTAGTCACTTGCTTAAGAAACTGAATGTTAAGAGCTTGCTGGTTATTCCCGGCAGCGCTGACATCTTCACCGGCATTTCTGGCAGCATAGGCGGCACTATAGGCGGCATTGTTGGCAGTATGTATGGCATAGTTGGCGGCACCAGAGGCAGCTCGGGCGGAATTATAGGTGGCATAGTGGACAGCGGTGGCGGCATAGGCGACGCAATCGGTGGCATAGCTGACTTGAATAATATCTAAGTGTCTTTTAATCTCCGACTTTTCAATATCGTTCAAGTTATTAAAATCCTTAACTGTTTTAAGAAAATTGATGCAATCTCTAGGGCGTTTATCTTTTGGGTATTTTTTCTCAAAAATATGTAATACGCTTTCAGCACAAAGAACAGACCAAATCACAGCTTGGTTTTGGGTTAAAATCTTTTCTGCAACCCAAGTTTTATCATCATAGTCAAGATTAGTTAAGTCTAGGAAATCATTAAAGCTTCCATCAAAATTAGCGTTATTCTCTAGGAAATGTTCATACCTATCAAAGCAAGGATTTAGGCTTTTCAGTACTTCTTTATTGATCTGCATATGGAGTCCTTTTCAAACACTAGTTACTTGTTTAAGAAACTGAATGTTAAGCTCTTTCTGTTTTTGCTTGGCAGAACGGGCAGCATTAGAGGCATAGAAAGCATCTTCATCGGCAAAGGTGGCTTCGGTGGCATGGAAGGCAGCAAGGGTGGCATAGGAAACAGCTTCAGAAGTACGAACAGCACAGGCGGCCCGGATGGCATAATAGGCAGCATCGGAGGTAGCACGGACTGCATGGGTATTATAGTAGTGAATAGGGGTATTGCTGGCAGTACGGTAGATCGCTTCATGCCTTTCAATCTCCAATACTTGAGCATCGGTCAAACTATTGAAATCCTTAACTGTTTTAAGGTATCGAATACAATTACTAATGTATCTATCATCTGGATACTTTGCTTCAAAAATATGCACAACACTTTCGACACAAAGTATTGACCAGTTAATAGCTTGGTGTTTAGTTAATACATTTTTGGTAACCCAAATTTTATCGGCGTACTCAAGATTAGGTAAGTCCAGGAATTCGATAAAACTACCGTTAAACTCAGCGTGATGCTCTAGATAATTCTCATACCTGCTAGCGCAAGGCTCTAGGCTTCTCAAGAATTCTTTGTTAATTTGCATAAAGTGTCTCCTGTGTTGTTGCTCTTAACCCATTGTTGCATATAGGGCCAGGCTTGTCAACTATAAACTAATCACTTGCTTAAGAAATTGAATGTTGAGTTCTTCTTGATTTTGTTGAGCGGCATTTTTAGTAGAATCGCTGACAGAATAAGTGGTAGGGTTGGCGGCATAGTGGGCGGCACTAGTGGCATAGTTGGCACAGCGGACGGCATTGTATGCGGCATCGGCGATCAAGCGGACGGCAGCACAGACAGCATAGAGGGCATTGGCGGCATAGACGGCATAGAGGGCATAATAGTTGGCACGGACAGCGGAGCGGGAAGCTCGGGCGGTACAACAGTCTCCAATAATATCCCTGTGCTTTTCAATCTCCTCTCTTTCAGTATCAGTCAAGTTATCAAAATCATTAATAGTCTTGAGGAAATTGATGCAATTGTTAAGAATCTTGTCGTCTGTATTCTTAGCTTCAAACATATGAACTACACTTTCAGCACAAAGAGTTGCCCAGCTAACGGCTTGATTTTGGGTTAACACCTTTTCTGCAACCCAAACTTTATCAGAGTAAGCAAGATTAGGTAAGTCTAGGAATTCACTAAGGCTTCCATCAAAGCTAGCATTGTGTTTTAGAAAATGCTTATATCTATCAGCACAA